GTTAAAAAAGAAAAAATAGCTAATATCTGGAAAGAGAAAGCTAAAGTACATATAGATTTAGGATGTGGAGAAAACAAGCACCCAGGTGCTATTGGTGTAGACTTCCGTGAAATGCGAGGAGTAGACGTCGTACAAAACCTTACTCAGTTCCCTTGGAGGAATATTCCTACAGAGGTAGCTGATGTGGTAATGTCATCTCACTTGATTGAACATATTAACCCAGATTCACCAGATCCACGACTTGCAGGTCTTCTAGATTTGCTCCAGGAGAAGGGAATAGTATCAGAGAAGGAAGTAGATACATATGTAGGTGATTATCGCTTCCTAGGTGGCTTTATTCGCTTCATGGACGAAGTATGGAGAACATTGAAGCCGGGAGGTCAATTTATCTCTACATTCCCGTATGCAGGCAGTCAGGGGTACTGGCAGGACCCAACCCATGTCAACCCTGTAAATCACGTCACACTGGCCTATTTTGACCCTCTAGCGAAGGATAGCAACGAGAACTATTATAACCTTTACACTATCTACCGACCTAAGCCTTGGAAGCTAGTCCGTTGTTTCTATGATACGAATGGTTTTGTTGAAGTAGCTATGGAGAAGAGAAAGATTGATCCTAGTTATAAGACACTTGATGATGGTCTTAAAGATACAACACTAACTAAAAAGAAATAATATGAAAGACACAGCACCTAAGGCTCCTAAGGCAAAAAAAGCAGCAGCTAAGAAGAAAAAAGAGATCTCACCAGCATTTATGAAGTCAATGCCTAGTTTGGCTAATAATCCAGGTAGATGGACAAACCGATTGGTTATTTCTACTCCAACCCTTGGAACAGTGCGAATGGAGTGGGTACAAGGCCGTTTTGGACAGACAATCCCGACAAACTTCAGCTTGGTAGATGTGCATCAGTTTATGAGCACATATGCACCAATTGGATATCAGTTGGCTGATGCAGAGAATCTAACAGCAAAAGTAGTGGTAGAAGGAGATTTTGATTGGTTTCTCTCATGGGAAGATGACAATATTCCACCGCTAGACGCCCTAGTGAAGATAAACGAGTACATGATTAAGAATGATACACCAATCGTTTCAGGGCTATATTTCACAAAATCAGTGCCACCAGAGCCTATTCTGTATCGAGGGCATGGAACTGGTTATTACGCTGACTGGAAGCTCGGGCAGAAAGTATGGGTAGATGGAGTTCCTTTCGGTTTCAATTTGATCCATGGAAGCATTATTAAGGCTCTATGGAATGAGTCTCCAGAATACGTAGTGAATGGTACAGTTACCCGTCGTGTCTTTGAAGCTCCATCTGAGAGCTACATTGACCCAGAAACAGGTGGCTGGATGAATTCATCTGGAACCTCTGACCTAGCATGGTGCAAGCGCCTTATTAAGGATAAGATATTTGAAAAAGCAGGATGGCCTGAGTTCCAGAAAAAGGAGTTCCCATTCTTGGTCGACACCAATATATTTGTGAAGCACATTGATAGAAACACAGGTATTATTTACCCAACACAGCTTCCTAAAGCTTTCATGGAAGGTAAAATCACCTGGCAGGAGGCATTACGTATATTAACAGCTTAATAATAAACACGCATATGGAATCAGCAACAAACCCAGTAGACGAGAAGAAGTTCTTTGTAGACGGTGTAGAAGTAACAAGAGAAGAGGCTGAGTCAGCTTCAGGAACAACTCTAGATCCTACAGCAGGAATGGAAACCCATACTATCACTCAAGAAGATATTGATGCCAACCCAGGCATCGAAGAGGATGTAGCAGTAGGTGACGAAGTATTCCTTCCATCACCAGAGTCAGTAGAAGAGTTTGGTAGCCTAGAAGAAGCAATTGATGCAGCTCCAGAGTCATCTAACTGAAGAAGTAAATTGAAAAACCTAATAAAATAGCGTATTTCAAACAAAAAACACTCCAAATAGGGGTGTTTTTTGTTTTGTTTTTAAATGGAAATCTTAAAGGACTTTGATATGCTTGGTTCAGATTAGTCTAAAAAAACTATATATATGGCAGACGCACATAAGAATTTCGCTATCAGTTTGGTAGCAACAGCTCCTTCTCCAGCGACCACTGGTACCTCCTTGGTAGTGACTGGCGGAGAGGGCACTAAATTCCCAGCAGTACCATTTAATGCCGTAATTTGGCCTACTGCTACACTACCGACTTCAGCTAATGCTGAGATAGTCAGGGTAACTAATATCTCTACAGATACTCTTACGATTACTCGTGAACAGGAAAGCACTACAGCCAGAACAGTAATAGTCGGTGATCAGATAGCAGCCAGCATTACAGCTAAAACTCTTGAAGATGTAGAAGCAGGGTCAAAAATTACTGAATTAACAGAAGATACAGCATTAGTAGAAACTGACTTAACGATAGTAGTAGAAGATCCAGGGGGGACACCAGTGACAAAGAAGGTGACTCTCCTTACTCTCGATGAAGAAGGTTTCGGCCGAGATATGGCAATTTCACAAGCTAAGTATTTAAAATAACTTTATGGCAGCAAATAAATCACCAATTTTTACCCTCACTCCAAAAGTCAGTGTAGCGGTAATAACAACAACCTATGCTCAAGTAAAATCAGATGGTACATCAGCTGGATCAGCTAATGATCGTATGGTTCTTGCCTTCACAGCAGGTTCAAACGGTAGCTTTGTAGATACGGTACGTTTTACCTGTGTAGCAAACACAGCAGCTACTTCTTCAGTAGCAACAACACTACGTGTTTATTTGTCATCTGTAGCAGCACCAGAAGCTGGAGCTACTACTCAGGCGAACACTCACTGTATCGGTGAAATATCAGTCCCTATTGTTGTTTCTTCTCATTCAACAAACGCTACTAACTTCTACGAAATTCCGATTGGGAAAGCTATTCCTTCAGGTCAGTATATTCATGTATCACAACATGTGGCTCAAACAACTAACCAGGTTTGGAAGGCGATTGTATTCGGAGGTGATTACTAAAAGATAATACTATGCAAGATGTATTTCACACACCAAGTGGTTCGGTAGGTGAGACTAAAGTCTTTTTTCCACTAGGAGGAACTACTGCCCAAGGGGTACAAAGATGGTATAAGCCAAAGGGATGTACGATGATTAACTTTGTCGCTATTTCCGGTGGCGGAGGTGGTGGTGCTGGTTTCACTCGTACCGCTGGTACAGCAGGTGGTGGGGGTGGGTCTGGTGCTTCATCTGGTATCGCTCGTTTTCTTGTTCCCGCTATCTTTGTTCCTGATGTCCTTTATATCTATGTTGGAAACGGAGGAAAGGGGGGTGTCCCTGGTGTTTCCTCTGGGAACGGAGGTGCTGGAGTAAACTCATACATAAGCACTTGTCCGCCTCTAACTGCAGGAACAATGGCTCCTCTACCTAACATATGGCTTCTTTCAGGTGTAAACGTACCTGGAGCAGGTGGTGGTGGTGCTGTCGGTGCTGCAGGTGCTGCAGGAACAGTACCAACTATTGCTACTATTCAGCCTCATCATCTATATGGGAACTGGGTTGCTACTGTTGGCCTGGTTGGAGTTGCTGGAGGGGCGCACACTGGTGGAAACGGTACGGCTGTAACAGCTTGGGCAGCTAATATGTTTTCTCCTGGTGGAGGGGGCGGAGGTATCGCTACTACAACTGATACTACAGGTGGTCCTGTCACATTGACTGCCAGATATTCTGTTACAGGCAAAATTGAAATGGCCACTACAGCTATCCGAGCTGGTGTCGCTAACGGAGGTCACGGAAATGCTGGACTTAAATCATTTGCTCCATTCTTAAACTGTGGGGGTTCTGGTGGTGGTACTGACGACAACGGTCAAGGAGGACATGGAGGAAATGGTGGTTATGGATGTGGTGGTGGAGGTGGAGGAGCTGGACAGACAGGTGGAAACGGTGGAAACGGTGGAGATGGATTAGTAATCATCAGCTGTTTTTAAAAAATACATTAAGTATAGTTATGGGCGTAGGAATACAAAACGTATACAGTCAAATAGGTAGCACCGATCAAACAATGTCCGTAACTGTTTCTTCTGGTGCTACCATGCTTGTTGTATGCGTTGGTATTCATCAAGGGACGGTTGTTGACGTACAAGCCAATAGCGTTTCATTGACTAGGTCTGGCGCTGTTTCTGCCACTGCTTTTGATGAGAGAGTAGAGATTTGGTATCAGTATAACCCTACAGTTGGGACATATGATGTCTTTTTTGACGGAACTGGTGGAAGTGGAAGAGCTGTAGTCGCATACGTCCTTACCGAGACAAGAATAAGTGGGCAACCATCAGTTTTTGCTATAGCAAATGGATCTGGATCAACGGCATCGGTATCTATTACACCTACATCTAACAATAACCTAATAATAGATTCTCACTATTCTGAAGACATATTCACTACAGTAGGGGCGAATCAGACATCAAGAGCTAATCTTCAAGGAAGTAACTCATATGATGACTTTGCAACATCAACAACATTACAAACTACTGCTGGAGCAGAGGTGATGAGTTGGTCTATAAATACGGGTCAAAGATGGGCTTCTGCCGCTATCTCTATAGAGCCTGCTTTTCCTACGACATCTATAAAACTAGAGACTGGAACGTTTTTAAAACTAGAGACGGGTAATCGAATAGGTATAGAATAATGTTTGGATTATTTCCTTTTGGGCGGGGATATTTCGCCCAGTCAACGGAATTATACGCAACTGGTACTGACCTATCGGTCAGTGTTTTTGAATCTGTCTCTATAACTGAAAATGTATCTGTATTTATACCGACATTAACTGTATCGGTTTTTGATGCTGTAACGGTAGTAGAAAACACATCATTAAGTATTGACACTCAGATATCTGTAAATGATGCTGTAACGGTAACTGAATCAGTGTCTTTGAACATTTCTCTCAATGTCTCTGTTTTTGATACCGTAACGGTTACTGAGTTTGTATTGCTTAGTTACAGCCTCCCTACACCAATAGTAGATACTGTAACAGTTACAGAGAATGTATCTTTCAACATAAACACCAATCTATCTGTATTTGATGCTATTACTGTAAGTGAAGATATAGTTCTTTCTTACTCTTTGCCTACACCAATTTTTGATTCGATAAGCGTATCAGAAAGCGTTTCTTTAAGCATCTCACTGCCAGTGAGCGTAAATGATACGGCAACCGTTTCAGAAGATATATCTCTAAGTATTCCACTTCCTGTATCTGTTAACAATACTGTAACTGTTTCTGAAGATGTAGTGCTATCACTAATCTCTGGAGGAGTTACACTTAGTGTTTTTGATTCTGTGACAGTAACAGAAGAGCTTCAGATAAGCTATTCTTTGCCTACACCAATAGTTGATACTGTCTCTATTAGTGAAAATGTATCTTTTACTATAAACACTGATTTGTTAGTGTTTGATTCTGTATCTGTATTAGAAAACATTTCTTTAAGCATCCCATTACCAGTTAGCGTTAATGATTCTGTATCTGTTATTGACTCTCCAGATCTATTAATACCTGTACTGTTTATAGATGTTTTTGAATCTGTAGCTGTCAACGATACCCCACAGATGGGTAATACATTGTCTGCTTTCGCATCAGACCTGGTGACAATAACAGAAGATATATCTCTTCACATACCAGTGCTATATCTATCAGTCTTTGATTCAGTATCAGTAGCTGAAAGTACTAACATAAGCACTAGTGATACCCAGATCATTGTATTTGATACTGTTTCTGTTACAGAAAGTGTTTCTCTTACTATTACGACTCTGTTCCTATCAGTGTTTGACGCTATAACAGCTACAGAAGACACTTCACTAAGCATATCTGTCTTATACTTTGAGGTTTCAGACACAATAACGGTGGCAGAGGATGTCTCTATAAGCCGTGTTACTCAGGCTGGAGCAAGCGTATCTGAATCGGTATCCGTTTCAGAAAGTACAGAAATAATAATAATATCAGAAATAAGTGTATCTGATGATATTGCTATTACTGAAAGCATTAGCATAGATTTGCTGTTTAATGTGTCTGTATTTGACAGTGTAGTGGTTACACCAGTATTTACTTCAGTATCGAATAAGTATGGGTATAACATGCCAAAAAGCCGTCCAATTGGGGACATTTTCAGAAGTCAAATGTTTGGAGATATAGATCAATTCCAGCTCTAACTCCTGAGGACTTTGATATGCTTCCTCTAGATATATTACATTTTTCACACTAAAATATGGCAGTCGTATTAAGCCGAGCTACTGGAAACTGGACAACAGCGGGCACTTGGGAAACCATAGATGCTACGTCTTTTGTGAACAGTGAAGCAGCTACTGGCGTAGTTACAACAACATATACCGCCTCAGCAGGAGCCACAACTGGTGCTATTACAGCCACTGGTATAGGCCTTAAATTGTCTGTAAGAACAGGTACAACAGGTACATTAAGCACCCATTTGGCTGTTGCTGGTGTAGAAGTCACCGGTACGCTTGTCACAATAGATACCGCTGACCTACCAGTTGCTGCTACCGCTGACCTAAACGGTGGGTGGATATTCTTCAAGTTTTCTTCACCTGTAGCTTTATCTGCTGCTACATCATATACAGTTGAGGTAAAAACATCTTCTTCTAGCCAGGTTTCTCTTTTTAGTAGTTCAGGTACAACATGGTCACACTTTATTAGCACTAATGCGAGTTCCGCCCCAGTAGCTGGAGACGATATTATCATTGCTGGAGAGCACACCGGCCAAGGGACATCAAACTCATTTACCGTAACGATGGATAATACTGCTACTACTGACTTTGGATCTGCTCCGACAGCAGCAAACTCGCTTATCCAACCTGGGATTGCCATCTGTAATAAAGGAACACTCAGCATAGGCACTACAGCAGCTACTGCATACCTGTTAAAGGTATCTAACTCTATTATTGGATACTCTGGTGGAACGTGGAATGAAGGAACAACTGGAACACCGATGCCACGTGACTCAAGTTTTGCATTGACTTTTGACTGTGGAGCAAACGTAGATTATGGCTTTACCATGCGTAATCTCTTTACTTGCAACCGTCAGGGACTTTCTAGAACATCAGGAAAACTTATAGACAGGTGCAAACTCAATACTGATGAGGCAGCTGCTCAGACGACACTTGGTGTAGACACAGACACTGGATGGCTATCTGGCGATGTTATTGGTATTTCTTCTACCTCTCAGACGAACACTCAGGCTGAGCAGAGAACTCTTAATGCTAATGCCAATGCTTCAGATATGACAGTGAGTGTTGGTCTTACAAACGCCCATTCTGGGACATCTCCTACTCAGGCAGAAGTTATTCTGTTGACTAGAAACATTCTTTGGCAAGGAGCTAGCGCCTCATTGCAGGCGTATGTAGATATAAAAGCTACAGCAGTTGTTGACTGCGATTGGGCGGAGTTCAAATGGCTTGGTTCAGCCACCGCTAACAAGCGTGGTATAGATGTAGCTACTACTACAGGAAGCATTTCTTTTGAATATTGTTCTCTTCACGATTTTTCAGTGACAAACTCACGTGGTTTTAACGTTTCTTCTGCATCAGGGACTGGTATTACCTATTCAAATAATGTTAGTTATAACATAAACACATTCCACTTGGGAACCTCAATCACCACTGGTACTCAGACTTACAACAATAATATATTCATGTTGAATACCTCTTCTCACTTATGTTCTCTTGCTGAAGTTGGGGCTATTACTTTTACAAATAATACAGCTTGTAGTGGTGCAGGTAACGGAATATTGCTTAACGAAGCCAATTCTGATGCTTTTGGTGGTACATATACAGGAAATATTGCACACTCTAATGCATCAGCTGGATTAAACATTGCTGGAGCAACTTCTAACGTTACAATGGGGACACTAACTGTATGGAGAAATGCCTCAATTGGTGCTTTGTTTCAGGCATCTGTTTCAAACATAAATATAGATACGCTTACACTGTTTGGTAATGGAACCGCTAATATCAGTTTCGCAACAAGCGGTACATCGCTTGTTACTGGAAACTTTATAAACGTTACTAGTAGCGGTGACTCTTCCTTTGCAACAACAAACGGTATCCTTATTAGTAGTGCTGTACAAAATAACGTCAGCGGTCTAAATATTGTTAATGGAGACTTTTCAACTGTAACTGGTATTAAAACAGCTCACACAAACGATATAAATGTATCTGGAGTATGTACTGTTCAAATGATACTGAAAAATACAAAACTTGCTGCAGCCACAGAAATAGCCGGACAGACAAAACTGACTACATCAAGTTTTATTGGTTCACAACGTCATGATCAAACAGATGGATTGCATAAGACTGTAAAAAGAGCAGGAACAATTACTATTGAAACTGGAACTGTCCATACAGGGTCTCAGTCTATGAAACTCACACCAGCTAGTGCTTCTATAAAGCTTGAAACAAACACATTTGAAGTAGCAGTAGCCGATGGTGCATCAATCACCCCTACTGTTTATGTCTACGAAGATGGATCTTATAACGGTGCTAGGGCTCGCTTGATAGTGAAAAGAAACGACGCACTGGGTATTACAGCAGACACCGTTCTAGATACAGCTACGGCTGCTTCTGATGGTGCATGGGAGGCTCTTACTGGCACCACTGCAACTGTCACGGATGATGGTGTATTAGAGTTCATAGTTGATTGCGATGGAACAGCAGGAAACCTCTTTGTTGATTCATTTAGCGTCGCATAGTTAATGGCGGCTTCAAATCCTAATGGAGAAATGCAATTTTGGCTTAATGGAGAGCCTTTTAAAGGTGTCCAAAAAGCTGGAAACGATGGAGGAGAAATGCAGTTTTGGATTGATGGAGAACCTTATCACTCTATATACCCAACAGGTGTAACTGGTTTGCAGGTTGACGTATTTGATTCAATTACTGTTACTGAAAGCGTTACTCTTGATATACCAGTGTCCGTATCGGTATCAGACGCCATAACTGTAACAGAAAGTACGACCCTTACAATACCGTCTCTTATTGTTTCTGTATCTGATTCTATTGGAGTAACAGAAGATATAGCATTTAGCATATATCTTCCTGCTTTTGTATTTGAATCGATATCCGTTTCAGAAGATATATCTCTAAGTATTCCACTCCCTGTATCTGTTAATGATTCTATAACGGTATCTGAAGATATCCAGATTAACTACAGCCTTCCTTCGCCTATATTTGATGCCGTTTCTATAACAGAAAGTGTCACAGTAGTCATTCCTACGCTTTATATAAGTGTTTTTGATGGAGTAACAGTGGCGGAAGATATTACTATCAGTGTTACATCTGGCGATCCATTAGTAGATGTTTCAGATGATATCTCTGTTACTGAGTTAGTAACAATAGTAATTCCTTCTCTCAAAATTAGTGTTTCAGACAGTATTGTCGTTTCTGAGGCGAATCAAATAGATTACAGCCTCCCTACACCAGTATTTGATTCTGTGTCAGTTGCAGAAGATATAACATTGGCAGTGCAGTTAGTATTGAGTGTGTCTGAATCGGTTTCTGTGACTGAGAGCATCGTTGTAACTAATTCATCAGGAATATTTGTATTTGATGATATTAGTGTATCTGAAGACTTTTCTAGCATAATTATTACTCAGCCAGTTTTTACTGCTGTTGAGGATATTTCAGTATCAGAAAACATTACCTTTGATATTCTTGTAAGAGCTGATGCATTTGAAACGGTTAGCGTTTCAGAAAATGTACATCTTTCTATTGTTTCTTTTATTTCAGTAGACGATAGTATATCTCTCTCAGAAAGCTATTCTTTTGTAACAAACATATACGGTTACAATGTTCCAGAATATAGGCCAATAGGGACTATAATAAGCCACAATCAGTTAATAGGTGATGCAGATTAAGATATGACTGTAGAATTATTTACCAGTACCGGCACTACAAGTTGGGTTTGCCCCGATGGGGTTTACTTTGTCAAAGCAGAAACATGGGGAGCTGGAGGTAAGGGTGGTGATGGAGGAGGAACACCTAGTGGTGGATCTAACGGTTCTGGTGGTGGTGGTGGTGGGTATTCTGTCGTAAACGCAACCCCCGTAGTACCTGGAAATACTTATACAGTAGTTGTCCCTACAGCTGGTTCTGTTGCTGATGCACGTTTTCACTTTTCAGGAACAAACCTTTCGATGGCAAAAAGTGGAGGTAACGGAGCCGCAGGTTCTGGTGTAGCTGGTGGAACTGGAGGAGCAGCTGGTTCAGGTGTTGGTGATACTAAGTTTTCTGGAGGAGATGGTGCTGGGACAGGTGGTTCTGGAGGACAAAATGGTGGAGGTGGAGGTTGTGCCGGTAAAGACGGGGCTGGAGGTAATGGTACTGACACTGCTGGTCCAGGAGGAGCTGGTGACAACGGTTCTGGTGGAGCCGGAGGAGCTGGTTCTGGTGGAACTGGAGGTTCTAACGTTCTTGGTGGAGGTGGAGGTGGGGGTGGTGCTAACAACGGTGCAGGAGGAAACGCTGGATCTCCTGGAGGTGGAGGTGGAGGTGGAGAAGATTCCGGTGGGGCTGGTGCTCGTGGACAGGTTCAGCTCACATATACAGTTACTTACATACCTAGCGTAAATGACGCTATTACAGTTACCGAAGGAGTAACAGTAGTAGTAAATGATCTTCCTAGTGTTAATAGTACTGTTTCTGTATCTGAGAATTTGAATCTCTCTGTAGCTAGCAATAGTTTAATATTCGATACAGTTTCTGTACTGGAATCTGTTAATTTGTCTATTCCGATCCTTTATATAAGCGTTTTTGACTCTGTTTCTATCACAGAGTCAATATCTGCTAATATAGCAATGTCTATGTTGGTGGTTGAAACGGTTTCCGTAATAGATACACCAACTTTAGATGGGATAACTGTACTTATATCAGTATCTGAATCTGTTAGCATATCTGAAAATATGCTGTTAGTGTTGATACCTTATGCTATCAGTGCCTTATTTGACACGATATCCGTTTCAGAAGACATACAGATAGTGATACCATTTGTCTCAATATCTTGCATAGAAAACATTGTAATAACAGAAAAGTTCTCAAAAACAGTCAATAGGTACGGATATAGTGTAGGAAAGCCTATGGGAGACAGTATTCATATCTATATGTCAGGAGGACTTTGATAATATTCTTTATATCCATAAAAAGGAAAAACCATGCTTACGCTCAGGGCGGATAACCGCGTATTAACAAACGGTTCAAAGTTTTCTTACTTGATAGATAACTATCAGGCAGCTGTTTCAGATGCTGAAGTAGCCAATATTGAACCTTTTTCAGTAGCATCTCCTATTCTCATTGGAGAAATGGGACAAGCCAATACAGAGATATTAAAAGTGCTTTCTATAAGCGGAACCACTATTTCTTTTGGAACTGCCCAGAACGCTGCTACTACAACATTTTACCCTCACTCTGAAAGCACGAGAGTGACTGTTTTGCAGTTTGATCAAATACGTTTTTTCTGGACAGCAGCAACTGGAACCATCGCTGATGAGAACCCAACGTTCAGTGACAGTGATCCTTTAACAGACTGGACAACACTTGACCCTTCTTCTTTTTACAGCACATATTCTGACCCTGATCACTCAACAGGATTTGGTTGGTTCATGTATAGAAATGCTCTTACCGGTGAAACGTCACAAGAGTCAAACCCTATCCCATATGTTGGTTTTAATCTTAATACAGCTCAGCAGGTATTCCTTGATTTCGAAAGTAGCCTTAATACCAATGAACTGAAGCTTATCACAATGAACGATAAGTTTTCATGGCTAAACGAAGGATTGGCCGTAATAAAGAATAAACTGAATCTTACTAACGTAGAGTATACAGTTTCTTCACCTCAGACACTGACAACAGTTTCGGGTCAGTCAGAATATATACTTCCTGATGATTTCTCAGAAATAGTAGAAATAGTAGATGGCTCTGGTTATCCAATAGATTTCACTCCAGTCTCTCAAACAATGACGAGAAATGGCTTGAATCCTACAAGTACAAACTATTATCTACGTGGAAGATACCTTGGGCTAACACCAACTCCAGGAAGCACTGGAACAACATATTCATATACATATAGAGCTAAGGCCAGTAGAGTGACTAGCTTGAGTACATATATTGATCTTCCAGATAATGCTTTCTACAGCATAAAAGACTGGATGATGTATCGAGCATGTCTCAAGTTCAATAATCCATTAGCGACTGCTTATTATCAGTCATTCAAAAACTCAACAGACCTTTATATCCAGGCTGCTGTGAAGAGAAATGCTAACCTAGATACCTGGGATATATCACCACATGCTAACGCATAAAACAAATGGCAAAAGAAGCAGGTACACAACAGAAGCGCCTTTCAATTGCGCACTTTGAAGGAATAAACAGCACTGTTCAGCTGACTATTGCTAAAAAGACAGAGCTGGCTCACGCTGAAAACGTCAGAGCTAATGTTATCGGTGCCTTAGATAAAAGACAGGGACAAGAAGTTGTTGGAACTGATTTCGAGGGAAACTCTTTTTTTACTACCGGGAATTACGGGCTTGTTTACTTTGAAGATGGAGGAACTCTTAGCAAAGGGCTTATTAGAGTTTCTTCTGTAGACGGAGTGAGTGCCAATATCTACTATCTGAATCAGAATGACGAGTGGACATATGTAGATAATGACTACGCATTGGGACTTTCTTTAAGCAATGTTGATTTTGCTAATGTAGATGGAGACCTAGTGATGGTAAACGGATCAGACCCGAATAGAATGCTTACCAGTGCTATTAGTGGAACGACATCAATGGTAACTTCAGCAGTAGCTGGATCACTTTACAATAGCCCAAAGGCCAGAAAAGTGGCTTTTTATAGAAGTAGAATATATTTAGCAGATTATGTTGATTCATTGAATAATCGCTATAAAACTACCATCCTTCGTTCCTCATACCCACTTGGGATTATTGCGCTCATAGACGGTGACTTGACTGCTGCCGTGAGTGGCAACTGGGTTATTCCTGTTACTGACAGCAAGTACTTTTATTTGGCTAGTGGAATGAACTCTTATGAGGTGTATAGGGGTAGCCTTAAAATAGCTACAATAACAATCAGCTCAATGACTGAGACTAGTATTACGGCAGCCTCAGGTAATGTAGCTTTTGAACCTGGATATTCATCATTTCTTTCATCTGATGAAATATGGGTATCTGGAACATATACCGGTGAAAAGCAATATCGTTGGATATCTAATGGAACTACTATAGGTAGGGATGTTAAACAATATGATACCTTCAAGCTCGTTGGTGCTGATGAGAGCGCTATCACTATTCTAGAGCCAGTTGGAAATATCCTTTTGATAGCCAACAGAAACAACATGATGACATGGAATGACTTCACTTTAGAAGGATTCGATATGGGAATAGGATGTTGTTCTGTAAATGGCTATACAAAGCTAAAAGGGTCGCTTTTCTTCATGCATTACTCAGGAATGTACTCTACTAGCGGAAAGACTCCAGAGCTTTTGTCACGAAAAGTCGAGAGATATATTAACGGAGCAACAAGAGCAGGATTAGAGGCATGTGCTATGGGTGCAAAAGGATTAAGTGTCTTTGCTACTATAGGTGATGTAACGCTTTATAATAATGATGGATCTCTGTGGAAGGTTCTTCCTGATGTATGTATAGAATATTCTATTGCTGATGAAAACTTCTATGTTCACACAAATGTAGTTGCTACCAAATTTCAGCGATATATGTCTGACGATTCAGAAAAGCTGACATCAACATCTTTCTCTGTAGCTAGAGATGCTGTACTTGGATCAGAAATGGTTACAAATGGGAGTTTCGTAGGCAGTGCAGATTCATGGGAAGTTGGAACTGGGTGGGAATATGATAATGGACAAGTAGAATATACATCATAATTATGCAAAATATAGACATTAATTTCGTAGCAGATAGTTCAGGAGACGTCCTTGTTTTCAAAGGAAGCGGTGTTTCTGCATCTTTAGCTATTGATAATGTCAGTTTAAAACCAATTACTTCTCAGGAGACTGTAGACAATTATCCTGTAAAAGAGTTCCTCACCGGTAATACCGATGAAGGAGAGCCTATATTCTTTCGAGCTGATACCCAGCAGTTGCTTCTCAGCGAAGAGTTTGAGAACTATTCAAATCCTATTGCGATAGCAACACGTACTCAGAGAGGTTCTCTGATGAAGTGTTTTGTAGCTCTTGATGACGAAGACTTCTATGAACTAGAAGGAACAGTCACAAAGGGCGTATCTATACTAAAAGTCCACTCTAATGACAGAAAAGGCAACCCAAGTCCTCCTATTGCGAGAGAAATACGAGTATCATGGCGTGATTCATCAAAACAGCTTTGTAGATTAAACCAGACTGCTATTGTCTTTATACCAGGCAATATGGACTCTCCTGAATAAAATATATGAATCTTTCAGTATACGAATCAATTGCGGTAACAGAACATTTCATACATGTTTTTCCACCTGCCTTATATCAGACTAGTCTAGGTATTGTTTCAGGCAACACTTATAGGCTTAGTTTTGATGCCGATTTAACCTCTGGTGATTTAACTGTTTATCAAGGTTCGCAGCTCATTTATAGTTCTGCTATAGTATTTCTAGGCGTTGCCAATACTCTTTTTGAAACTATTCACGTTACTGAAAGAGTTACTATAGATAAGAGAACAAGAATAGATTTGTTTGATGCCGTTACCGTTTCAGAATCAGTTACTATGACTGGCACTAAATACATTAGTGTTTCTGATACAGCAACAATTAGTGAAAACTTTGCAAAATCGATAGTCTAAATAGGACGATGATACTATAGAAACAATTATGGAACAAAATTCTCTAGAAAATACTCCAATGATGCCTAATTCCACCCCAATTCAGGATGGTTCTCCTTATTTTATGGGAGATCATGCTTTAGTAAAGTTCTCTGACGGAGGAGATAGTGAAAACTATTGGCTTTTGGATAAAAATGATCATACAATTAGGCCTTTTGAGTCTGAGATGGCTTTAGACGCTGCATTTGGAGATGAACTTGAACAAGCCCTAAGGAGCGCAATGGTAATTTCAACCCCATCTACAGATAAAAGTGGAAATATTATGGAGGGTATTCTAGCTGATTTTTCAATTTTAGGTCCAGAATATGCAATCCATGACGATGGTACAAGCAAGCCTTTACGTTTTAGCTCACACCAACTCAAGAGTCGTTATGGAAAACCTATAGATGAAAAAGCAGAAGACCTCGCAACTGAGGTGACTGATGGGTTTCTATCTCTAATGAAAAAAAACGCAGACCAGACTGGTATACCTGCTAGCTTTATAGATCAGTTGAAAAAAGATAGCCAACTGATGGCTTTTTATATCTCTTCTCTAGCATACGGAAATTATATGATGGAAGATATATATTCAGATATAGCCCGTAGATACCACGATGATGATAGTGAAGATATTATCCACCCGACCATGGTCAGAGATGATATGGCTCAGAATTTCATGCAATAAAAAATATGGCTGTCTCAAAAGAAGAAAGTAAGGCAAATATCAAATACCTGAAAGATCAAGGTGTTACTAGTGACTTTTTAAAAGGCTATGGTAGCAAGATCAATTCAGGTGAGGCCAAGACTATTCTAGAAAAATATAATAAGAGCCGTACTCATGCCATCCCTAATGGTATGCTTCCTGCTAGTATGCAGAATCTTACTGTTTATAATCTTCCAGATGAGGCTTTTAAACAGCTCACACCACAGTTAGTGCCAGGGACACCAGAGTATCAGGCGGCTATGGATAAGCTTAGTACAGCCTATTTTGACGTTATTCAACAGCAAGTAAATGCTAGTACACAGCAAGAACAGGAAGCTGCAAATTATAACTGGCAAAACCTTAAAAAAGCCCTGGAGACAAATCTAAATGTTTCTCTTTCTGATGATGCTTTTCAGGCATGGGACCAGGTTCAAAGCATGAGAAATCAGTATAATCAGCAAGGAATAGAAGGAAGTGGTATTCAGAATGAAGCTATAGACTCATATCTTGCTAAAGCCCGTAGAGCTGATGAGGCTATTCGGACAGAAGGCCAAACAAAGGAGGATGCTTCTATGCAGGATTACTACATGAAGTTTGCTACTCCAGAGCAGATTAAGGCTCTTGTCGCATCTGATCCAGAAAAAGCTAAAGGGTGGGGATTATTGCCTTCAGATGAGATAAGAAACAATATGAGCGTTGCTGCATTAAAAGCAAAATACCCTACAATGTCTGATGCTGATATTCAAAAGAATATTGCTAGTGTTCTAGACGAGAACGGAAACTATCGTAGTAGTCTTTACCAGAAATATATGACTGGTAATAACTTAGGTGCTAATCAGGGTAATGTTGATACAGCCAATATTGTCCGTGACCAATACGGTAACGAAATTGCTATGCCAGTTAAGCCTTCAGATACTGGAGTTCTAGATATTCAAGCCGCTAAAGAACAGTATCAGTCTTTAAATACACCTCTAAAAGCTCAATCAGCTAACTATAGTGCTCTAGTAAAGTTAGGGGCTATTAAGCCTACTTCTGGGGCAGATTCAGGCACTTCTGCCGGAACACAATTCAATCAGATAACACCAGACCCTAGTGTAGGAAGTATTCCTACAGGAACAACATCAAGCCTCACAAATCCAGTTCCTCAAAAAGTTGATAGGGGTGGTTTATCACAAAGAGAATATGATGCAAAATACGGAACTGGAGCATCAAGTGGAGGCTCTTCATCATCTTCGAGCAGTGGCCGAGGAGGTCTATCAAAGAGAGAGTACGCAGCAAAGCAAAAAGGTGGTAGCTTAAATTACAAGACAGGAAAAATAAAACTCCCTGGTAGTCTATAAAAATATGAGAGGGCCTAACCCAAAAGAGGTATTTAAAAAATTAGGTAACTTAACTGTTAATTATGGAGATCCTACTTCAATGGAACAACATCATCAAGGTGTTGACTTTGCAAATGACATGGGTACTCCTATACCTTCAAGTACCGATGGAGTCGTTACTAAAGTAGATGATGGCCACGCACATGGTGAGAATAACTTCGGTAACACTGTAGAAATAAAGGACGCTGATGGCAATACCCACCAGTTTCACCACCTCCAAAACATTGGTGTAAGACCAGGGGAGCAGGTTGGGACTGGGACACAGATAGCAACGATGGGTAATACTGGAGCGACATACAGCCAGAGTGGCCATGGTGATGGAACGCACTTAGATTATAGAATAGTTGATGCGTACGGCAGATATATGAACCCAATGATGTATTTAAATAAAAAATAGATAGTACCCTGTTAATATTGAGGTTATGAGTGATTTTTTCCAGACAACTAAGGGCGAAGTTCTGAAATCAATGATGCGGAGACCAGAAACCGCAAAGTTAATACAAGAGGCCCTAACTTCACCAGTAGGAAGTACTTCTCGTGCAAAAGCGAAGAAGATTTTTAGTATTGTAAATAAGCTGAATATAGCCAATAGTGATGGTGCTGGTGGCCCAGGGATGATGGATTCGTCATATAATATGATGCCGTCAGGAGAATCAGAACCTATACAGATTACTCCAGAAGGATCACGTCCAATAGTAGTATTTAAAAGAATACCTACCCCTCGTATTAAGTATGGAAAAAGACTTCCAGCAGATGGTGGAGGAGGCCCTGGATACCACGATGGAGCAGGAGGAAGTGGTGGAATTGTTGAGTTCTTGAATAGTACTGGACAAGATAGTTCTTATAGCAGTCGAGCAAAATTGGCCGCCCAGAAGGGTATTTCTAACTACTCAGGGACCGCTTCTCAGAACGTAGCGTTGCTTAATGCTATGAAGAGTGGCTCTGCACCAAAACCAGCAACACCAGCTGCTCCAACAGGTTATCAGCCAGTTGATATACAGGGTCTTTTTAAAGGACTTCCGACACAGAATACAGCCGCCGGTGTTAGTCCACAGGGTCCGCTTATTCCTGTTATGAACCAGCCGATGACTATTGCTCAGACACGTCAACCGGCTCAAATTACTACACCTACACTCTTGAAGCCACTTCCAGCGCCACAAGCTAGCAAGATTATCCCTGGTCTGAGTGTCACAAAAAACGTACCGACATACGAATCGCTATTTCCAAAAAATAATTCAGGTGTGGGTCTTATCACAAGAGGAAATCCAGGAGGAGCTACGGGGACTTTTTCAGTTGCCCAATCTAATCCAGCTCCAAAACCAGCTGCTCCAATAAACCTAAATCAACCAACTCCAGAATCAGTCCCAGATCCATCAAATCCATCTCAGCAACAGGGAGGAGAACTTCCAGCACAAGATATTGCACTTCAGCAACAAAACCAGGCTAATAACCTATTTGCAGCTGCAAAATCATTAAAAGATGTTCCAATTGGAGCTTTAGGAGGACAATGCGGAGCCTTTGTTAATGATTACCTAGGAGTAGGTGTATTTGGAGATTCTTACGAACAAAAAGTAAGTCAGATAAATTCAAATGTTCCAGCAGTCGGTTCTATTGCTGTTATTCCTACAAATGACCCATATGGTCACGTTGCTATTGTAGAATCTATTAACCCAGACGGGTCAATAACAGTTGTTGATAGTAACTGGGGCAAAGACGAAAAGGTTAACAGACATACTATCGGGCAGGGTCAAGTAGCTGGATATTATTCACCATCTGGTTCACCGGCTGGATACTCAGGCATTGCTGCAGCAGCTCAGGCAGCTGTTAATGCCAACACGGGTGCTGGAATGTTTGCCATGAATCAGATAATGGACCCAAATAACCCTCTAACAAAGGGTAAATCAATGACGCAAGCAATGGTTGAAAATCAGAAAAGTCTATGGGATAAATATGATGTTGGGGATCTACAGAAAGAAGAGTCTAGACTTCGTGAAGAAGGCGCTATGCTCCCAACAAATGTTACTGCCTATATAAAGGCACGTGACCAGTATTTGAATCAGACAGATAAGGAAATTGATAGATTCATTGAAGAATCAATGGATAATACTGATATGTCAGATCCAGCAAATGCCTCTAAAGCAAATGCTCAGTTGAATTACCTATATACATTGAGAGGACGTCAGAATCAGACCTACATCGGATATTTGAATGATGCTGTTACTCAACACGCTACAGGACTTGATCATGTATCAAACCTTTACCAGACAGCGCTTACCTCATACGAAAATGACCTCAAAGGACAAAATGCTATTACTGAAGAGCAGTATAAGATGTACTCAGCAGCTTTGGCAGATATGTATACAGCTGTAGAGCAAGCCCCTCTAAAAGCTCTGCAGAAGCAGGCTATGGAACAAGAAATGATTGATGCTCACACTAAGGTTGTGACAGATAATGCAAAAGCCTTAGCTCAGGGTGGATATATTGAGCAATACCAGAAGTTGAAAGGTCATGTAGTAGATAATAACAACATGGTAATGCCAGGTACAAACTTGGTTGATACTATTCAAAAGTTTGCTGTTCTTGACCCATCTATTTCACCAGCTAATATCATCCAAGCATACACGGCTGGCGTTTCAAATTACCTAAGCGCCCCTATTACACCAGGTACAGACGCAAATCCAGGAATTACATTTGAAGGAAAGAAGAAAATAGCTGAAGAGGCTATTAGACAGTTTGCTAACCTATCTCTAACTGGAGCAAATAACCCTAATACAGTAATGCTCGGACAGTCTTCAGCAAGTGAAATCGCTGATAGATTAGCTGAACAAGTAGGCTCAAATATCTCTAGCAAGTCACCTCAGATTATTGAAGCTGTACAGACACTGGCACCAAGAGGCTGGTTTGGTGGACCAAAAGCTGCTCCATCTGAACAGGAGTTCTTGAAGACAGTAGCGACTAAGACTGATAACTCGCTAGACGAATCAATCGCTAGAGCTATCTATGCTGTGTATCTAAGATATATTCAAGATGAAGGAAATACTCCAGACTCACCTACAAATGCAGTTCATGCTCTTCTTTACCCAACTAGTTCTACATCAGATAGAGCTAATCCAGTAGCATTTACACCAGATCAATTTGCTAGAAATATAGGATCTATGTACGCATCTAACATTCTCAGCCAATCATTTAGATAGAATATGGCAAACATTGCAAACAATGACCAATATCAGAGCACTGGGCCTGTAATGCCAAAAAGTAGCTACAGATATACCCCAAGCACTACTTACCAAAATCTAGCTCAACTAAGATCTAGTGGTGCTTCACCGTTTGCGCCAGCAGCACCAGCTATCCCAGGTACACCTCAATATGGAATTGCAAAAAATGCTGGAATATCACAATATGGAAGACTTCTGAATGATGGAATGGGTGTAGAGACTGGACAGTCATTTTTACCACCAGAAGATACCAGTTTTAAGAATGTTATCCAGATTCCATCTGATTACGGTGAGTTTATGCCACCTATGTCTATTAATAATGGAGAAGAGAAACTTTCATGGGGAACTCCAAACAAGCCTGTTATTCGTAACATATCAGGAGACGCTAATGGACAGTTTGTGCAAGATTTAACTGATCCAAAGAAGCTAGTAAAGACAATACGTGGCAACAACAGCATAGCAGACCAGGCTATAAAGAATGGACGTCCTGGATTCATGTACCAGATTGATCACATTATGCCTCTTTCTTTAGGAGGCGCTGATACTCTTGCAAACCGACAGCTTTTGACTTATGACCAAAACGATAAGAAGACAAGAGCCCAGGCTATTCCATACACACTTTATGCTCATGGAGATATTTCTCTTGCAGATGCTAGAGCAATGGCTATGCAGTGGAAAAACAGAGACCTTACAGATATTCCACAGCCAAATGAAATAGGGCTTGTTTCTGATATGGAAGGTAAATCAGGAATTGAAATTGCTCGTGAAGCAAGAGATAGATGGTCAAAGCCTAAGCCAGTTGGTTTTAAGGATGTTATGGCTGAGATTCCTAATGCTACAAAGAATCTTGGAGAAGGGTTCCTACCTGATACGGTTCGTGAATTTATCAAAGGATTTGGTTCTGCTGCAACGCTCGGATTTCTTCCATACGAACAAGACGATAATGAAGGTAAAGCAGCATGGCTTACAGGAAAGATTGGACAAGTTGCTGGTACAGCAGCCTCATTCATGCTTGGATATGGTCTTGTAAATAGTGCTCTAAGAGGGGTAGGGATGGCTAAAGGAGCTTTAACAGCATATAAAGGTCTATCTTCTACAAAAGCTCTAGCTAATGGTTTTAAAGCAGCAGAAGGAGTCGCCTCACTAACAGAAGGAGCTGGAGTAGCAGCTGAAGGAGCGCTTAATATTGCTCCAAAAGCAACTACCTTTAAATCTCTTAATAGTGCACCTAGTTATCTTAGAAACTTACTTACACCAGAATCTGCTATAAGAGCTGGGAAGTTCGGACTAGGTAACGTAGCTTTTGGACAAGCTAGCCAGTTTGTAGCTAACAAGTTCAACCCAGGTACCCTCAGTGGAACACAGATGGAAACAGACCAGGAGAGTGTTATCGGAAACATGTTTAAAGACCTCGCTCTTGGAGCAACTGGAGGTATTCTCCCATCAACACTAAAAGGAACGGCTGGAGCAGTAATGATGCCATTGACACTTACTTACCTAGCTAATCCAGATGATCCATTGGATGCCATTACAAATGGTGTTATTTTCGGAGCTCTACATGGTGCTAGTTCATATAAAGCACCTGGTTTTAATGATGTAAAAGCTCTAGGTGGAAAGAAATACGAAGCTCCAAGCATTAAGGCCTTTGAAGAGGCTGTTAATAATGCATCTTATGCTTCACTCAGCCATTATGCTCCAGAATTGCTTCCTGCTGTAAAGCCAGGGGCTGCTCTACCAGCATCTGCTCATTCACCAGAACTTATTCAGAAGGCTAAAGAAACTGCTATAGAAAATGTTTGGAAAAGGTTCTTCTTTGGTAAAACAACTCCAGAATTCGCTCAGCAAAAGACTTTAGGTGATTTTAAGAGCTTCTCAAGTAACCTTGAGTCAGGTATCGAATCAGCTCAAGTCCCTGAACTAAAAGGTCTAGAGCGTCTTTCAATGTCTGCTCGTCGTTCACGAAGTAGACTGCTAAAAGAAAAGGATGCTGAATTAGAAACACAATTCGGTAAAGGCTTTACTGAGAGAAAGAATCCGACTGAGGTCGAGTTTGATGGGGATGGCATGGATCTTCAGACAGCCTTAAATGAGATAAAAAGAATTACAGTAGCTTCTCGTCAGCTTTATAAGGGAGGATTATCAAAAGAGCTGCGCAATAAGGCTGATATGGATGACTTGTTATCTTTTAGCAAGAGCAATATACAGGGACGCTTCAATGAACAAGAAAGATTCATGAATCCACCTATTGCTAAGCAGGCTGTTGACTCTATTGATGAGTCATTCATGAAGAACTCCTTCAATAATGATGGCACACCAGCATCAGGAAAATATCCGAATGGAGATATAGCCCTTACTGGAGCCGCTTTGAAGATAAACAAGGAAAATGCTAAGTATTTCTTTGATCAACGTGCTGCTGGAAATGCTTCTCCAAACATCCTATTGGTTGACCGTACAGATACTGCTCCCCTTTGGAGCATGAAAAACAAGCTCATAGAGCAAAAAGACATTGAACTTGGCAACTACGCACCGGATCCTAATCCTGAAAACGCTCTTCAGGCATTTGGTGTTGTCAAAAACCCTACTACAGGAGCAAAAGAACTAGTCCCACTTGGATGGGTAGCTAGTGATTTCCGTCTTAATCTTGCTACAGGTAAAGGACATACAGCCTTTAACCAGCATGAATTAGTAAAACAATACAAAGAAACAGGCGGAAAGAAAGGTATGCGTCCAATTGATCTTCACAAAGATCAGCTTGCTACTGCTATGAAAAAGGATGATATTAGCGTTTTGGTGGCAAACCTTGACCCTAGAGCCACAATGGAGACATTAGAAAGCAAGAATCCTTTTATTCCTTTGAATGTCAAAGACTCAAACTGGGAGTATAGCAAGAACTTAGGAGACAGAATGAGAAATCAAGGAGAAAAAAGCCCCATTTCTATGCATATTGCTAAGGTTAATAGTGCTATGGGTGCTAAACAAAAGTCTGAGGCAATTGCTCAGATGAGAAAGAATGTTGTTCATCCAGCATCTGAATATATACCAAAGGTTGTTGTAAAAGAAACACCGAAGACAGAAAAGATTGCTGTACCTCAACAGACAACAAGATCATTGGTTAAGGATATTGAAGATGTTATTGATACTTCTAGTCCAGAGACCCTGAAACAAGGATTCCTTGAAAAGTTTGGAATTGTCCTTCAGGATTCTCAGGCTCAGGCTATATTCAAGCAGAAGGATAATCTAACCATGCGAGACGGTCTAAATATCCTAGTAGAAGCTGTAAATAGCGGTGAAGCCAGTCTTGCTACAAAGCTAAAACTTCAATTCACTAAGACATACCTCGAAAGTGGAGCATTACAGGCTCAAGGAGCTGGAAATGCTGTTTTAGACATGCCTTTGGTTAGCAAGCTGAAGAAATCACCTGTAAGTGGTGTAGAAGAGCATATTATGCCTCAGGAGGCAGTTTTACCAGTTAAAAGTACATCTGATAACACTTTGCCGTTTGAGAGCCCTACAGCTCAAAAAACAGCTGAAATCAGTGCTCCTCAGGCAGTTCAGGAGAAAGTGATGGAAACTATTACTCCTCCAGTTGTTGATCCCCTTACAGAAAGAATTACAGCTACTGCAGAGGTTGAGCTCCCCTCACTCAAAAAGAATAGTAATACAAAGGCTCAGAGAGTTGTTTCTTCTAAAGAATTGGACGAAATATCAAGATTAACTGATAGTTTCATCCCAGAAGCTGTTTCTGCTATTGAAAATGCGAAGGGTGGATATATGCAAGATAACGTCAAATCTCACAAAATGGCTATCCAAGATGTAGAGAAGATGGTTCAGTTCGATCTTGCAGCAAAAGGTGTCCCTGGTAACATCATCAAAGATGTAAAAGAGAATGTTATAAGAGAAATGGAAAAGCGTTCTTCAGAGATGCTTGGAGTTGGCTTAAAAGCTAATGATGCTCCTATAGAAATGCCTGCTGTTAAGTCAAATAGCTTTTACCGTAGCATTGAAGAAGGTCTTAAAGACAAAGAAAATCTCCCAGCTTTTTACAATGCCAAGACTATGGATGAAGTATTCACCCACATGTTTGGACCTAAATACAAGAATAACCCTACTCTTGCTAAATTTACCTCTACTATTCATCCATGGGGGGATGATTTCTGGAACAATTACTTTGCCAGTGAGGTTAATGCTGCTGGACGTGAAATAAAGCAGAATAAGAATATTGTTAATGCTCGTTCTGCTGGAGATAGAGATGCAGAAATGAAGGCTTACGGCGAAAGAAGACAGCAATTGAAAGATAATCCTACCGAAGAAGGTGGAGGAATGACTGATAGTGAAAAAGCAGCATTGGGACTGGAAACACCAGAACTTGCAAATGGAATGCGAGTAACCCCATGGTACCAAGAAGACAACATGATCGGAAACCTTACTCAGGGAGAAAATCTTCTAGCTGGTGTTGCATCAGATCTTCCAATGACTGGAGCTGCTTCAGTACGTGATATCAAGCGTTTGTTTATTGGAGCTGGAAAAGAAAATCCAGGTCTATTGCAATACATGAACAAGAGATTAACTGAAAATAACCCGAAGGCTAAGAAGCTTTCTATTCCTTTCAGTATATTCGAGAAGCTTGAAAAAGAAGCTATGGTAGCTGATGTTAAGTCTGCTTTGCAGAAGAGCAAGGAGATGCAAGCTGTTGAAGAAGCAAAGGTAGTTCTTCCTGAATTAAAGGCTAAAATAGAGAGACTACAGCAAGAAATCGACAATCCAGATCCAGAGAACCCAGCCCCATCATGGCAAACACCAGAAATGATTCAGGGTAACTTCAAAGATATTCTTGATAAAATTAAGAAATACGATGCTATTCTATCTCAAAGTAAAAACGATGGAGGAGGAGGGCCTGGATATCATGATGGTGCCGGAGGATTTGGAGACTGGTTTAAGCAGAAAGCCTCATCTATTGGCCATTCTATAGGAAATAAAGTCAGTGACACTCTTAGTAGCTTTATTAAGCCAAAGCAAACAGTTTTTGTGAACCAAAACTCGCCAAAACCAGAGGTAAAGACAACTGAATTAACATTTAATAAGCCGAAACCAAAACCACAGGAGCCTAAGCCAGTTCAGCCAAAGGTTGAGAATAAGCCTGCTCCAGTTAAACCTGTAAAAAAGACAGGTCCAAGTACATTACGACTTGAGCCACGCCCAGTGCCTATTAAAGGATATAAAGGACCTAGAGATTACGCTAATATAGCTGATGCTATGGAGCCAGTGGCTAAATCTATCAAGCCAGCTCCAGCTGCTGTTCAGACAACTGGAAATTCTGACATAGAAAGAAACAAGATACTAGTAGCCCAGTCTGGGGCAGACTACTTTGGACAAAATGAGGTTAACGCTCTTCTTGAACTTGTAAACAGAGAATCTTCTTTCCGCCACAATGTAAAAAATCCTAACTCTACAGCTTTCGGTTTATTCCAATTCTTAGATAGTACATGGGGAGGATATGGAGCACAAAAAAGCGACGATCCTAATGTTCAGATCGCCGCTGGTTTGAGATACATTAAAGAGCGCTATGGCTCACCATCAATGGCTTTGAGATTCCATGATGAGAACGGGTGGTATTAAGAAAACACTATCTTTTTTCTGTTTCCTTTCTGAATCTCTAGGATATTCATTAGCTCACACGTTAACACCAGTATAGAATCATTACCTTCTGCCGGATTATGAATCGGTATATGGTATGTTTTGTATTCTGTTATATGAGTCTGTACAAGAGTATTGTTCGGAAAGTTTGACTCGGATTGCAGATATATATCTATTATACTTTGTCTTGATCCAGGCTTTCCTTGATACTGCAAGACTATCTTATTGTGAGTACCGCAGAACGGGCAACACCATCCTGTATACAGGCTTGGATGTGTCATAGGATCAAAATCAAGCTGAGAAATCTCCAGGCAAAATCCGCATTTTTTCTGTGGGAAGCTTGGATTCTGCTTTTTCTTTACCGTAATTGCCTTTGTTCGAATATAATAGTCTCTTTTAAAGCACTTTCGAGAGCAAAAGAATTGGGTTGTTTTGATGGCTTCAAAAACGCTACCGCAAATCTTACATGATCTATCAATCCTCATACTTGATAATCTTAATACGTCTTTAAGGGGTTTTATTTAGAGTTTGCGTATTCTGTCAGAACTCCTTTCTGAAGTGACTTCATACTATTTATAATCTGCTCTAAGTTCTGTACATGGATTCTAGCTATTTCATATGTTGCAGCCTCTGGTGTTGAATCTGCCAACATTTGAGCTTTGGCACTAGACATAGGCTTTCCATTACTATCAAGTCTATTCTGAAAGTCTGACTTAACAGCTGAAAATAGTCTGATAGAGTCGCTGTACCGGATATTGTATCGAATGTAATGTCCAGTCATTCTCATAATAAACTCACCTACTTCTTCACCGCTAACTTCAGTCTTTCTGAAGCTATTCATGAATTGATCGTATTCTTCGATATAATCGTACGTTATTGACTGTGAGCTGTTCATATAATTATTTCATTATTTTTTATCAATCCCTTTGTAAGTCCTTAGAGTTTCTGTAAAGATGTACGATGCAGCCTTTTTTGCATGATCTCTTTGCTCCTTATCTGATAGTATTGCTCCTATAAGATCAATAATCTGTTTCTCGGCGTATCTTATATGTACTGCTACATCTGACTCTCCTACTGTTTGCCGTTTACTCATATAATTTTTTTACATCTTCTTCAGGAATGAGACCTTCCCCAAGACCCTCACAAGACTCTGGTTTAAAATCTTCGTCGTATACTTGACATCCATTTAAATGGCTTATTTCATGCTGAAATACATGAGCCATTCCTCCGGCCATACCCTCAACTTTTGGCTTAGAAATAACAGGATCATCTACGTTTGTAGGCTTCTCTAATGTCTGGTAAATAACAGTAATCTTGTTGTATCTTGGAACATCTTTCTTTATTTCGTTATCTGGGAATGTTAGACAACCCTCTTCTTTCATTACAGTAACTTTGGTGTGATTAAGCACGATAGGGTTAATAATAACCATACCACTAGGGAGAACGAAGAATCTAAGAGGATCTTTATCGTCTATTTGTGAGTGCGCAAGTGCAGCAATCCCTCCATAAAGACCTCTAGGTAATCCACACATAGCTACTAGGTCTTTCCCATCAGCTAGAAGTCTATCTAGGTCTTCTGTTTTAACAAATCGAGACTTGTTATTATGAGGAGCAACGTATCTGGCCATGAGGCGAGTATACTCAGTCATTATCTTCTGTCTCTTTTCTATCTCGTCTTGAGGAAGTTTCTCTTCATTTTGAGTTGCTGAAGTTGGAGTGCCTGGTGGCACATCTTCCATTTTTACGTCTTCAGCAGCAAAGACTTCTAATGTGTTGGGATCTTTTTCCATATATTTTTAGTGTATTTTTTAAGTTGGCTTTTGTCAAGTTATTTTTCTATCCTAGAAATAGCATTATGCTTTTTCACTTTTATTCTCTTTTCAAACAAGTCTTTTACACCTTGAATATGTGAAATGAACATCACTTGATCAAAATCTGTGAGCAATGTTCCAACTACATCCATGAATGACTCTAAAGAATTATCATCAAGCGCTAACACAGCTTCGTCTACAAGTCTAAATCCAATGTTTTTACTACTTAGAGATGCAAGAGCCTCTGATATGGCAAATATTATTCTTACCTTTTCTCCGCCAGAATAAGCCTCAAATGGCATTTCTTCACCGATTTCATTGCAAACTGTAATAAAGAGTCCTTCAATGATACTTTCACCGTCAGCCGACTTTTTCTGAGTGTCTAATCTTATCTGGAAGTCAGAAAGTCTGCTTAGTATAGAGTTAACTTTGTCCTCTAGAGAACTAAGAAGGTAATCAATTACCATAGTTTTTATTCCTTTCTCTCCAAATGCTTCTTTAACAAGACGAACTTTATTGATGTTATCTCCAAGAACTGGCATTCTGTTCTTCTTGATATCATCAATCTTTCCTTTGATATCGTTCATCTCCTCTTCATCCCTTGTAATGGTCTCAATAGTAGCTTTTGCCATTGTAATAGCGTTGCTTGCCTCATTTATTGATGACCGTATTTCATCTATCCTTTTAGAGACTATATCTGACTGTTTTTTATTTGTTTCTAAATCAGACTTTTCTTGCTTTTCTTTCAATTCAGCATACCTAATTTCGTTAGCTGATATATCAGCCTTCAATGAAGGTATCTCTGTAGCAACCTGGTCTATCATTTCTATCTTTTTCCTGATAGAAAGGACGTCCTCTAGTTCTGCCTCTAGCTTTTTTATGAGCTTCTCGGTGTGATCTATGTCGCTTAGAATGGTCTCTATATCAGGTTTAGGAGGAAGACTGGCCTTATCAGCTTCCCAATTAGCGAGAGCCATTGTTTGCTCTAAAAGCGTGGCATTACGAATCTTAATATCTTCTTTAAGACTAGCTATCTTTGGAGCATGGTTCCCAGAATATGGACATGAATTTCCACTAGGACAAGTAGGTTCTTGTTCTAGTACCTTAACTTGATCTAACATGTCACTTATCGCCTTTATGTTAAATTCATCAACACTCGGTTTACGACTCAAGAACTCGTTCCTTTTTGCTTCTATATCAGAAACAAATTTCAAAGAATCCCTTAAATATAGAAGCCTATCTTTTGCTTCTTCTATATTTTTCTCCCTCTCTGGTATAAGCTCAAGCAAAGGCAAAAGAATAGGCTTTTCTTTTATCTTTTCTAGTCTTTCACTTAATTCTTTCCTCAAATAAGCACCTTCACTCTGAATACTGGCTATGTCTCTTTCGATGTACTCTGCTTCTGAAAGAGCAACCAGTAATGATGATCTTTCATCTTCTAGTGACTTTAATTCAGGCTCTAGGCCATCAATATACTTCTGAGAGTTTCTTATTATCTTTTCTTGTTCTACTTTGTCCCCACGACGACTGAATATAGACTTAAAATGCCTATCTAGCTCTCCATACTGTCCAGATAGTAGCATAAGCTCACTTTCTAGTTTTTGAAGCGTCTGACGTGACTTTTCGTAGTATTTCTGGTAGTCATCAGCCTTAACAATCTCTAAAAGAAGCTCTTTCCTTTTTGGTGCTCCCTGAGAGACAAAACTATCTGAGTTCCCCTGAACATAGGCGATACTATTCACAAAAAGTAGATAGCTAGCACCAATAAGGTCTCTTTCTATCCACGCTTGTATTTCACGTACACCAGAAAGGGGGTATGAAAGAAGTGACCCATCAGGCTGTTCAGTAAAGATAGCAATAGTGTGCTTTCCTTTATCAGATACGCTTCTAAAAACAACGATTACTTCATCGTCTTTTTTTAAAGAAAGCTTTACTCTAGCCTCTTTTGCTCCCTTGCGGACTAGTGATCGGTTATCAGCTCTTCCAACACCATAAAGAGCCCATACAATTGCATCAAAGATAGAGCTTTTCCCTGATCCAGAGTTTCCATCTATAAGAATCTTCTCATTATTATCAAATGATATCTCTGTTTCTTTGTGACTTAGAAAGTCATTTATTTGTAGGTGTTTTAGAGTTACCATATTGTAGTCGTATATCTATGTGAAGAAAAATTCGTCCTGTTTGATGATAATCTAGACAACTGACCTGAATTTCCAGGATTTGCTATCCTAACTCCATATGGATAACCGCCGTATGAATGTCCTACTGATCCTCCAGATCCTCCAGATCCAGATGAACCTATTACTGATTCAGATCCTTGTACAAAAAATGCCTGTTTTTTACTATTAAGTATTTTTTTAAAGTATCCGCAGTCAATACATACGGCAGACTCTGTTATATACTTTTTGGTAAAACGATCAGGTTCTTCAAATGAAACAAGCTCATATGGAACATAATTATGAGAACATAACTCTTTTTTCTCTACCTTTTTTGGAGCCTCTTCTACTACAGGCGCAGAAATAACAGGCTTTAAATCAGGCTGTAATGACCTAGGATATACATTTTTTTCTTCATTATTCATATATTTCTATTGTTTTAGGCTTCTACAATAGCGTCTTTTACTTCAACATTGTTTGTCTTAGGAGGTAAGAGTTCAAATAGCATTGAAAGTTCAATCTCATGCGAACAAGACGGGCAAATAATTGGTAACACTAGATTTGTCTCATCTGGGGTTGGTTGATCGTTCATAATTGTTTTTTTAATAATGTTGATACCTCTTTTTGAGGGACACCTAGCTCTATTAATGGCTTATCTAGTACTGCTAATGCACATACAGCTAGAGAATATGCGTCAGCTTCATTGTTGTCTAATGCTTCAAAGCCATACCTTTTATATATCTGCATTGACATCATATCTTTGTCGCCCTTTCCTGAACCAGTGATGAACTTTTTCAAAGATGTCGGGGCAACAATGATGAATGGCCATTCAAACTGGCTCAAGAGTATGCGAGTTAGGTAGTTTAGGCCAGATAGCTGTACCAATGATGTCCCTTTTGCCATGAATGCCAGCCCTTCGATAGCTACCATTGCTGGGTCTTCTGACGGACAGTGTTCATCTATTTTCTCCATTATAGTCTCAGATATATCTACAATACGTCTCACCTCATTAATAGGTTTGTCACCGGATGGTTTCGACTTTATGACTCCAGATGCTAAAACATTGCCATCTGAATCGACAATCGCATATCCTGTTTTTGTTAGTGAAAGGTCTAATCCTACTGTTATCATATCTTTATTTTTCTTTTTTTAGCATTATCCTTCCACTCACCTATTCTTATTTCCTTTTTGATCCGCATTTCTTCGTTATGCTTGGCTATTTTTGAATTAAAGCATCTAACCTGACAAGCATTTCCATTCCTCACATAATAATTATAATCTTTCTTTGGATTGCATATTTTACCGCAAATAAAGCAAACATCCTTCACTTTTGACTTGTAATCAGTCATATCGTATTCGTCTTTGTTCATCTCATCTAATAGCTTCGAAAGCCTATACTTATCTAGACTGCTGTTATTCACCTCCATAGTGATTGTTTTTACTTTTTGTTACCTCCGTAGTTCAAACCTTTGGTAGAGAACTTCTTTCCTTCAAGGGATGAAAACTCTTTTATCACGTCTATACCGGTGTCATCACTATTCACGTAAGCAAGAGTAAAGTGGGCTTTATATCCTGGGAACGTGTTTATATGAGGCAAGAGTTCAAGACGCTCATGGCCCTCCATTAATTTCGGAGTAATTTTAACGTGAGCCACAATACACTTATATTCTTCATCTGGGTATGGTGATGGAAAGAAGCCTATCTTTTCAACTTCAACCTCTTTCAAATCCCATCCATCTAAAACCCTGTCTACATATGGCTTTATATCTTCACCAACACCAAGAAGCCCATATAGTAATGATACATGGGGCTTCTTACCTACAAAACCATCTACCCAAAAAAGCTTCTTATTTTTGGCGTAGTAAAGGCATTTTTCTTGTTCTAGCTTGTTTCCTATCCTCAGCAGTTCAATAGTTGGCTCTACTTCCAACATAATACATCCTAGACTTTCTAGACTGATTCCAAGATTTTCGTATACGTCTTTAAACTGATGAGATGAAATCTCTTTTTCTTTTTGCATATTATTCAAATCCAAATTCTTTTTTAAGAAACCAGTCTGTCTTCTCGTGAGGGTTATATTTGAAGTCTGAAAAGTCTTCAGGACCAGTGTATTTAGTCTTCTTGATCAGATATCCGTTGTACGGATTTATCCGATAGGAGGGCAACATAGAAAGAAACTTAAACATCAAAGGGCTTATCTTTTCCGGACGGTTATCATAAGAAAACCATGTAGGTACAAATCTATAATACCCATCTACTCTGAAGTCTTGTGGTTTTTTTGAATATAATACGTTTTTTTCTTTTTTCATATCCTTTTCTCGTAACCACACTCAAGACAGACAGCTATATAAACCTTATCTGAGTAAAACTCTTGATATAATCTTTCCCCGCATTCAGGGCACTGTTCATAGAATATATCTAGTATTTTTTTGAGGAGTTTCTTTATCATTGGATTATACTAATATCACTCTTATAGCAATTGTTTCACTGACTTCTTCTGCTCTTTCATCATTACAACATCCATCTCCTGGAGTTTTTTTATCGAATTCCTTTCTTTCAAGCTCTGCCATGTCACTTACAGCTTGGTTGTAACCATTCTGAAAATGCTTTAGATCGCTCTTTGTGAGTCTTTCTCTAAAAGCTGAGTCAATACCTTTGTAGGCGCCGTCAATGTCTATTTTTGGGAGTTGCATAATATTATGTATTAATTAATAATGATTCTTCAGTTATTTTCTCATTCAGCTTTTGGTACTTATCTTCCGCTTCCTGCTCAATATCAAGATATTCTTGCTTGTACTTCTCGAATTTTATATTGTGGCAGATTTTACAGTATCTATCAGGGTAATCACCATGATCTCTAGAATCGTATGTAGAGCAGTCTTTGGTGTAATTACTACAGGCATCTCTTCTACACTGAACACATACTACAGTACTACCCTCTTGTTTGCATATATCGCAGATTCTGACACTCTTTGATATTGTCTTTTCTGGAGTGGCTGGTATAACAATCTCTTTTGTAATAAACATATTTTTACTTTATTAACTCTAAACCACCCATTAAATCTGCATAATCAACTCCCTTTGCCTCAGCATATACCTTTAACATCGATTCTATAGATGTATCTAAGGCTCCATCTTGCACATGAACCTTCTGTCTTTCTGAAGGGTACTGCTCGACTATCAGTGATGCGTCAAACGGTTCAAGGAATGTTTTTACGTCTTCTATATTCGTTTTCTTGTCAGTGACATAGCACTTTACTATTGAATTCATCGGTATTTCTGTGGACTGTTCTGTCTGTTCTTCCCACACGAATTTGTATATACCCCTGACTGGGAGTTTTATCTCCTCTGCCTTATTAGTATTACTATCCCATATCCATGCAAATTTCTCGTGTTCTCCAACCTCATGAGTCATTAAATTTCCAGTCACTATAACATTGTCAGCTAGTTTTTCATGCTTATGGACATGACCTCCAAACGTGAATCCAAACTTCAACTTAGATTGATCTATCATTATCTCATCAAAAAATTCTGTGTTTGACGTACCAGTAATGGCATGATGAAAAAATGCTATATCTGATTGATTTAGACCATTGATGTGACCTTCTGCTTCTTCTTTCGTTCCAAGACCGAGTAGGGCTGGTGTCATATAAGGGACAAATGTAGCATGTACTCCATCTCCAATCTGACGTTCTGATATTTCTGAGTAAACATTCCAGTTAGGATGGTTGACTCTATCTAGGAAATCTAATGCTGTATTAGAGCCCTGTCTTTCATGATTACCTATGAGTATATGCACAGGTTTTTCGCCGAACCCGTTTAAGAATTCGACGAATTCCCTGAGCACTATAGAAGGATTATTTCTTGAGTTTAGGTTATCACCCATCAGGACGATTGCATCACATTTCTTTGCCTCTTCAAGGAGAGTATTTTTAACCCCCTCCCATTCGTCCTTTCTCCCATCAGGAAGAGAGGACGAATAAGGCATTTCAGCTCGGAAGTGTGGATCACCTAGAATTAATACCTTCATATAGAAAACCTATTTACTGAAGCTAGTTAGCTTGATGATGATCTTAGTGAGGTTTTCTTCATTAAGATCCATTTCTGCGAATCCTTCAATTGCAGCATCTGCCTCAATAGGAGTCATGGCCTGATGAGTGAGACCCTTGGTGAGAGCTAATTGTCTAACTGCATCGAGAGCATCATTTTTAGGCTGTTCACTACCTGAAACTGCGCTATCTGTAGGCAATGCTCCTGAAACAGGAGATGCATCAGCAGGGACTGAAAACGGGTCCATGTTGATTGAAGGTGTATCATTTTTCTCGAAGTGATTGCTTTCGAATGGTACGTCAGCAACTGGAGCAGGAGCTGAATAAGCTGGAGCTGTGGCACCAAACTTTGACTCTAGCTCTTTTTGCTGTTCCAACCACTCTGTATTTACGAATTTAGGGTCAGCATATACACGAATAATCTTAGCCATTGTACCTGGCTTTTTCTTGCTTTCTCGGTTTTCATCAAATCGAAATCCAATAATCTGCCCAAAGCGAATACCACTCATTCTTTCATGAATGAATACTTGGGAATCACGAAATCCTGCATTCCAAACTTTACCATCCTTATCTTGAATCACGTAGATAGTTTGTTGATTACCAAAGCTATCCATCACTTTTCGGACATCAATGTATGTACCCTGAAGAGAATCACCGACTTCTTTGAACTTGAAGAATTCACCAGCCTGTGGGGCTGCACTATCGAAAATATTTAAGTCGCTCATATATTTATACTTTATCGTTTAATTAGACTTTCTTACTTTGTTAGATGGATCGACCACACCAATACTTACTTTTTTAGTGTACACGATGATTTTCCATTTGTCAAGTTTTCTATTTGTGCATAACTACTTGGCACTTTGGACAGGCTTTTTTTATGATTTCTGCCTGGATAGGATCGTCTTCGTGAAACTCTGTTACTCCAAGTATATTGATCATTTTTGCCTTAAATTTTCCAGCATCTTTCCTATCACCATATTCACCTGTGCATCTTATGTATACAGGGGCTTTTTGAGCAAGATATTTCACTAATTCATCATACTCAGCCATAGTTCTCCCAGATATAACAACATATTCACCTGATGGCTCTATGCCTAAACTCAAAACACCATCAATATCGTAACCTTTCATAATTACTTCTTTTTGAATACTGCTACTAATCTATGTCTCGGGAGTTCTTCTATGTCAGACTTATCTCTAATCATTTCCATAGATAATACCTTCATTTTAGGGAATATCTCTTCAAGTCCCTGTGGAGCAAATCTCCAGTAGTCATTTGGATAGTGGTGAATCTCCCATACCCACGGCACTGTCACAAAAAGAATAGCGCCTTTCTTTAATGAATCAGAAATATTATCTGCCACTATGAACGGGTTGCTTGTATGTTCTAGTAAGTCCATACAAAGACCTCCGTCAAACTTCTCACCAGGGATAGGCTTTAGCAGGTCAACACCATTATCATAATCAAGAACATGGTATGTAGGGACCTTCTTTTTCGGTTCTCCTGACAATAGTAAATTCTTCTCAGCTCCTGGCTCACCTTGACGGACAGTAACATCCCTTAAACTAAGCATTTGTTTGACTATTTCTGATCCTATTTTGTCTGTACCTCCAAAATCGGCTATTCTGCCTGTCATTTTGTACTTATTGAGGAAGTAAGATAATTGTTGAAGTGAAACAAATGTCATATTATTTTTTTCTATGTGAATCTATCTCATGGACTAGTCGCCCAATAACTGTAGTTAGAGACTCCCAAGCATCTTTCATCTCGCCTTCGTCCTTATAGATTGATGTAGCCAGCATATACATATGATTAGTGGCAATGTGAGATATCTCATGGGCGATTGCATCTTTGATATCCTCATCATCCATTATCTTCTGGTTCCAATTCCTAATCATTGATGGGTAAATGTATAGATTGGCATTAAGATATCGCATATCAACGTTCATTGAAGCCAATACGCTGCTATCACCAGGTACTTCAACATCCTTTTTCATATAGAATGTTTTGACCTTATAGTTCCCTATGCCAAGGACTTTAATGTAGTCATTGACACTCGTACCAATCAGCTTTCTCAGCTTTGTTGGAATATGATTAAGCTCCGGCTGTTTCTTTTGGACCTTCTTTTTTGGCTTGGAGGGCTTTTTCGACGCTTTTACGGATTTCTGCATATAGTTTTTTATCATTTCTTAAAGCTTCTATCATTTTCTCTCGTCCAACTGCTATCTTTGTATCTCCTGAGAAATAAGTCATTCCTTCTTTCTTGATGAGCTTTAATTCTTCAGCCGTATCTATTGTATCTGCTACGAGGTCTACTCCTGAACCGTAATACAGATCAAACTCTGCTTTTCTAAACGGGAGACCTACTTTGTTCTTAACCGCTGTGATCTTGACTGTATTCCCTATCTGCTCATCTTTATTCGCTCCAAAGATCTTATCTCCCTTTGAGACTTTAAGTCTTACAGATGCAAAGAACTTCAAAGCCTTACCTCCTGGTGTAGTCTCTGGATTTCCCCATACAATGCCTACTTTAGAACGGGTCTGGTTGATGAAGATAACCACTGTATTGCTCCTAGAAATAGGTCCTGTGACGATTCTAAGGGCTTTCCCAAGAAGTCTAGCCTGCAGTGCCATGGTCTCTTTTAGCATATCTTCACCTTCCAACTCACTTTTCGGCACCAATGCAGCTACAGAGTCAACAACAATGAGATCAATCTTCTTCGTTTCAGCCATTGCACGAACCGTGTCAAAAGTCTCCTCTAAGGTCGATGGTTGTGAGATAAGGAGCTTATCAGTGTCTACACCCATATTCTTGGCGTAGAACGCATCATACGCGTTCTCAGCGTCTATATAGAGCACTGTTCCACCTGATTTTTGGACTTGAGCAGTCAAAAACAAGCAAAGTGTTGATTTGCCCTCGGATGGCTCTCCAAATATCTCGATAATCCTTCCTTTAGGGAGTCCTCCACACCCTAGGAGGTTATCCAAGGCAAAACATCCAGTTGAGATAGCCTCAATATTGGTAGGAATATCTTTTGAACTCAAGATAACACCAGGGCCGTACTCTTTTCTAAGCTTCTTCAAGGCATCCTCTAATGATGTGCCATCTTCTTCGATTTGTTCTCGTTTTGCCATATTGTTACGTTTATCGATTATTACTTCTTAGACAACGATTTTTTAATATCCTTCACTGACTTATTGAGATCCTTACCCAGTTTATCAATTTCTTCTTCATGATATCCGTAGAATGTAATCTCCCAAAGCATCATTGCAATCATATCAGGACGTGGAATATTTTCCCTATAGATAGGCTTAACCTCTAAGTTTGCAATTGTTTTCCAAGGCCTAAATGAACAAGAGAACTTCGTTGAGTTTACGTGGTAACATTGGCGAAAGTCATCTTCGTCTACCTTTCCCCTCTGAGCAGACCAAAATAATTCATCACACAACTGAAATTCAAGAAAGTCCTTTTTATCTTTAGGTGTTATACGAGGCACTGTCTTTAGCCACTCGAATATTTCTTTATAACGTCCCATTACAGATTTTCTTGTTCCTGGATACCAATACTTCATAGCCCTCTCAACGTCTTTCCATTCAGTTATTTTTACAAAATCCCTGATAGTCTTACCTCGAAGTTTCTCTGCTTTTTCTTCTATTTCTTTATATGATTTCTTAGACATATATTTTTTATTTACCGGTTACAGATTTTCAAAAAATGATTTAGGATTTTTTCCTTTAGCAAGGTGGTCAATAAAAAGATGCCAACGCCATAACCATTCTGGTTTGTAGTTTACTCCGTCTGGCCTGACCTCACCCCATGACATGGCCTTACCGAGTGATTTCCAGAAAAGTGGGTCAAGAAATGCTTCGGATATAGTCATAGTAGGCTTTGGGGTAACATAATCTTCTACCTCATAGACGATAATACCTGATTTGTTTCTGTATTTAGCAAAGGATTTACCGCCTAAATACCCTCCTTCAATAGCTTTCTCGATTGTTTCTTTAATTGTCATAGGCTTTTATCTACTTACCGGTTACAGACCCACACTCATAGCACCCTTTTCTTTCTTCTCTAACTGCCTCTATAAGACTATTTAGCCTTCTTCTGGCCTCACTTTTTGGCATAGGGTGCACTTTTGTGAAGTCACGAACCATGTTATCTACAACATCCTCTATGGGTTTATGACCAGTACCTTGGCAATCTTCGCATCCAACTTGTATTGGACACACCAAACACTCTCCATCTCCTCCGTGCACACCAGCTGGGGCATGTTCTGACGTAAATCCATTTCCTTCACATGTTATGCACTCCATATAGTTATCTATTAAGCGTAAAATCGGCAACAATTACTCTCATCATAGATCTTTTTCATTTCATCCATAAACTCTTTATCTAGCTCTTCAAGTCTCATCTCGATAATTTTATCAAAAAGAGCGTGGTAGGCATCATCATCTCCGTGAGCCTTACTTAGTTTTTCCTTTGCTTCTTTTATATCCATATAATTAGATTATTATTTAATCTCTCTAATGAGCTCTGGTTGGGTAGTAAGCTTCAGTGGCTGATCAGCCAGCATGTAATCTCCAGCCCACTCAACATATGCCCCTTCAGTAGTGAAAAAGAAAATAGCATCACCATTCGTTCCATAGCTACCGTCCTCTGCTGGTGATGGAATAATCCCATCTACTTGTCTTTGCCCAAAACCACTACACCCCTCATTTGTTGCATATGTACCGTCTGCATTTACACATTTCCAACTTAGTTGGGAGTCATTAGTAATATGACTATTCACTGATGATACCTTCCCCTTTAGGGTGTAAAAAGCCATCACTTTACCATAATTCACTAGATAGATATAGCTGATCTTATTGGCATCGTTCCAAAGACTGGTGCGCTTATTGATGTTTTCTCTCTCCAATGACCAATCTAATGTTACTGGAGGCTGATTCTTTACAAGATTCTTTTGATTTTCTTCAGTATGATTCTGCTCTATATTCCCTGAAGACTGCTTTACGTCAGAATTTGCAGAACAACCAGTTAATGTGGCCAGTAATAGGAAAAGAAATCCTCCTCGAAATATATACTTTTTCATATGGTTATTGCTTAAAGATAAAGGTTGTAGCATCTATGAAATCAGGAAGAATCCCATCCTCAAAGATATTACGATTAGCCATCTTGGTGCGAGCATTATATTCAGCAATCATATCTTTCAACTGGCTCTCAATACCTTGAGATATGGCATGTAGACGGGCAGACTCATTCTTATCTTCAAATGTCCAATCTTTACGTGGTCCAGCTTCTTCGCTAAAAGATGCAGCAGCCTCATCTGCTATCTGTAGCTTCTTGTTAGTAGCATCAATTTGCTCTTTCTGCCTCTTGAACCATTCGTAGTTATAGATGGCATTATCAGCGTCCAATGTTTTATCAACAACATCATGTCCAAGTTGAACCTCTTTTTCAGCCACATGAAGTGGAAAGAAAAGAGCCTTTAAGCCAAGGGCTGCTACTGATATTCCGAAGAATACCCCTATTATTAACAAAATATATCCTAATGCTTTCATATGTTTTTGATTTAATGATTGTTTATACTGATATATCCACTACTGCACAAGGCTATAGAAAAGAAGTTTCAAAACTTTTCATATTCCCCTTGTGCATGAATGGACATACAAATTATCCTGACGCTAACCCTAAACTTCTCTTTTTCGCTCTGTACTTACGCATTATGAGCTTCCTTTGCTCTTTAGTAGCCTGATAGGTTTTCCAGCTAGTTTTTACCCTTTCTGATACCTTCTCAAGAGTAGCTGGATTTACTATAAATCCTATCAATCTCTTACTCACATGATACTCTTCTGCAAGATTTTTCCAAGAGACTCCACCAGCCGCATAGCGTATTTTTATTTCTTCTTTCTGAGCGCTTGTCAGCTTTACTCTCCCATCTTGCTCTTCTGTGTACTTATCGAATTTTTTCATAATAATTTTTTACTAAAATGAGCTTTGCTCTTTACCCCAAAAGGACTCTTTGCCTTGCCTCCCTTCATCAAACTCACTATTCATCACTCACAATTTGGCTGAAACTGATGTTGCTTCATAGTATATTGTTTAAACTACTACCTAGACACTCGGGAACGCCATTCCCTAGTTAATATTGACATTCATCCTCCTATAAGGTAAAGAACAAAACTCACTTTTTGCTTTACTCAAGCGACTTAGAAATTATCATGGCAGATAAAGCTGCTCTCTTTCTCCAATCCTTCTCATCCAAAAGACGAAGCTTTATTGAATCTATTGTTTCGCCTTTTTCTACCTCACTGCTCACTGAGCCCTTATTCTCAGCATCCCCAACAATGGTCATAATAGTGTCTATCACGTCGCTTGGTGCGTCTTCTTTGAGTGATGATCGTAGAATACTATCAATCTCTAGCTGTTTTTCTGAGTAATAAGGGCTTTTTGACATACTATTCCTCTTCTCCAAAAAGAAACTTGTACACCAGGTACACTACAGCAACTGTAAGAAGCAACTTCTTGTGATTTTTAATGAATGACATAGACCCATTTGTTATTTCATTTAGCTCGCTCTCCACTTTTGTTAATTTTTCTGAGAAGTTCATATTAGTGTCTGTTAAAAAAATAAATTACTATCGGCTCCAAATTGGTGTATACTTTCCATAGTGATAGCACCAGTATCGTGTATAGAGAGTATCTAAATATCCTTGGCATACGCTTTCTTTTCTTAGGTGAATTATTTACTGTTTCTTCTTCTTTCAGCTCATTTAGCCTTATTGCTATCGCCCTTCTTTTATTCATAAGATCCATAATAGCCACAAAAGATAAGGTCATCGTTACTCCTCCTAATACAAAAGTAACCGGTACAACAACAGAATGAGGTTTATCACACAGACAATCAGAAATACTCTTATTTAGAATAAAGAAATTATGAATTAGGGGGTAAAATACAAAGAATGAAGCAATTATAAATGTTCCAATCAAAAGGCGTATAGAGTTATTAGTTCTGTCTCTGGCACTAATAATATTCTTACAGTTCTTGGCATAACAATATGACTTGTTTTCCCACGCTTCGAGTGGATCACATATGCAGTTGTCGTAGTTTTTATACATAGAGTTATTTGTTTTCTTTTTTAGGATCATTCATATACATGAGATTTTCACCAAACAGGGTTAAGCCTTCAACAATGTCTTTTTCATACCCTTCAATGTCATCCATGTCTTCTGCATTTCTAAGTAGCATAAAAGCTTCCTTCATTTTGTGGAGGGCCTCACACCAACCTGCAGGATCAGTAGCAAAATTAGGTGGCAAATAAAGACCTTTCTCGTCGTACCACTCAGAGTAGTCCTTAATCACTTCACAAAGACTGCTTATAGCAACGTCTCTGACTGTTCTTGTTTCTTTTCTAAAGAGGTTCTCCAACATAATCACACTTTTTTACTACTTAAATGTAAATTAAGTGTACACCCTAGTTTTCCATTTGTCAAGCCCCCATTTCTAGCCATTTGTTGACCTTTCTATTATCTTAGAATCTACTTTTTCACTTTTTTTAATATCCTTTGGAGGTTCAATTTCACTTAATGACACACTATTCCATAGTTCTATTTCAACGGCATCTGCACTGTTATAGAAAGGAAGATCCTTCATTTGGTCGATTGCAGCACTAAAAGCGGCGTCTACTGAAGTGTAAACGCCGAGATGCAAGAACTTAACATTAATTGTTTTGACAAGAAGTGCGAAGAAACTAGGCTCAGTAACGGGCTTATTTGTACCTAGTATATTCATATAGTGTATAATTTTTCTCTTCTAAAGGCTATTTGCCATTTTAGATACTTCGATAAAACGATTCCCTACGTCTGCCTTTGGTCTCAATCCAGCTATTTCGGCATCTTTCTCAATTATCTGCTGCTTGTATATATCACAGTTTTCGGCAGGTGGACAAACTGGATCAGGCTCTTCTTGAAGATCAACAGCTTTCTTAATCAGCTTATCAAGCTCTGATGAGTTAAGATTGTTTCCAAAGTCAAAGCCTAACTTTGCTAATTCATTCTTCTGATCTTTTGTGAGTTCCATATTATTGTCATTGAGTTGTTTAAAGTATTCCTCTGGGTCTATGAAATTAGCGTGATTATTAAGCTCTAGATTGCCATTCTTAGATATATCTATGTGCAAATGCGGAGCTGTGCTTGCACCAGTGTTACCAGTATATCCTATGACCTGTCCTTTTTTATATGTTCCTGTTTTACCAGGTTTTGAAAGATGCATCAGACGAAACAGCTTTCCATCTGATTTCACCCATATAGTATTTCCTCCTTGTGCACCAACCAGAGCATTAGAAACCACTAAGTCATCCCATGCAATAATTTCAGTTCCAGACGGACATACTACATCCAAACCAAGGTGAAAGTCACTATAAAAAGTCGGTTGTCCGAATCTATATCCTCTAGGGTATAAAAGCCATTTATTCAGTGGGTACATAATCTACTTTATTGCTTGTTTAAGCGTTTTTCTTCTAACTTTTTATGATATTCATCAATGGATATGCTTTCCTCAGTTTTTGGTGTAGGAGGCTGATATTTCCTCCTCTCAATAGGATGTTCTTGTTGATAGAGCTCGAAACGACTTTTAGGGTCTGCCATAGCTTCTTCTGGAAATAAAAGGGTAAGAAACATGACAATCACTGATAATATTGCAAAGAACACCATTAAATCAAAGCATCCTAATCCTTGTTCGAAAAACAGCCTAAACTTAGCCCTTTTTCTTCTTAACCTATGTAATAACCTTTTGTGAAATGCATTGTGTTTCAGAGGTTGATGTTAAATATTACTGCCCATACCGTGATACGGGTCTTAACTTCTAACTAACTCTTAAAAATGTCTTTCTTGTATAAAAATAGCTCTTAAAGCTGAGTGCCTAATCTACTGATTAGATTAGTTTTTGCTACTCGGTGAGTTTGCCTCACCTGATGTAACTCCTGGATCTTCTTGAATATGTAGTTCAGGGAAGAAATCCTCTATGTAAGACGGATTTAGTCTATCTTCATCTGATACACGAAGTGACCCCAGTTTGAAATCTCTTTCTTGTTTACTAGATTGGTATATATCATAGATACCTAATCTATTTACGAATTGCTCTATTAGGTTTGGAAGATGTTGAGAGAAGTAAACTTCTGCCCAAAATGCTTCTTTCACTAGGTCTTTGAGACCTTTTCTCTGTTCTGGATCACTGATGGAAGCATCAATGATGGTAAGGACTTTACCTAGACGATGTTGCTCGTGATTAGCAATCATGCTTCTAATATTATCCTTTAATAATGACATTAACTTGACTTTTGAAATACGTGACATATGTGTGACATAACATGACTAGACACTCAGTTTTCAAAGTACTTTTAGTGTCTTAATTTTCTCATCATGGAGCAAAACGGTCAAGTAAGAAAAAGGGGCGATTTAACGGCTCGCCCTGCCGTAGAAAAGGATCACCTCCTTTCGAGATGCTCATGGGTTGATTTTCGCACCCTGTACCAGGGGGAGGTTGAATTGACGATGATCGCCGACTTTGACGGTGTTCTTGGGGGCCTTGATTTCCAGGCCACAGTCGCACTCGTATTCGTCGCAGATGACATCGATACCTCCACGCAGTTGCATTGGGTGGTCACACTTAGGGCAGATCAGCATTTTTATTTCCCCTTTATCCTTAAAATGGGAGTTACGGTTGGCAGAATAGTCTTTATCATGGCTGAGCATTTAGGACACTCTGCCTTATGAGTAACAGTACGGATAGTTACCGCACCAAGTTGCTCTGTCTCTATGTGTTGAGATGAGAGCATGGTTGCGCTACAACGAGGGCATTCCACAATTCTCATCTCCTTTTCTATGTTGTTGGTTAGGTTGAGGGAGTAGGGATCGAACCTACGACTCGTGACAAGAGTCAAGAGTTTTCCAACTATCCCCCCATATAACCGGTTTAATGAACTAACTCTAAGCGTTTAAGCCTAGAAGTCAGACCGTTAAATCTGCGATTCTACTCGTGATACGAGTTTTTCTATAATCTTTTCTTTAGCTCTCAGTATAAAACCCTGAGCTATGAGCCCAACAGCGTAGCCAATAAAGCTAGCTGTAGCTATAGAAAGTGTAAAATATTCAGAAATGGCTGGTATCAGATAATATGATGATACTCCTCCAATAATCATTAATGCTGCTCCGTCTCTCCAATGCATGTGTGGATTTACGAGGTAAGCTGTCAAACCTCCTAGAAAACCAGCTGTAGCATGAGTTAATTTAATCCCTGTTAATTCTTCTATCATACGTCTTTAAGTATTCAGTTCACGAGTCAACGACTCCTTATTATTGATTCAAATACGGCAAAGGCAATAGATAACACCAGGAATGACCCTGTAATAAAACCAGCTACCCAAACATCTGAGTTGTCAGATAACATGGCTTTCTTTAGCTTTTTCTTCCAAAATGATTCAAGTGGAGCAATCTTCTTCTTAGTCTTAGGGCTAAGTTTCTTAGTTGTTCCGAAAACATTATCCTTCTTTGGCTTCGGCTTCATTTTAGGCTTCATGGTTTTGAAGTTATTTATTGGCTTTTTTATGCCTTAAATTATAGTCATCTATCAACATCTCCATAAGAGAAGTAGTGATGAACTCTGAAAAGTTTGTTTTGTCAAAGACACCGTCCTTCCAAAACTTTTTCATTCTTTTGTTAAATTCTTTAGCAGCAGGAGTCCTGCCGTGCATAATTGGGTACACTGGATCCTCCGGATCTGCTTGAAATGTTATCTTCATAATGAATTTTTTAATATGAATTTAGCTTACCAGAAGCCCAATATAAAACCCACCGAATGGTGGGCTTTATACAGACATCTGTTGTTATTCAGACTTTGTTCCTGTGAACATGTCTTTAATCTTTCCAAACCCACCCATTGCCTCAATCATTTGGCCTAAGTCACCTCCAGTTTGAGCGTTCATCGGTAATCCGAGGATATTTCCGCCTTCACCGCTAGTAACAACCTTGATATCAGCATTTTTAGCCATCTGGCCGTATGCTTCAGCAAATGACTTCTGCACTTCAACCCATGCTTTGATCTTTTCAATACCAGTGGCTGCCTCATTGAATTTAACAAGAGCATCTGCCATCTTATCTTTTGCAAGAGCTTCAGCAAGACCCTTAGCTTCAATTGCTTCTCCCTCGGCTTTACCAGTAAGAGAGACAACATCAGCTTCGGCCTTACCCTTCAGGGCAACAACATTAGCCTCTTTTTCTCCCTGAATACGGATTGCTTCTCCACGTCCTTCAGCCTCAACAATAGCAGCCTCCTTGGTAACATTAGCTTCTCCAACTGTCGTCACCTTCAAAGCAGCCACTTTCTTGGCATTTGTGATAGCTTCAGCAACAGCAATATCTTGATCTTTCTCCTGAGTACTGATACCAATAGACTTATCTCGAAGAATTTGGCTTGTAATAAAAGCCTTTTCAGCTTCTGCCTTTGAAATCTCAGCCAACTGCAGGTTTTCCTGTTCAGCTTGAATCGCTTCACGATTACGCGTAGCAACTTCAATACGGGCTTTAGACGCAATAGTCGCTTTACGAATACTTTCGTACCCTTTTATGATCTGAGAGTCGTCTTGGTCCCGAATTTCGTTAATTTCGAGGTTTACGAGCTGCACTCCCCATGACTTTAGAACGCCATCTACTTCTATACTTACACCTTGAGCAAAAGTGGCACGATCACGCATGATATCAAGGATTTCTTGTTTCATGGCTGACGCACGAGCAATGGCCTGAACAATGGCTGACAAATCTTGATGAAGTGAAATAAATACGTTTTCTTCGCTAAAATCAAGACGTTCTGCTGCCTTGACAGGGTCTTCGATGTGAAGCCAGGTCACTACATCACACTTAAATGGTGCCATTTCTACATCATTTAGATGAATTTCGTTGATATCAAGCTTCACGTTGGTGAGAGGCATGATATACCGTTTCATCAAGAATGGAATGTAGAAGTAAGAAGTCTTCCCCTCTACACCATCATTGGCTACAGGCGACTTAATCTTACGTCCACGACCCATAAACACTATAACGTGAGCCTCGTTTGTACCGACAACTTTATATGTGGCTAGGAAAGCCCAGATGAGGACTACTATTCCTCCACCGCATATTGCTAAAATAATTGGTAATGTTAACATATGATTTTCATATTATTTATTATCTTTTCTCAATCTCTCTATTTCAAGCCATTCTAAAAAACTACGTGATTCTGCATCCTCTTCTGGAAGAAGGCAATTGTCATGAGGTTTACAATCACAGCATTTCTTTTCTTTCTGATTCCAGCAAACTCTATGTTGTGCATCCTCAGAAACGAAATCAAGTCTACTGTGTTCATACAAGTCTTTTATATTCTTCGACATACTAGAAATCCCCGCTAGCGCCACCTCCACTGAATAACCCGCCACCAAATCCGCCAAATGAGTCACCACTGAAGCCTCCACTTCCGAAACCGCCAAGGAAGCTATCGTCATCATCATCGTCATCTCCACCGAAGAAGTCACTATCGTCATCATCATCTTCGTTGTTCAAATAATCGTTGATACGCTCACCCCATGAGTCTTCTAGAAAATCAACTCCGAGTGCAATTGGCCTGTCTGTATCTGGGTTAGAGATAGTCAAACCAAGGCTTTTTATGAATTGAAGATCTCCTCTTTGGATTTCATCTGCATCAATGTTCAGCATTCTCACTCCTGTTTCTTCACAAAGAACCACTGGAAGCGGAAGGCCTTTTTGTAGCTGGACAGTATCATCTACCATCGGCTTATCTGTATATATTTCTCCAAATTTATATTCCATATATTTATTCACTAGCTAGATTAATTAGTGCGTCTACACCAGAGTCTACTGCTCCAGCCCAATCTCCTTCTTTAAGCTTCGGTATCATTACATCATCAAGAACCCCTTTTGCTTGAGCATCAGTTATATTTGTTCCTCTTCCAACTTCAATGCGAACCTTTCGTTCTGCTTTGGCTATGATAATGATAATGCCATCGTCTTTACCTTCTTTCCCAACTTGCCACTTCTCTGCAAGCCTGATGGCAAACTCTTCGACCGAGAGACCATTCAGTGAATTAACGGTAACTACAGCCATTTCTCCTTTGCTTGATTCTTCTGAAAACACCTGTATTTTATGCTTTATTTGTACTTCTTGGATTTCATCTATAAGTTTTGCTTCATCATTCACATATCCAACCACGTCTGGAATATTCTGCCCTAGGATATCTGTAGACTTTGGTCTATCATCCATTTTCATGTGCTCTGGTACAGTTGGGGTTGAGTTACCAACTGAAGCTATAATAAGAAATATTATAGAGACACACAGAATAGATATTATTGTTATTCTGGTATTCATATTATTTTGTATCTAGATTGATATTAACGCTTTTTTCAGCACCCTTTTCTGATACAAACATAAGCTTCTCTTCAAACCCTAATCTCTTAGCAATCATATTCTTAGGGAATGACTTTATAGATACGTTGTATGAACGTACAGCCTCATTATATCTATCTCGTGCTACATTGATTCTATTTTCAGTTCCAGCTAATTCTGTCATCAAGTCACGCACAGTCTGATCTGATTTAAGCTCTGGATAATTCTCTACAATAACCATCAGACGGGCCAAAGCTGAGCTATAACTTCCCATAGCCTCAATCTGGTCTGCTGAACCACTCTTAGCACCAGCATATTGAGTGCGAGCTCTTGCAATTTCTCCAAGCACATCTTTTTCTTGCTGTAGAAAAGCCTTAGTGGCGGTTGCAAGATTAGGTACTAGATCAAAACGTCTTTGATACTGGGTCTCAATAGCAGCATATGCTGTATCTGCATTTTCATATGAGCTTACCAAAGAATTATATGCTCCTATATACCAAAGTATTCCTATCGCTGTTACTACAAATACAAGGGAAAAAATGCCTCCCAAAGCCATTCCTAATATTTTCATATCATTATTTTTTTAATTATTTAACATCCTAAGTGTACATGATGATTTTCCATTTGTCAAGGCCTAGAAACTAGCTACATCGTAGTTATCGTAGTTACCTTCCTTCCTCAATATAAAATCTTTCAATACTTCCTTATCTTCAATGTATGAAGGTTTAGAAGGTATTTCTGCCCATTCATCATAGTGAAGGGCACTTATTTTCTTACCTTTTGGCTCTAACCCCAACTTTTCGTATTTCTTTTTCAGTTCATCATAAGACTGAAGTTTTTTAACCTGTGTGGTGCCCATCATCACACCACTTCCACCTGATTGATAAGCATTTATCGTTAACTTATTAGGTGGTTGAGGAATTCCCCAGTGAGGATGCCTCTGATTAGCATTCTGTAACTTCCTGGCATAAATGTTAGAAGGGACAATATGTGTTTTTTCTTCTATAGCCTTTTTTATTGATTCAATACTGGGTACATCCCCATTCTTTCTTTTTAGTGCAACAGCAATAGAAGAAACACTAGGTTTTTCAGACTTACCTTCACCAGAACCAGATACACTACTTTCTAGGTCAGAAAGAATATACTCTACCAGTTCTTTATATCTAGGATCTTTGAAAGTACTCAATCTATTAAATTCCTCTATTTTTTCTTTTTTCGACATATTTAGTTTTGCAGTAGCCATACGCTTTTTCTTTAGTAATTATCCAGCACACGCTGCACAGCTGAGTCCATGGCGTTCTTTTCTTTCTTAACAGCCCTCTTTCCTTCTATAACCTGGTCAAATATGCCCTGTTTTCGGTCAAGCGTTTCTTTCAAGTCTTCATCTATCGTATCAATAGCAGTTAGCTGATAGATATTCACAGAATTAGCTACTTGCCCTGGTCTATGCACACGGTCTTGAGCCTGCTGATGGTCAGCTGGATTCCAGCTATAATCAAGGAAAATAACATTAGAGGCGGCTGTAAGGGTAATACCCACACCAGCACTCTTGATTCCTCCTAAGAATACTTTTACGTTTGGATCATTCTGAAAAGAATTAACAATGAAGCCTCTATCTTGAACAGGAGTTTGTCCAGTTATCATCACTGATTCGCTGTAAAACTTATCCTGCAATTCGAGCAATGGCTCAACAAATGAAGAGAATATGAGAACCTTTTCACCAGCTTCTAGGATTGACTCTATCAGTTCTATAGCCACTTTTACCTTACCCATAGCATTGAGATGGCGGAGAACATTCAACTGAGTGAGTTTCTCAGCTGCCATAGCTTTAGCGATATCTGCAGGCTGTTTACCCGCATAAAGTCTAAGATACGTAGCGAGGTTCTTTGATGCTTCTTTGTATTGTTTGTTGTACTCAGAGCTTAGCTGAACCGGAATAGTAATAAATGTCTTTGGAGGGAGCTCTTTGAGCACCTGAGACTTATCTCGGCGGATGAAATAACGCTTGATACGAGCGTGTAGCTCTTCAATGTTAGATGCACCAGACGTATCCATTCCCCAGTGTGTTTGTTTCATAGCGCAATATCTACGAGCGAAATCATACCAGTTATTCCATGTATTAGGGTCTACAATGTTTAGAAGGGAGAATAGTTCAGATGGTCTTGAGAGCAATGGCGTTCCAGAAAGCAATACCACAGACTTAATGTCACGAGATATTGATCGGAAAGCCTTTGTCCTAAGGGCATTTGTACTTTTAATCATTTGCACTTCGTCTCCTACCATGCAATCGAAACGTATTTTAGATAACTGACCGTAATGCTTTTTGAGGATGTCATAATTGATAATCCACACGTTCACATCAGTATCAACACTTGATAGATCAGTTTTGCTGTCAATCACTACAGATGATAGATTTGTCCACTTAGACACTTCATTCTGCCAAGAGAATTTTACAGAAGCAGGACAAACAATAAGCGTTCTTTTGAACTTAGAATGCTTAATAAAAGCCAAAGATTGAGCTGTCTTACCGAGGCCAGGAGCATCAGCAATGATGGCTCTACCACCAGAGGCTGTAAGAAACTCTACTCCTACCTTTTGGTAAGCATACAGGTCCCGTTTCAGGCCTCTTACGTCAAATCTGGTGTCTACTTTCTTTCTGATTTCATCTATCTTTTTCTCTTGCTTTATAAGCTCATTGGCCCACTTCTGCTCTTGCATTACTAATTGTTCAACCTGTTCGTCTATCTGTACTTCTGGAAACCGTTCTTTGATAACAGGAATAAACAACGAGTCGCTGAAAAGCCATCTCTTTAATTCGCCTTCCGTTTCAAAAGAGAACTTTGCCCATCCAAAAGATTCTTTCAAGCTTCGGCAAAATTCAACCCTTTCTGGAGAATAGTCGTAATAAAAGGCAAAACGATGGTATTTAGTTTTTTCAGCGATTATTTTCATATACTATGAATGATCTTTCGAATTAGCGACTTGTTCTATTTCTGCGACTTCTTCTTTAACTGACTCTAGAATAATATCTGTAGTGAGCTTTACATCTTTTATCACCATCTTTCTGGCTGCCGTGAGAATGGCATTCTTGATGTTACCTCCATTGAGTCTAGCCTCTGATATTTTATCGAAGTCAATCTCTCCATCTTTAGGCATCTTTTCTGGGATTATATATTCCCAAATCTTTTTTCTAGCTTCTTGATTCGGAAACGGGAAGTGCATATTAAGGTCAATTCGGCGCTGTAGAGCCTTATCTAGCTTCACTGGACGGTTGGTAGTCATAACAACGATACCATTATGACGCTCTAGTTCAATTAAGAACTGGTTCGTGAGCTTGTTCTCATGGTGTTGTTTTGACCCGCTTCGTGAGCTTAACCAACTATCTACTTCATCTAGAATAAGGACCACACTGCCTCCTTTTAGCCTTTTGAATATTCCACTGACGTTCCTTTCTGACTGTCCTACGTACTTATCTTCAATATCTGACACAGAGATAATCTCTGCTTTTGTCCCTAGGTATTCAGCAATCACTTCTCCGCAATAAGTCTTTCCTGTTCCTGACTCTCCACTGAATAACAAATTGACTCCTTTTCCTTTTTTAATCTTGTCATTCAATCCCCATTCTTCGAATATCTTCTTGCTTTCCTTCAACTGTGAGGTCACTTCTATTATCTTTTCCTTAAATCCTTTAGGGAGGACAATTTTGTCAAAGGCATTGTCAAATACTTTTATTTCTTCTTCTTCTTCAACTACCTCATCTACGATAGATGTAATCCTTTCTGCCATATTAACGATACCCTCATACCCAGAGATTGATGCAGCTCCTACTCTGTTATAATCCTGTGGTTTTGAGTTGCTAGGAAGCTCTTCTTTTACATCTCTATAATAGATAACTGCTTGCTTCTTTAGCTCATTCCACATATCATCTCCTTCAAAACCTTCTATAGACTTTAAGGAAAATGGAAGCATTACAATGGTTGTTCTTTGCCCTAAGAAATCTTCAATAACCCCATTAAAAAAGGCTAAATCATCCTTTTCTATATATGGCTCCTTTCTTGGTGTAGTGCTATTTTCCATAAAGTTTTATTTTAAGAGTTTCGACTTATCTTTATTCGGCATATCTGACATGTCCATTTCCTTTAGATACCCCTGTAGATACAGGCCTAGTGACATCAAACTTCTTCCAGCTAATGGTTTGTGATATTGATCAAATCCATCAAACGGATATTTGTCTAGCAAATCTACTAGTTCTGATACTTTATTAGAGATATTATCTACTGCATCGGCTGGGCCTTTAATACGGTTTTCTTCGCTAGGGATAAGGCTTTCCACTATTTTAAGCACTTGCTTTCCTGTCAATCCATTAAAGTCCTTGCTTAGAAGCTCTCTAATAGCATTATGCTCTCCATACCTGTAAGCCCTTTTGACTCCGTAAATGATGTGTCCAAGTCCATCCCGTGGCAAATCCTTTTGATTCAGAACCAGGTTTCGAATATCATTTTCGTATTCAGGAGGCATTTTACCCTTTTCTCTTTGGAGTAAGACAACTTTGGCAGAATGGGTGTTAGCACCTTCATCGAGAAGTTTTTTCATTTTACTCGTCTCTCCGATAAGCCCGAGGAGCTCTTCGATATATCTCTTACTAATTCCAAACAATTCATTTAGTTCTTTTACTCCTGTAGAAAAGTAACCTTGCTTTGGATTCCCAGACTTACGCGTGGGCTGAATACTCGGATCATCTGCAACAAGAAGATCAATTACTTTCTTGAACGCTTTAGCTGTGTCCCAAGTGCTCATAGTATTCTGGTGAATATTTTCCTGCACCTGGCGGATAAATCGGTCTTTATAAGACATCTTAGGCAGGATTTTAATCGGTACTTCTGTTAATCCTGCCAATTTTGATGCTCTATAACGTCTTTCTCCTGTTATGATAACCATGTCCTCATCTACCTCAATAGGATTGATGACACCCTCATTTTTGATTGATACAGCCATTCTAGCGATGGCTTCGTCATCAAAATACTGTCTAGGCTGACTTTTGTCCTGTTTTAAGTCTTTTAGGAGTGCTTTCTGGTAATTCATAATCATTTTGTGCTAGGAGTTTAAGGAGTTCATCGTGGCTTTTTGCGAGTTCTTTGAATTGTTCTCCTAGTTCTGATTCAGTCATAATCATGCGACGTGATACATCCAAGAAGCGTGTTCGGCGCCATGCGATGTATTTTATAGCGTCATTTGCTGACCGAGCTATCTTATATGGAGTTCCAGGACCTTTTGACGGCCAAATCTTGAAGCCATCTTTTCTCAGTGAAGAAATCGCAATAGAAACCTCCAATGGTGTTTTATTGAGCATTTCTGCTAGATCAAAGCGAGTTAAGTCTTTTCGCTCTGTTAAAAGCAAGATAATCTTGTCTTTTAGAGTCTGTCTGCGGATTCCCTTTTCTTTGTTCTTATTCATATAGTTTTATGCTAAACGATTTAATATTTTCTGACTTTCTAAGTTTCTTTTAACTTCTCCTCCCAAAGTTTCTCAACTTTCAGGTGAAACTGGTATAACTTCTCCATTTCTTCTTCAAACCATCTGTCATCTCGTTCGACCGTTCCGAGATTTTTCAAATACATTCCATCCTTATTTTTAACTGGTTGAAACACTCTCCCTATTTTCTTATCAAACATTGTCGTGTACAGCTTTGTCTGGTGTTTATGCCATTCTTTCGGTTCTGACATCTTTCTAGTAGAGCTCTTAAATTCCCATACTTCATCTGGATATTGCGCTGGCTCATAATCTGCCTTTCCTACAAGCACAATCCCACGGTATACCACCTCTTTTTTGCGCTCCGAAAAACGCCTGCCGAGTAAATCCTCAAGCTGGTTATGTACACCGATACCGTTCCACATTTTCATTACTTCTTCAGGGCTTTTTTCCTTAGGATTAAGCCATTCTTCTGGTGTAACATCGCCATTATTGATGAAATACAGTTCTGATGAGTTATAACGCCCTCTTTTGCGAGGATAACTCTTCATTTTGTTCATCAAAATTGGCGTGAGGTTGATATCGTTCATAATGTGTCGTAGTTAATTCGAGTTTTTTACTTCTTGACTTCGAGCTTTTTCAATGCTCCCGATTTTATTTGACGGATTCGTTCACGAGTCACCTGGTACATGGCTGCTATTTCTTCAAGTGTGTGTCGTACACGATCGTCTATACCATAGAAACGGGTAATAACCTCAATTTCTTTTTCCGTGAGCATTTCTTTTCGCTCTCTAAAGGCCTTTTCTACCTTTTCGGCCTCTATCTTTATCTTAATTGGAAACATACATAATACTTACATCTTAACTTGCCTATCTATCGTACACCCATATTTTCTATTTGTCAAGTACCTATTTGTATCTACAGTGTATATGATGATTTTCCATTTGTCAAGTCCCCAATAGCGCCAAAGCTGGTACTCATATATATTTAGACAAGCATACCGCTTGGTATAGCCATTAAAAAATATTATAAGAGAAATTATATGGACCCAAAAAACGAGGCTCCCGTGTTTTCAACAAGAGATTTATATCTAGCATCCACGCTGGTGACATTACATTTTCCACTCTTAGGAGTAGACTATCAAGTAGAGGGTATTAAGCCAAAACCAATCGGCTATTTCAAGTTCGAAGATACTCAAGAATTGCGTGATACACGTAACCAATACAACCAGTCTTTGCTCTCTGTAGAGCCAAAACTGTTTATTTCAAACCTACAGTCTCTAAAGAGCGAGGTTGTGAATATGTTTCAAAATCCGACATCATCAATGAACCGATATTAGGCTCATAAAAGCGGTTTTTTCAGACTCTTGACAAATAGAAAATAATCATGTAACATCTTATTTGTTACGTGTTCAAGATAATATGAAAAAATATGCTCCAAACTACGACAAAATTTAGGTTTCATCAATATAAGAGATTAGGGGATTTTTGGCTGTCGTAGGCCAGGAGTTGTCCCCTGATCTCTTTTGTTTATGAAAATAAAAATGATATGAAAGGATTCTATATTGAAGTATCAAACAATCTTTTAGATTCAAGACATTGCAAGCAGATGGGCGATGCTGTTTGGCTTTTTATGTGGTTCATAGATAAAGTCACTACAATTACAAGTGAAAAAGGGAAGGTTTTGGGGGGTAAGCCAATCAAATATGAGGACGTAAAAGAGGATTTAGGCATTTCACGTTCAACATATTTCCGTTGGCTAGAGACTCTAAAATCTGGGGGGTACATCACCACACTTCGCACTCCATACGGTAGCTGTATCGTAATTACGAAAGCTAAAAAAAGGTTTAATAAGAAGTCGAGTGATGACTCAAATATGACACATCTCTCTACCGATTCAGTGGATACAGATGACTCAAATATGACACATCTCTCTAGCGATAAAAAGGATAGAGAAGTGTCAAAAGTGAACCATCCAATTAGAAGTGTCAAAAGTGAACCATCCAGAAGTGTCAAAAATGGGACAGAGATGGTTCACAATCCAGACATCAGTGTCCCGAATATGAACCATCTGAGTCCCACAATAGAACCATCTAATAAGACAGTAGCAGTAGACATAGCAGTAGACAATAGCAGTAGTGTTTACCCTTCGGGTAAAAAAAACGATAAGAAAAAGAAAACTGATGAAGAGTTTACCCTTTTGGTTGAAGAAGACAAAACTGGCAATGTTACAAATGCGGCTATCGGATTATTCAAAGAAATATTCCCAGGTGATTTTGCTAGTAAGAAAAGTAACCCGTATGCTCGCAAACCGACCCGTGAAGCAGTCGATGCCCTCCTGGAGAGATATTCACTTGCAGAGTTAAATATTCTGATTCAAAAATACGACGCTGGAAAAACTGACCCATACCGACCGAGTGTTGGAACGGTGTATGAGTTCTGCACTTTCAAACTGGCGAAGGTTGAAGCCTACGTATCCAAATCGTCAGGCGGTTTGTATGCCCAGAAATCTATCAGCACCCAGGAAGAGTCAGATGTTCGAGATAAGCAATATCAGGCGATCATCGACAAAGCGGAGGAAGAGTCAAGAATTGCTAAGCAAGAATGGGAAAAAGAACAAGAAGCATTGAAAAATCAAGAATAAAAATATATGGCATCATCTTATTTATTTGAAACACGAGACCAGAGGATTGAACGTATGTTTCGTGACAATCCAGGACGACCGATTGAATTATGCACAGCGGTTGTTGATGGTATTTGGGATAAGAAACGGGAGCTGGTTCAATCCAGGATACCTGAGCGTTTTGCTGATGCCACGATGAGCGAGCTTGGGTATGTAACAAAAAATATCACCGAGGGTTTGGCTGATGTTTTTGCTTCACCTGATAAAAACAAGATTGTTGGATTGATATTTTATGGCCCAGCAGGTAGCGGTAAAACACATGCTGGATATGCGGTTATGAGATTTTTGATCGAGCAAAACCCAGAGATGGTGGCTTATATGGCTAGTTACCCAGAGGTCGTTTCAAACCTAAGGACAGAGTTTTCCAGTGGAAATGCTTTTGAAGAAATGAGTTCTACGTGGGACAAAATTACGAATGGTTCAGGAATGTACGACGGAATGTTATTTTTAGATGATTTGTCTTCTACGAAATTAACTGACTTTGAAATTGATAAGTTTATGATATTTCTAGAAAAAAGACTTAACTCTTATATGCCGTTTTTGCTTACTACAAACGTAAAACCAGAGGATTTTAAGGCACATTTTGGTGAACGAATTGCTTCCCGATTATTAGGATATTGCAAGTTGGTGAGATTTGAGGATGTTGATAAAAGAGCTGAAAAAACAAGCGTATGAGCGAAAAAAAAGACACATCAATGCTAAATATCGCCATGACGTTTCTGTTGCTGAAGGGTTATTCAGTGATTCCTGTTGGGCTTGATAAGCGACCTTTGATTTCTTGGAAAGAATTTCAATCTAGAAAGGCCACTCCTGAAGAATTGGTGAATTGGTGGACGATTTATCCTGATGCCCAGATTGGTATTGTGACTGGAGCTATTTCTAATTTGACGGTCATTGATGTTGAGTCAGATGGCGATTTTTCCCTTATCAAAGATAAAACTTTTACTGTAGCGACTGGTGGAGGCGGTAGACATTACTATTTCCAATACGATAAAGATTTCAAAAACGCCGTTCGTATACTTCCAAGCGTCGATGTTCGGTCAGAAGGTGGGTATGTTGTGGCGCCTTTTTCCAAAACACAAAAAGGGTCTTACAGCGTGATTTACGAGGCGAGTAATATGCAGATGCCAGATGCTACGAAAAAACTCTTCCAGGCACCAAAAATGAGCCCTAGCGATATTCTACCGTGGTCTGCGACTGCTGTTGAAACAAGTATTTATCCGAAGGTTGATGGAGACGGTTTGGAATATGATGGAGTTGGTGAAGGTGGTCGTAACGATTCGATGACAAAATTTGCTGGAAAAGTTCATGCGAAACTGCATCCGAGTCTTTGGGGGACAATCGGCTGGCAGATGTTTGAGAATGCTAACCAAAAAAATATTCCGCCGTTGAGTTCTTATGAATTACGAGTTATTTGGAATTCGATAAGTGAGCGAGAACAAACGCAAAATCCAAATGGAAGGACTTTTACGGGAGGTCAATCTACAAAAACTTGGGGACCAGCTCCAGAAAAACCACCTATCGATTCAAGTGCGCCTAGAAAATACAATGATTCTCTGAGCGACGATGAAGAAGAAAAGGCTGAAGATTCACAAGAAACGCTTCACGCGTCAGAAGTAGCTCAGTTGCAAACTATTGATTCGGATCATACATATTCTTTAGGAATGTTGCCTTTTGATGATGCTTTGTTAGGCGGTTTTTCCGCCGGTGAGCTTATCGTTGTGGCGGGTCAATCCGGACATGGAAAAACAACCCTGATTCAAGATTGGTCAGTGACTCTTTCAACCGGAAACCAAGAACAATATGAAAAACTGCCCTCTTTGTGGTTTTCTTACGAAGTTCTGGCAAAACCGCTTTGGCAGAAGTTTATGGGAATGGGGGCTGATTTGAACACGCCTGTATACATGCCACGATTCAATGAGACGGGTGATATCGAGTGGGTGATTCAGGTGATTGAAAAGGCCATTTTGAAATGGGGAATAAAAGTCGTTTGTATTGATCATTTAGGTTTCTTGAGAGCTCCAAAGGGAAATTACTCTAACGCAGCTGATTCTGTGACACATACTGTTCGAGCTTTGAAAAAACTAGCCGTAAAGCATGGCTTGATTATCATGCTTCCAGTTCATGTACGAAAAACTGCTTCAAAAAACCCAGATTTGAATGATATTAGAGATTCTTTAGGAATTGCGCAGGAGGCAGATACAGTGTTTTTTATTGGGAGAGAAAAAGATGATTATGGTCTTCCTACAAACCAAGCAAAACTTTGGTTAGTTAAGAACCGTAAGACGGGTATTTCTGTTAATGCTACTTTTGATTTTGTTTTCGGTAGATATTACTATGACGCATCAAAGAACACTGCTGATTCGTCAAGCGATTCAGGATCTGAGAATAATTACTGGCAGAAATAAAGCACTTTTGTTTTTTTGAAAAAAAAGTCATTTTGAGAATATGCAGGCCTGAAATATTTAGGTCTGTTTTATTTTTATAAAAATATCTGTGAGATAGCTCCGAGGGTTGTAAGTTGTACGAACCTAAAAAAGCGCATAGTTTGGTGAGAGCGCCTTTTTTTTCGGGCGGATATTGAGAAAAACTGATTGTTTCTTTATATTTCTTAGGGCAATAAAAAAACCCTGCTTGTAGGCAGGGTTAATTCTTTTCTATTTAGTTTTTTTAGTCTATACAATAATCTTCTGTATTTCCGTCTTGGAATCTGGATATTCCTCTGTATCCCATTCCATCTTCTGAATAATCTAGATGAAATGTGAGATTTGGAAATAGTTTTGATATGGATTCTAGTCCTTTTATTGGTGGAGACCATGGGCTAGAGAATGCATATTGTATTTCTAGTACTTCTTCTTGTTCATCTTCTTCATAAGCATCTAGTTCTTCATCATCATCTCGGCATACTTCGTTCATATCCCATTTTGTTCCCCAGTTCTTTATTGACCAATCATACCAATTATCAGATCCATATAGTTTTTTTAGTCTATTTTTCTCAATGTTTTCTTTTAGGTCTTCTTTTGTTGGATTGACTGTATTGGTTGTTTTTGATGGAGATTGTCTTTCTTCTAATTCTTTTGGAAGTGGGATGAAGCTCCCTAAGAAGTTTTCTTTATCTACTTTTTTTTCGAACTTTTTTAGTTCTTTTACTTCTCCTACAATTTTTAGGTTGTTTAGACACCAATTAGGCATATTATTGCTTTATTAATGGATTATCTTCTAGTTTTATAAGCTTTTTATGCCTATATGATTCTCTTCTTTTGAAGTTTTGGATGGTTCTTTTTAGTTCATTGACCTGTTTTATCTGGCTTGTTTTGTTTTCTATGCCCATGCGGGTTATTTCTACCCAGAGTGCAATATGGTCTTTGTCTGATACAGTACCCAGGTTGTAGGTTGTATTCCCCATTGGGTCTGCAAGAGTTAACATCCATTTATCCTCTTCCATTTTTTGGCAGATTACCCAATTGTTTGTTCCTGGTATTGTATGAATCATCATTCCGTCAGTTCCATTCTTTGTGATGTGATTGGATAATCTTTCTATGTTTTTCATACTGATTTCTTTACAGATCTTTTAAGGATATCAATAAATGCCTTACCAATTAGTTTTGTGTCTTGAACATCTTTGATGATTGTGTTTTTTTCTTCTCCGAAGACTTCATTCATGATTTCTATTGGTAGGTCGTTTTGAGATATTGTTATTCCTAGTTGTTCTATTCCTGCTTTTTTTCCTATTTCATGGACTCTTTCCATGTCTGGTTTATGGCTACTTCCGTCTGTGAGAACTATGAGTATTTTCCTTTCTGCTCTGGTTTTTTCTAGTTCTAGTATGCCTTTAGCCATTCCTTGGGCGATGTCTGTTCCTCCATATTCTGCTTGATCATGTTTCTTTTGATCACAGATTTCTTCCCATCTTACTTCTTTTTTGTTCATGTCATTTATTTTGACTGCTATTTCTCCGAATATGATGAGACTTCTTTGAATTGAGGCTTTTTTAAGGGCTTCTCCTAGCATATACATACTAGATAGGGCATAGCTTCCTTTGTCGTATTCACCAGGTGCGGTGTAGTCATTGAACATTGAACCCGAAACGTCGATAACAACTGAAAAGGCATAGCTTTGGTTGCTTTTGACAATTCTTCTTGAGAAAGGATTTCTGTCTTTTTGTGCAACTATTTTAACGATTCTTTTTGTTTTTAGCTTTCCAGTTCTATATCTTCCGCCAAATTCCATAGCATTGTTTCTTTTTAGGACATTTCTGATTTCTTTGCCTATTTTTTCTGATTGTTCTGCTATTTCATCGACGAATTCTATTCTTTGTTCTTGTGCTATGCCTTTTATCCAGCCATTTCCTGCTTTTAATTCATCGATTATCTCTTGTTTTACAGGATTTCCGTGACAGGCTTTTTTTTGATGACTTTCCTTTCCGTTCGGATTGGCTTGTCCATGCTGTTCTTCTCCCATCATTTCTTCTTTTTCCTTGTCTGTTGGCTCTCCTGCTTCTTTTACGAGAAGTTTGGCTATTTCGTCTACAATTGGCATGAGACTTTCTGTTTCTTCTCTGTTGTAGATTTCTTCTTTTTTAGGAATCATGATGTCTGCTACTTTGTTTCCAAGTACTTCATAATCTTCGATTCCGTTTTTGTATCCTCTTCCTTCAAATCTAGCAGCGGCATAGAGAAGGGCTTTTTCATGGACTGATCGTTCTAATTTTGGGAGCAATCTTACGAGAGTGTCCAATACTTCATCTTTTGTTGAATTAAGGATTTCTGCTGCATTAGGATAATCTCCTCCGATTATATGTTCGATAGCGATATCTTCGATCATATTTAGGGCTGTGTGCAGCAATTCTTTGTTTTCTTCTGGTAATTTAACATCGGTTGTGTAGTGGATGTGAGCAATCTCATGGAGCAAGAGCCCGAGGATATGATCCTCAGGCAGGTTATAGATATCGTTTTTTACATAGAATATCTTTCTTTGCTCAATGTTAGCTGCCCATTTTTCTCCCTCGTGAATTGTGATTTTATGCTGTTTTGCTAGCATCTCTGCTATTTTTTGGAATTCTACGAGTTTCATAATGAGTTTTTGTTAGCTGATTTGGAAGATTGTTGCTAGGAGTTCTGTTGCATCCTGAATGCCTTGGTTATGGATTATGATGGCTTTCTTTCCTTTGTTTGCACCAGCTGTGATGGTGATTGCACTTCCTGTTTTCTGTCCAGCTTGTGTCATATCTAGGTCTTTTTCTGATGCTTGGACTTCATTCTCGTAGAATGTTGCTGTTACTTTGAACTCATCTCCTTTGATTCCGTTGTCTTGGTCTTTTTCTGTAACAATTTCTAGTAGTCCTTTCTTTTTTAGGGCGTCAAATTCAGAGATTGTATACTTTTCTAGGCCAAAGTAGCATTTTTGCATATCAGCATCTAAGATATATTTCTTTCCAATTTCAAAAGCATTTGTGTCTGTCATAGCTGTTCGTGTAGCTTTTGCTTTCTGTCTTGAACTTGGTACATGAAGAGTTGCATATGTTTGGAATGCTTTTGAGTCTGTAGGCTCTAATTTGTTGCTAAATCCCATTTGTACCGCCTGGATTGGTTCCATTGTTTGTGCGAGCTTTAGGATGTTCAAGATATCTCGTGTGTTGATTTCGTATTCAGCTTTTCCATTTTGCTTCTGAGTACGTGTTTCGTTAGCCATATCTACGAGTTTGATAGCCATTTCTGATTCGGCTACTGATTTTCCTAGGTGATGCTCAATGATTTCTAGCTCTACTTCTTTCTTAGGGAATTCTGCATTGATACAGATACCGAAGCGAGAGAGCAATGCTTTGTTCATTTCCTTTGTACCGGCATATTCTGGTGGGTTACAGGTAGCAAAGATGCGGAAGTTTTTGTGTTTGTGGACAATTTCTTTATCATCTTTTTCTGTGAGAACTAGATATCCGTCATCATCCATGACTGATTGAAGCACAAAGAGAACTTCTGGGAGTGCTGCGTTAATTTCATCAAAAACAATCCAATCTCCTGATCGCATGGCTTCTGTGAGTACTCCATCAACCCAGTATGTTCCTTGATCATTGATAAGCATTCGTCCTACGAGTTCATCAGCTGTTGTGCCACCGTTGAGGTTGATACGACGGAGTCCGTTGTTGGTTTCTTGAGCCATGTGACGAATAGCTGATGTTTTTCCTGTTCCTGATTCTCCGATGAGTAGCACTGCCATATCATCACGAATACCGATTGCTAGAGTTTTTAGAATATTACCGTGGTCGATGTATTTTTTTGCTGATTTTGGGATAAATTGGCTTAGTCCGTCACCTTTTTCTACTTTGATTCCATTGTATTCTACTTCTTTTGCTGCTTCTTCTTTGGTTGTTGTTGTTTTTGGCATAATATATATTTTGATTTAATAATGGTTAATTCCTAGCTCGTCTAATATCTCTCTATCTTCTTCGAATAGTTCTTCATCTTTGAGCTTTTGAAAGTATGCTTTTTCGAGTCTCTTTGTTCTTGCTTTATTTAAGCGTTCTAGAGGGTCTCTATCCATTTCTTTCCTATCTTTTTGCTCTTGATTCATATGTTTATTTTGTTTATTTAACTGGTACTAGAAATGCTGTTACTTCATAGAAGGTTACTCCTTCCATGGTGTCGAATGTACTGGTGTATTTTGATTCAAACTCTTTTCCTAATAGTTCTACTAGCTTGTCGTAAGCTATTTCTTCTGCTTCTAATGAAGCTGCTTGGTAGTCATATTTAGGATCGTAGAAATCTGTTACAGAAATCATATCTTTCATTGGTATTCTGATGAGAATGTCAATCTGTTTTGTGTCTGTTGAGGCATATTTACTAGGTGTGTAGTAGTTTGTTTCTTCTACTTCTGGTAGTAATTGTCCTCCCCATCCTCCCGTTTTTGGTGTATACGCTGGTGGTGTGTACTTTGGGTAGTAAGAAGGTGTTGTAGGCTTTCGCTTTTCAGTTCCTTCTTGTCCCATTGCGAGTCCTCTTACGCTCATAATATTTATGTTAATGTAATTATCTTTCCTAATGCTGTGGCTATTTTGCAGAATGTGTAGAATGATACTTCTGCATTTCCTTTTTCGGCTCTAGCAATTGTTCCTTGTGAAACATGAGCTATTTTTGCTAATGATCTTTGTGTCATTCCAGCATTGTTTCTTAGGGTTTTGATTTGCTTGGCTACGAATTCAATATTTAGTTTTACTGATGTTCCATTGACCATTCCAAAGTTTGGGGTGAATGGTTGTGATGCTGAGAGTATTTGATTTATTTGTTGAGTTCCTAATCCTGTTTTTGCTGTTAGTTTTTCTTCTTCTTTCTTTTTTAGTGCTTCAGCTATTGGATTAATGTTTTGTGCTTCCATAAGTTTTTTTAGATTACTTCTAGTATGTCAGTTATTGTGAATCTATCTGTGTTTATTCCTGGGAAAGCTCTTTCTAGGTTTTTGTAGGCTTCTTCTGAGGCATGTTCTTCATCTACACCTTCTGCATCTAGATTGAACTTAAAGGTTATTTTGAATGGTTTTTTTGGACCTTTTCTTTTGAGTTGTTTTGCGATGTCGCTGATTTGTGGTGTTTCTGGCATATTTCCTGTTGTTGAGTGAATTAAATCGAATGCGTTTTGGTTTACTGGATAATCGTCAATTTCTCCACGATCATTTTTTCCTTCAACCTGTATCATGTCTGGGTCTCCATCTACTGCTACGTCTATTACTTTTCCTTTCCATCCTGGTTTTGTTATTGTGTATTCGTATTCTTCTGTTGCGGTATGGTTTGCTATTACTTCGTCTCCTATTTTGAATCTAAGCATATGTTTTTAGTGATTTTTTAGGTGTTCAAGGTATTTAATGAGATTTTCTTTACCTATAATTTCTTTGCTTCTTTGCTTAGCTTTTGCTGAAATCATGATAAAGAACATTATTCCTAACATCCATGCTCCGAATGTGCTGTTTTCGAAGTATTGGTAGTTGATAGCGATTACACCGATAAGAGCTCCGAATGTAAGGATATCTGCAATAATTGATTGGAATAGATTTTCTTTGACAATGATGAATCTAGCGAATTTAGGGGCTTCTTCTTCAATTAGCTTCAATGTTTCTTTTTTTCCTTCATTTATTTCCTTTCTTATCTTTTCTGCTATGTCAGCAGCTTCTTTAAGTATTTTTGCTGCATCTTTTATTGTTTGTGCTGATTCTTTTGCCTCATTTTCAGGGCTTTTTGTTGTTTCTTCCATAATTTTATAGTTCTTTTACTTTAATATGGCCTTTTTTGATTAATTCGATGAGCATTTTAGCTTTAGCATCACCTGGTTTGTCTGCGTATTCCATTGTGGCGAATCTATCAATTCCATGGCTGTACATGCCACAAAAGAAACCATTTTCTTGTTCATATCCTGAGAATATTTCTGTTTCTTCGTAGTATGTTTCTCTTTGGTCTTGATATTTTGATAGGAATACATCAATGTCTTTGTTGGTGTAAGCAGCACAAAGTAATTCCTCTTGGCTATTCTTTGGTGTTGCGTAGCGTACGTCTACGAGCATTATTTTGCCCTCTGACGTCTTTATCCATCCAAAGTAGGATATTTGTGTCACTCCGAGTGTTTTAAGCTCCTGAGCGAGATTTAGGCTAATTACTTCATCTTCAGTTTTTTTGTTGATTTCTGTTTGGTTCATAGAATTACCAGTTATGTATTTTAGCTATGCATTTTCTGTCTAGTTTATTATCTATGCATATACATTTTACTTTATGGATTACATCTACATTTACATCTTTTAGTGTGTTGTATTCAGCTAATGGCATGAATACTGAAAAGTCTGATAAATCTTCTTTTAGTTGTTTTTCTTTTTGTTTTAGTGTTAGTTTTTCATCTTCGTACCAGTCTGTTACATCAAATTCAAATTTTGCTGTTACTATTGCTTTCATATATATGTTTATGAGACTAGAGAATTAAGGTAGGCTTCAGCTTCTTTCCATGAGGCTTCGTGCCAGAGTGTGGTGAAGATGTTGCAGAGTGTAGACGTCTTTTCGACGAACTTAACTTCTGGATCTTCTAGCTTTTTGTCCATTAAGCGAGCAAAAATTCCGTCTGGCATGAGTAGGTCATTGACTGTATATGCTGGGATAAATGCTTCATTGAAGACTGATACTGGATTTGAAACATCTCCGCAATATACGATTTTTGCTTTTGCATTGTTGGATAAATTGAATATAAATGTCGTATCTGGGCTGTTTTTTCCTAGTTTTCTGACTATTTTCTTGCAGATATTTTTTGAGATGTAGTGAACTCCATTCTTATTTTTCATATATTTTAATGATTTTGAATTAATTTTAGGTATGTTGGATCTGTTTCCCAGTCAAGCGTGATTGGTATTGTTCCAATTTGATTTATGTTTGATGCTGGGTTATTTATTCCATGCCATATATCCATTGTGTATACGATAACTGTCTCTTGGCTTATATAGTAGAAATATTCAATATCTCCATGTAATGCATTAGATATTCCAAATCCTGTGACATTTCCGAACTTTTGTGTTTTTTTCATTTCTAATGCTTTCTCGTAGTTTTTCTTTATTTCTTGAGGATTTTCTTTCATCCATTGTTTTTGCCATTCTCGGTGTGATTCATCGCTTTGATTGGTCATGTATTGGATTAATCTGGCTGTGGCGTATTCAATGTCATCAAGTCCTCTGTTTGTTTTGAAGTGAACGAGAAATGGCATAATATCTGGCAAAACTCCTGATGGATAACCATCTGAGTGTCTGTAAATGAGTGTTTCAAAATCTTTGATAGGTGTTCCTTGTTTAGGATATATTCCTAATTGGCATCGTGTTGACATATATTTATTAATTGCGAGTTATTGCCCACCAGAATCCTACGAATCCTAAAGCAAAAGCGAATCCTTGTAGTGCTACTGATAGATTTGGTCCTATTTCGATTAACATAGTTTTAGATTAATGTTTGTAAGGGAACTTTTTGTAGCAATGGAAACATATATAACCTTTTCCTAAGCCTATTTTTGTGAGTCTATGTCTTAGATCCCAGTAGCAAAGGTAGTTTTGTAGCCATTTCATATATTTATTTATAGTTTTGTTATTTTACTGATAAACCATCGGCCGTTTCCTTCGTTGTATGTTTTTTCTCTTACTTTCTTCTCGGCTGCTTCTATAGCTTCATATGCAGTTGTTCTGTGTATTGATATCCAGTTTTTGTATTTTTTGTCTTCTGTTTGTATTTCTATGAAATAAGAGTTTTCTTCACTTTTTCTGTTGAAAACAAATTTTATTATTTCTATGATTGTTAGTCCGATGATTATTCCTACTATGATAGGGAGGATTAATCCTGTGAGTAATATTGTGAACATATATTTATATTTAAGAGGGCTAGAGGTTAGTCTAGCCCTCTGTTAAAGGATAATTACTTGATTGATTCGATTACTTTCATGATTTGCTTGATATCTTCCATGACTGCTGTACCCAATTTGAGCTCAAGAATGAAGTTTCTGATGACTTCTTCTTCTTTGGTTGTGTCTGGAGTGAAAACAGACTCATTGTAGTGATGTCCGTCTTTCTTTCTGACATTAAGTAGTTTTTCTGATGTGAGCGCTCCTCTTGTTGGGTCTAGGTCACGAATTGGATCGCTGTATTCATTTGATCCGAGTATTAGGTAGAAGTTTGGATCTTTTTCGATTTTCTTCTTATCTTTCATGATTTCATCAGTAAATTTCTTTACTTTTGTGATGATTGCCTTCATTGCCGCTTCGTGCTTCTTTCGAGCTTCTGCTTCTTTTTTGTCTGCGATTTCTTTGGTTCTTTTTCGGAGAGCTTCTCGAAGCACTTGTTCAGCTGTTTCTACTTGGAGCTTTGTGAGGTTTTTGTAAGCTTTTGACATAAATTTATATATTATATTAATTATTTGTTTGATTTAAGCGTTTCTTTTGGTGATACGGGTAGAGATGGTCACTCTATGCTTTTTCTTTATTTCATAGATAACAATTGATTCTTTTTTGAGTTCTTGAACGTTTTCTACAAGATATTTGATGCGGTCATCAACTTGCTTCATTGTCTCGTATTCTTCGATAGGATCTTCATCAAGGTCATATTTGAGGAGGAAGTTTGCTTTGGGTGCTTTTGGTGTAGGACCTGGGTTTTTGATGAATTTCATGTTTCTAAATGTCCATCCTGGGCCAGCTGTTTCACCGTCATTGAATTTGAATCCACTTACTTCTTTATGGGTGTAATAAATCTCTGTAACAGTGACCTGATGTCCATATTGATTGATAAATGTGGCTCCTACTTTGATATCAGAAGCTTTTGGTGTTGTTTTTGGAGGCATAATATTATTTGTTGAATGATAAGTGTTTTTTAATTGAGCTATCGTAAATGGCTTGAATAGAGAATTTTCTGTTAATTGTCTGCTTCCATAGCCAACTTCTTTGTTTGCTTCTATGTAGAAAGCCATTGGAAGGCTGACTTCGCAGAGTGGCTTTTCTGTCATTTTTTCTTTGCTACGCCATCTGTATCCTAGTTTTTCTAATTCTTTGCAGTGATATTCATATTGATATCTTGTTGTGATGTTAATGATTATTACCTTCCCGTGGTCGAATCGTAGTCCCATAGTTTATTATTTTAGTTTTGAGTTAATCCTACCCATTTGAACCAGCTTTCAGGAGAGTTGCCGGTGAGTATGTGGCCTTTATGTGATAGGTATTTGACGTACCATGTGGGTATATCTGTTCCTGGGAGATATTCTGGCCATTTCATTGCTTTGCTGAAGTATCTCCAGAACTCAGAATGGTCATATGCTTCAGCTACTTCTTTTGGTTGTTTGTATCCTGCATTTGAGGCCATTTCTTTGGCTTTTGCGTATGTCATATGATTAGAGATTCATGGCTCTGTTGATTATTCCTTCATCATCAGGATGGGCTTCCATCTTGAGTGAAATGCTTTTTCCAAAAGGCACAGCTTCTAGTATTTCATCATCATTCATGCGAAAGTTGACGAATCCAGCACTTCTGACTTCTCCTGGGAGCAAACGACGATTAGCAGCAGCTACTTCATCGTGATTGAGAGTGATTGGGAACATGATGAAGTAACGCTGGTCTGTCATGATATATTTGAGTTTCATATGTTTGAAACGTATTTTTGTTAATTTGTGGACAATAAAAAAAGCTGTTAAAAGAGGGTGAATTCTTAAAACAGCTTTAGTTAGGGCTCTTATACGATGCCCATAGAACGCTCAAGCACTACTAGAGTGCGAATTTGCCACCTACATGAGGTTTTAATCCCCATGTTGAGTGTTATGTATTACTCTTGACCATGAGCCTGGCTCTGGTTCTCAAATTCTACATTCTTGATGTTTGCTTCTGCCAAGTTTTGGGCTGCGATAAGACGGTCAGCAGTCTCTTTTGGAAGGAGCACTGATACGCTATAATCTGCATCCTGCTTTCCTTCACGCTTTTTGTTGGCTGTGAGGAAAAGAGTCATACCTGGTGTGATGACGAGCTTTGCTGGTAGAGAACGGTTAATCTTGATAGAACCAGCTCGTGAACCGTCTTGTGACTGAGCCCATACTTTACCGATGATAAAGTTCTTGAGTCCGTCGTTTTGTGATACTGGAGTTACTTCTTGCATTGTTTCTTGTGACATAATATTATCTTTAAAATTATTTACTTCTTTAGACTCATCAATTTCTTCTTCAATAATCCCTCGAGCTAGCAGGTCTTCAATACTATTGGAGTACTCATGGTTATAGTAATCTCCAGCCTCTTTACCAATTCTAGGTTGGTCTTTTATGAGGATATATGTTTTATGCAATGGCATAGGATTATTTTAGATTGATGATATTGCAGTTGTTACGGTGCAAGCGCTTAACCCGCATAAAGCGAGATTTGCTTGTAGTAGGCATTTGACAGTGGCTTATGCTCTCTGAGTCTTTACTTATCTAGCAGACGAGTCACACAGTGTATATTATATATTTCGTGAGATGTATCACGTTTGCTGTGGATATGGTCTTTGCTTTCGTAAGTAGTTGATTGATTCAGCTGGCGTTTATTAGCCACTCTGTAATACCTATTACAAGCATTTTGTCGGATATTCTCTGTTATCAGAGCAACCGACTCTAACTTTTCTCTAACACACAAACACTCGTCATGATTTTAAATCGACCTAAATCATAACACCACTCAAGTGGTAAATCCCTCAACAGAGCCACTCACCTATCCACTGTCATAGAGTAAGCAAGGTTGAGACGCATTCTCTTGAACCATGCATTGCCTACTACCTGACGTATGACCTCCATCCTTGTGACGCCCACGTACTCTACCCCCACCAGGTAGCAACGCCCACGTACGGTAACGAACACATGATCGCAATGATAGAGACCTGTAGCCTCATCTCTGTATATGTACATACTCTTGTGTATGGTTAATAGTTATATACACCAATCAAGTGGTAGAGAGCACGGTGGCAGGGCGTGAGAGGCAGAGGCACACAGTGTGGGTGGGCACACAGCGTGGACAGTGGGGACACTACGAGGCTGATAGGGGTATGGGGGGTGATTCGGTACTGAGTCCCGTCTGGAAAATAGGGTGGTGGAAGGGTACCAACACGGAGATTTTCTATTTTTTGAAAGTCCATACACCCCTACAAATTTAACCCCCCATTTTTTTGAATTATTTGCTTCAGATAAGCCAAAATTTTTTTCGCAAAAAATAGGACTTTCCTCTTGACAAATACCAAATGTTCCTGTAACATTAGGCATAGATAAAGAAACTATACCCATATGAAATACTTATACGGCATACAACCGACTGGACGCATACACCTAGGTAACTACTTAGGAGGCCTAAAGTTGGCTCTAGAAAAGAAATCAAGGGTGCTTGTAGCCCAATACCATGCTGAGACAACCGGTAGCAATACGGTCATTAATGTCGTGAATGTGCTTGAAACACTTGAGGAGTTAGGCGGCAAGGCTTACATGCAGAATCCAGACGCAGCGGTATTAGCGTTTAAAATCCAATGTGTGACTCCTATGTCAGACCTCAGAAGGATGACCCAATTCAAGGATAAGGGGGAGGGGAACGTCGGACTCTTTACGTACCCCTGCCTCATGGCCGCTGATATCATCCTTTCTGACTGTGATGCTGTCATCGTTGGTGAGGACCAGATTCAGCACATGGAGTTCTACCGCAGGACTTGCAAAAGGCTAGGCATCAAAAAAGTTGCAAAAACTATCCTCACGGAGACTCCTAGGATTATGAGCATTAAGGACCCGACACGAAAGATGTCTAAAAGCCTTGGAGATGCGCATTGTCTGTACATTGGGGATCATGATGAGAATAGGCGAAAGATAATGAAGGCTCCGACCACTCCCGAGGGGATTGCCAATTTGAGGCAAATAGCCGATGGACTTGGTGTGAGCTATTCTGATTCTGGGAATATGAAGGAATTTAAGGAGGCTATAATTAAGGCATTAATGTTGATATAAAACTATGAATGAAGAGCAAATAGCAAAGATGGTAAATCGGTTCCTTCAATGGAGACTACCTGAGAACTTTAACCCAGATGGAGGTATAAGCTTCAAGCAATTCCACGAGGGAGTGGGAGAGTATAAGCGTGAATATAAACCTATTGGCACTAACCTCTTTACGTACACACAAGCAGAAGAGATGGTGAGGTATATGCTGGAAGGTATTGAACCGCCACACGAGTAAGTTATAAACAGTTATAAACTTTGAACCGTGTGACAGATAAATAAGAAAAATCCCCGGTGATTTAAGCCAATAATTAAGTAATATATAAACATATGGAAAAGAAACAAAGATGCAGCAAGGAAGAGTTATCAAATGATATGCGTAAGATGGTGCACAAAGCTGCTGAAGAGAAGTATATTCTTCTTGCGCAAGACATATTCGCTATCGGCTACCTATGTGGGAAGTACAACATTGAAAGATTAGAAGATACCCCTGAATTACAGAAAGCTATTGAGGAGTATGATAAGACTGATGATCTCATGCTTCTTGATACCATTGCTGAGACTCTCTCAGACCTTGGTGTAATAGCCCCTATAAACTAAGGGACTTTGCTACCCTAGAGTTATACAAACAAGACTCTATGGGTTTCTGGGACAGTAAGAAGCAATTTCTGAAGAAAGTTATTAATGAGGTCAAAGGTGACGTCAAAGGTTTTGTGCATAGCAAAAAGAGTGACGCCTATGAAGAACCGACATATAAGGCTAAACCAATTGAATTGGAAACCCTAAGGAAAAATGTCCTAGACCAGACAGCCTATACCCCACAGGCAGAGAAATACATCAAGAAAATGCCTCTTAGGCTTCTAACAGCAAAAGACACCAAAGGGTCTAACGCAGCCAAAGGGGCTTTTGTGATGGGACAGTATAATTCTGCTAAAGGTGGGATTACAGTACACCCTAATGGACTAAACCCAAAGAATAGAGGGGATAGAGTGGTGGGGACACTCCGACATGAGATCACTCACTCTCTTGATGAGAACGTTAATAACAGAGATGAACCTAATGCCAGCTATGTGAAAAGAGGGAGAACATCTGGGAATAGCTATTTATTTGAAGACAAAGTAGCAAAGAATGATCCTAAATACGCCAAGTATTTAAAGAAGTTCCTTAGCAATTACATGGATGCTGATCAGAGAATGAGGGACACTGAGTCCTTTGCTGAGTATGGTTCAAATGGCAGTAGCGTCATGAGATCACCATTAGCACCTGATTATAGAGATATATACGTTCCAGCTACCAAGAATTTGTTGTACTCTCCTGTATATCCTTCTAACGAATATTTGAGAAGGTTCATGCCTGAGCTTTATGACAAAAACAATTCTTAGGACTGTTATATACTTTTTTTATGTTTGAACAGAAAAGAGCAGCATTAAAGAAGGTCATGAAAAGTAATGACCCACGTGTTAAAGCCTCCGGCAAGGGACTCGCTTTTGATGTAGCTACAGGAATCAATAGGATATCTGGCGCTACTGATTTGGCCGAATACGCTGGTTCAAAGATAGCAAAACGTATGGTAGCACCTTCAGCCAAGAAGTATGTTTCTGATAATGTCAGTGGGAAGAAGGCTGCCATCAGTGGAGCTAAGACCCTCGGCACTATTGGAAGCCTAGCCGCCGGTGGTGTGCTAGGACGCATGAGCGCCAATGTTGCTAAGAGACGTGCACTCAAGAATACCCTTAGAGTTGCTCGTGGAACTAATACAGGAAGCAAGATGTACGCTAGTTAGGATTGACAAATTAATAGGACTTTTATACACTTTCAATTATGGACAAGAAAAACATTCTCAAATCAATGATCAATGGTGGCAAGGCTGCCGCTTTTGGAGCTACACATCCCGTGCAGGCTGCCTATAAAGGCGTCCAAGGGGCTCGCAAGCTTGCCAAAAGTTCTCTCGGTGGTATGACCACCTTAGGTAAAAGCAAGCCATCGATAGCATCAATGCCGACCATCAAGGGAGGAAAAGGTGCATACGTTTCACCGAATAGTAGCAATACCGATAATAAGATGCTCGTTAAAAAAGCAATAGGAAAGAAAAAATAGATGCGGAATCCGTTTTCATGATTTTGAACGAACCCATCTTACGGTGGGTTTTTCTTTTATACAAAGGGGACTTGACAAATGGAAAATCATCATGTACACTTAGAGAGTAGTAAATTGAAAAAGTAAATGGGACATTGGCGTAGTGGCAGCGCGCCTGGTTGTCTACCAGTAAGTGCGAGTTCGATTCTCGCATGTCCCGCAGGAATTGATCAAAGAGCATCGTCGGCAGTGTTGGGGTGTGCACATCCTATAGCACGTAAGTCAGACGAGCCGCCGGACTATAAACGTCTGGTTCCAAAAATGAGTCTGTAGTCAAGTGGCGAAGACGGCTCCCTCTCAAGGAGCAGGCCCGAGTTCAATTCTCGGCTGACTCACAGGTATATCGGCGTTTAAGCCCCATTGACGGATCGCAGCCCCTACCTAGCTGCTTGCTTGGAAAAAACAACTATCCGTCTCTCAGAGTAAAGTGTTACGGTAGCACGAGTCCTTTGGAAGGATTCGGCCTAGGTTCAACTCCTAGTACTCTGACTCAGTTATTTTAAAATCTATCTCATAAGTGGGGTTTACGAACATTCACTCCATGTCTTCAAGCGCTGCTGTCTAGCTAACAGAAGCCAATGTGGGCACATACTAGTTTTGGAGTTTTGTTGGTAGCCCAGCTTATGGGATAGATAAAGTCGATGTGTGTCCTCGGTCGAGGCGCCCACATCATATAGCGATATATCTGGAGTGGCCCCAGGCCTGTCTCATAAGCAGGAGTACGTGAGTTCGATTCTCACTATCGCAACAAGGAAGAGATGATCATATTCCGAAGCCCTACCGAGTGCCTTGCCAGCCAGTGTAGGCACAGCTCATGGTAATCAGTAACTCTAATACGGCATATTGATAACCATGATTTCTAGTAATAAGCCTTTATAGCTCAGTTGGCCAGAGCGGCGCACTTGTAATGCGTAGGTCCGGGGTTCGAATCCTCGTGGAGGCTCCCAAGATAGAAAAATAAGCGTTGTAGGTGTTCATGGACGCATAGTGGTTTTCCAAACCGAAGGACAGGGATCGTTACCCTGACGACGCTCCAGGTTGAAATGCAGAAAGGCTCTACTGCGGGACTTATACAGCCCTCCCACTGTAAGTCATGATGGGGATTGCCGCCCTCCTGCCTGATTTGGTCTGTTAGCTCAATTGGCTAGAGCAACGGTGTTACATACCGAAGGTTGTAGGTTCAAGTCCTACACGGACTACAAAGAAGTTATTTTAAAATAAGCACGGTTGACCGAAAGGCTAGGTGCAGGATTGCAAACCCTGATATACTGGTTCGATTCCAGTATCGTGCTCAATAGTTCTTTAGTGGGGGGGAGGGATTACGAAACCTTCAGGCGAAATGCGTAATAGAGTACCCTGTTGAATGGCGTCACTGGTAATACTTTGCGCTCCTCCCCACTAGTGAATTAAGTAACTAGAATACATTTCCTTACTACGGGATTGTGGTTGTACGTTGCGTCGTCAGATGCGGGGCTATACCCCTTAATGTCAGGCTCACTCCAGGTACCAATGAAAGCCTGGGAACATACGCTCTTAACTCAGTGGACTAGAGTGTCTGGCTTCGAACCAGAAAGTCGGGGGTTCAAATCCCTCAGAGCGTACAGATGGTAATACGTCGATGGCCGATAAGTCGATAAGTCTATGCGTTGGTGGTGGAACGGTTTACACAGCGGTCTTAGAAACCGTGCCCGAAAGGGTTGAGAGTTCGAGTCTCTCCTAACGCACAAAATCCTTTTTTTCCGTTAATGTGTTTTGTGAGGTTACCATGGTTGGATATAAATATTATCGAGGCCCCGCACATAGGATTAAAAGGTATTGCAATGGTTCTCTAGCCCAACGGCAGAGGCAAGACACTTAAAATGTCTAAAGTCTGGGTTCGAATCCCAGGGGAACTACGGGATTTAGATAGTGGCGGAATAGTAACGCCTGAAACCAGTTGGGATAAAGATACTGGTAGGAAATCCATGTAAGGTGACTATACGAGTAATGCTCTATCTGTGGATAGATTAAAGAAGGTTTTACAGCCTCACATCTCGTCAAATCCTTACCTATCTAATGACCATATTGGTGAGTAGCTCAACGGTAGAGCAGAGTCCTGATACGGCTAAGGTCGAAGGTTCAACTCCTTCCTTACCAACATGTAGGTATTCCTCCTATTCGGGTGAAGCTATCGTGATTAGGTCGAAAGACCCCGATTGGTAATCGTGATAGAGGGGGAATACTTGCGTACAGGCAATTAATTCAGTGGAAGAAATGAAGTCTTATATACTTCAAGTCGTTGGTTCGATTCCAACATTGCCTACGGGTTATTGGCGCAATTGGCAGACGCAATGCACTCAAAATGCATACAGTGAAGGTTCGACTCCTTCATAACCTACTGGCTTATAGCTCAGCGGAAGAGCGCAGGACTTCTAATCCTAAGGTCACTAGTTCGAATCTAGTTAAGCCAACAGAATATTAATAAGAGCCATTTTCGGTTTAACGGTTAGCGTATATATCCGTTACTGAAGTCCCATTACGCAATAGGGTGAAAGGCCGCCTAGCAATAGGTTCCAAAAGGGCGGATATGCAAATTGGTGAAGCAAGCGGTCTGTAAAACCGTGACACGGAAACATTGTTGGTTCGAATCCAACTCCTCCCACAGATGATCCTATAGGCAAGCGGCCCAAGCCCCCTGTTTTTCAGACAGGTTATCGTCGGTTCGAATCCGACTAGGATTACAGATAAATAAAGAAATATATGAAGATAAAGTCAAAATTCAAGATAGGCGATAAAGCAAAGAAAGTTAGTGGATATAAGTTCAACTCGATTATTGTAGCTATTTTTACCAACACAAAGGGTGATGTGAGAATAGTAGCAGAGCATAAAGACGGGTTGCTACATATATTCAATGAGAATCAGTTAGAGTTAAGAAAGTAGTATGAGAAAGAGACTAAAAAAGAAAAAGCGATCATGTGCACTCTGTAAGCCTCATAAAATGAAGTGGCAGAACAGGTGGAATGCTAAAGATTTCTTTAGTCTAAAGATTTTCGAGAAGCAAAAGCAATACGTGGAAATAGTGTAACGGCAGCACAAAGGTCTCCAAAACCTTTAGTCCTGGTTCAAATCCAGGTTTCTATGCGGGGATAAGCAATGGTTTCGACGGTAGTTAAATCCCGAAAGGGCACTCTATCGGACGAGAGTTCGATTCTCTCTATCTCCACAAATTGAAGACGCCGAACACCTTCCTCAATGGTATCTAGCAGAGCGAAGGGATAACTCAGGTCGCTCCTGAATGGACTAGATGGCCACTCTTCAATTTATGGGCGGTTAGTGATAAAGGCCAGCACATCTGGTTTGCAACCAGAAAGAGTCGGATCGTTACCGACACTGTCCACAAGTGAATTCTGGGGTGTTCGTAGCTCAATTGGCAGAGTACTCGTTTGTGAAGCGAGCCGTTGAGGGTTCGAGCCCCTCCGATCACCCCAGAGTTCATTTTTCAGTCTCGTCTAGCGGTAGGACAGCAGCCTCTGAAGCTGTTAAGTGAGGTTCGAATCCTTGGACTGAAACAAATTTGCAGATTGAAGGGGGAGTATAAGTCCGGCCATAGACGTATGGAAGAGACGAACTGGCGAGGCGACGGCCTCTGGGTACTCCACCTCCAGTCTGTAAATATTCTAGAGTAGCCAAATGGGAAGGCACGGGGCTTTGAACCCTGTATGAGTATGTTCGATCCGTACCTCTAGAACAAATATGATAGTACTGTCATGTTTAGCGATTGAGTGACGCTTAATAGCACTCCCTCATTTAGGAAGATAAAGCAGCAAGGCGCTGCACTCCCGTGCTAAGGGAAGGGTTCCGCAAGGAATGGCTTTCGAATAGTCTGTCTTCCTCATAACGGTTGTTTGTGACGATTAGGGGATACCCAATAGGAACATTCTCCAGGAGAATTGGCCGAGTCTGGTTGATGGCAACAGTCTTGAAAACTGTATTGTGTAAAAGCAACGAAGGTTCAAATCCTTCATTCTCCTCAAGATGATCTGGTAGCTCAATAGGCAGAGCAACTGGCTCTTAACCAGAAGGTTGAAGGTTCGATTCCTTCTCAGATCACAAGATGGTTCATTGATGCGTGGCAGGGTGAAGCAGTCCTAACGGGCACCGAGGAGGCTAATTACCTCACGACTGGTATAAGTCAGTAAAACTCGGCCACACATCAGTGAATCAATATGAACTATTAGCTCAGTCCGGCCAGAGCAGGGGGCTTTTAACCTCAAGGTCGATGGTTCGAATCCATCATGGTTCACAGAGTTTAAATATTATCGAAAATTATATGAAAATAGCATTCACAGGCTTGATGTCGTTACTCTTATTTGCATTTGTTAGCCTACCATCAGTAGAAGCTTTTACATTAAACGTAACATCAGATATCCATGCAGGAAGTCAAAAAAAGCGTGATTACAGCAAGTCAACGCCGGGCAATATAATTTATCCTAGCAAGGGAGTATCTTATTTTAGTGCATTCTTGAATCAACCAGGAGATATTTATATCGCACTTGGTGACAATTCCAATAAGTGTAAAGACGCTAAAAAGTATGATAAAAAACTTCGAAAAGCAGTAGATAAATCAGGGAAACAGGTTTACTTTGGATTCGGTAATCATGATTGTGATAAAGGGTTTAAGTATCTATCAGGATCAAAATATTATAGTGTAGATAAGGATGGTTGGCGTATAATTGTTATGAACTCTGAAGAAGTCTCATATAATCCAACAGGACAGAATGACGGCGGTTTCTCAGATGAGCAGATTAAGTGGCTGAAAGAGAAGTTAGATACAGATAAGAAGATCGTTATTGCTATCTCAAAGCCACCATTTAGAAAGGACACGGTCACACCGAAACCTACATATGAAAAGTTTTTTGAGGCTATTAAGGACACGAATGTAAAACATGTACTAGGTGGAGATTACCATGTTGTGCATAAGACAAAAGAAGTAGATGGAGTGAAGTACCATTTTGTCCAGGCGCTTACTCTAAAAGGCAGTCAGGGTAGATATTTAAAACTTGACCTCGATTAGAGGTCTAATCTTCTGTAGCTCAGTGGTTGAGCGCTCGGTTGAAGCCCGAGAGATTCTGGTTCGATTCCAGGCGGGAGAACAGGGAAATATTCCAGTGTAGCTCAATTGGCAGAGCGGCGCCCTGTTAAGGCGATGGTTGAAGGTTCGAGTCCTTCCGTTGGAGCAATTTTTATTCCACTTGACAAATGGAAAATCATAGTGTATATTAGATACATTACTAATCCTATAAAAGCAATGAATTGTAGTGGAAAAAAGTGTTACACAAAAAATGAAATATCTCATGTAAGGAAGGCTATATACAGAGATAGGACAAAAAGACTTAGGGCATATCAATGTCCTCAATGTTTTATGTGGCATTTGACATCAGTTTTAGATAATACATCACAACATAAGAAAAAACCGACTGTATATAGAAAATACGGTCAGCATATATAAAATAATCGTATGAGAACACTAGTACTTGGAGATAGCCATGGCGGATACAGATCATTTCTTCAGGTAATGGAACGATCTAAATTTGATTATGAAAATGACAGACTTATCTGTCTAGGAGATGTCGCAGATGGATGGCCAGAGGTGCCAGAGCTGATTGAGGAGATAATGAAGATAAAAAATCTCGTATTTGTTCGTGGGAATCATGACCAATGGTTAAAAGATTGGCTTACAAAAGGAAAACAGCCAGATGTTTGGCTATTGCAGGGAGGTCAAGCTAGCTACAATGGCTATGTTGAGCGACATCCAGAGTTAATGCAAAAGCATAGAGAGTTTTTGAAAAGTACAAAATTCTACTTTGTTGATGAGAATAACAATCTGTATGTCCATGGAGGGTTTGATCCAAACTTACCTATTGAAGAACAGAATAATCAGGTTTTGATGTGGGATAGGCAATTGTGGGACAAAAAGTGGATGTATGATGAAAACGGAATATCGTATCCAGCCTTCAATGAGGTTTATGTTGGGCATACGAGCATATATAAGTTTTCTCATAAGCCCATAAAGTACGGTAATGTCTGGTTTATGGACACTGGTGGTGGATGGGAAGGAAAACTATCTCTTATGGATGTAGATACCAAAGAAGTCTTTCAATCTGACGTTGTATTAGACTTATACCCTGAAACAAGGGGACGAAATTAAATTAAAAAACTATATGGAAGTAATAAACGAAAAATTAAGACTTTTCCTACCTAAGGAAGAGTTAGAAAGCGGTGCTTTCGATCAAGTAAAAAATGCGGCAGGATTGCCGTTTGTTCATGGCGTAGCTGTTATGCCTGATGCCCACCTTGGAAAGGGTGCCTGTGTTGGTTCAGTTATCGCTACTGAAAACGCTATTATACCAGCAGCAGTTGGTGTTGATATCGGATGTGGAATGATTGCCGTTAAGACAAAGTTCTTTTTTAAGGACTTGCCAGAAGATCTAGAATCTATTCGAGCAGGAATAGAGCGTAGAATCCCTTTAAATGCAGGAGCTAAAAATAATAAAATACAAGGAACAGCCCTAGCAAGGGTTAAAGCTCTAGATGCTAAAAAGAAGGATTACTATGATGATGCCTGTAAGGATTGGAAAAACCAATTGGGGACTCTTGGTTCTGGGAATCACTTTATTGAGGTTTGTTTGGATGAAGAGGATAGGGTATGGGTAGTACTACACTCTGGTTCAAGAGGAGTGGGAAATCGTTTAGCAGATCGTCATATAAAAGTGGCTATGAAGCTAATGGATACCATGCACATCAAGCTACCAGATAAAGATCTATCCTATCTACCGACTGGTATTGAAGGTTTTGATGACTATATCTATGACCTACTATGGTCTCAGGATTATGCACGTCTAAACCGAGAAGAAATGATGGATCGTGTGCTTGAAGAAATGTCTTACGCCTTCTTCGATGAGGGTGGTAGAGCAAAAGATATTGAAATTGATAGAATAAACTGTCATCACAACTTTACTCAGATGGAGAACCACTTCGGAAAGAATATGTGGATAACAAGAAAGGGTGCTATCCAGATGAACGACGGGCAACTAGGGGTAATACCAGGATCAATGGGCACAAAAAGCTACATTGTAGAGGGATTAGCCAATAAAATGAGCTATCATTCAGCCCCACACGGAGCTGGAAGACGATTCTCACGTAGTGAGGCACGTCGTAGATTCACAATGGATGACTTTGATAGAGAGTTAGCGGGTATTGTTGTAAGACGATCCGAGGATTATATTGATGAATTGCCGTCAGCATACAAAGACATTGATAATGTAATGGAAAATAGCAAAGAATTAGTGAGAGTAAAGCATATTTTGCGTCAAATTATCAACGTAAAGGGCAGTTAAAGTCTAGAGAGGACTGTGTTATGCTCTGAAATATGAGTGATACAGACAATTACGAGAAAATTAATCAGCCCTACAACAGTCTTTTACAGAGAGTTCCTGAATCATCAAGTCAAACTACTCCAAAAGCTGTAGGAGAGCCAAATTCCACCAATTATACATCACAGTATGACGGTGGTTTTGGCTATTCTGGAGAAAATGGGAACGTTCAACAGATGCCAGTAAAAGACGATGGAGGATTAGGAGATATTTGGATAAAAAGCTTCATAAAATCAATCAATTGGAAGCCGAAAAGCGTCGGTTTTTACATAGATGGGGGTACTGGGTATGCTGAGTTCACAAACGTCTTTGTAAGTGGCAATATTGAGGCCCTAACGGGGTCTATAGGAGGCTTTGAAATAGGATCTGACTATGTTAGAGATGAAGCTAACAGTTTCGGGCTCTCTTCTACGGTAACAACTGGTGATGATGTCCGTTTTTGGGCTGGAAGTACATTTGAAGATAGATATACAGCACCTTTTAGAGTATTAGAATCAGGTGTAATAGTCGCCGAGTCCGGTACGGTAGGCGGATTTACACTTGGAACGGATTATATTAGAGATACAGATGATAGTTTCGGTCTATCTTCAGTGGTGACATCAGGAGATGATATTCGATTTTGGGCTGGAAGCAGTTTTGCTGATAGATCTACAGCCCCATTCAGAATTTCAGAATCAGGAGAAATTGTAGCCTCATCTGGGTCAATAGCTGGGTGGACAATTACATCTACTACATTTCAAGATCCAACAGGTAAGATAACAATAGATTCGGAGAACTCAAGAATACTTCTTGCGGATACAGCAAATGATAGATTTTTACTTGGATATCTATTAAACGGTTTTTAAATATGATATGGGCAGTTACGGAGCAAAAGTCTCTCAAAAAGGCTATGATGTAAGGGATTGTGCGGACAGATTTCTAGTCTTTAGTTCATCTTTCCTTAATTTGAAGGTTCTAGCCACTTATAGCGTTTCTTGTGATACACCAAGAGACAATTTTGCCACTGTAACAGCAGATGCTGGGACTGATACTCTAACATCAGCTGGGCATGGGTTAAACAACGGAGAAGTAGTTTATTTTAGCACTGACGGCACGTTACCAGGGGGTTTATCACTGTATATTGAGGAGGTTGATGCTTTTGTTTTTGAAAGAGTAGGATTAGTGTATTACGTAATAAATGCCACAACTAATACCTTCCAAGTTTCACTTACATCGGGAGGATCAGCCGTAGATATAACGAGTGCCGGTAGTGGTACACATGAATGGAACTCGGAAACAAACAAAATTGTCATAACTCACAATCTTGGGTATAAATCGCCATGGATTTTTAATTACAATGGCGTTGAATCAAGTGGAGGAACAAGTAATTTTATGGCTGAACAGTTCGGACAGCTAGATATTAGGATATATGACAATACGACCGAGATATATGTTCGTTCGTTGTTTGATAACCAAGTCGCTTCTACTACCGTTTATTTCACGTGCTATCAGTTTTTAGATACATTCGATTCCTATAGTGCGAGTACCATATCTACAGGAACAAGTGTCGGTTCATCATCCAATGATTATGGATTAAAGATAAGCAAACCTGGATTTGATGTGAAAACATGCGAAGATATAGACCTGATACTTTCTAGCTCTTTCTTCTCTAGTATTATTCATAAAAAAGGATTTGCTGGGTCGTCAACTAGTCATGATTTGGGATATTTGCCATCTTTTTTGTCTTACGGGAGACCAAACGGTAAAAGTTACCTAAGATTGGCTAATGATGTCACAACTATTAATACATCTACATTAAGCTTTGGTGGCTATAATGACGCTATATACTACGTAATATTCAAGAATAAAAGCATTTAATATGGACCTTGGATTCAGACTATCTAGAGACGGAATCGATGTAAAAACAGGCGCCGATAAGGATATGGTGATTACTTCAAAGTACTCCACATTAAAAGGGAGCTTATCTGGGTCTGGAAGCATTTCTGTACCACAAACTATCAATCTAAATACGATAACAGCAATAAATACAGGGACAGACTTCTTTACTTGTGTTGCCCATGGATTGTTAAATGGAAACCAGGTGTTTATAGATTCTGATGCTACAATGCCAGCTCCTTTAGAGAAGTTTAATATATACTATGTTATTAATAAGACAGCAGATACGTTTCAGCTATCTTTGACATCAGGTGGATCAGCCATAGATATAACATCAGCAGGTTCTGGTACGATTACGTTTCAAACACAGTCAGCGGTGGTAATAACCCACAACTTGGGATATATTCCAATGACGCAGGCATATTGGAGTGACCAGGCTGGTGTATACTTTGTACCAGGTGATTTCTACAATATTGGAACGTACGTTTTTGGCTTCGGAGGAACTGATTTCTACTTTAATTGCTATTCAAATGACACATATTCCTATATAGTATTTCAAGCAGAAGACTATGGAGCAGGAGGGGCTAATATAACTTTTGATTACGCTTATTATATTTTTATTGATAAAGGACGATTATGATTCTATTTTACAAAAAAGACACAGGTAAAGTATTCTCTGTAGTAGATGGGAGAGTTCATGATGAATTTGCTCTACAATGCAAAATAAGCGACGGTACTCCAGAGGAAAATATAGGGAAGTACGTTATCGGTTGGATTCAGAAAGGGAAAGACTCAATTGACTATAATCTTGATAAAATAGATATCTTGAAAGAGTTTGAGTCAATATCACCGGTAAGTCCACTTGATTATTCTATTGATATAGAAACAGGGAACTTAATAAAGTCACAATAAATATATGCCAGAAGGACCAGTAGTAGAAGAGAAAAAAGTTCAAGAAAAAGTGCCTATTAAAATGCGCCAGATTATCATTGAGACAGATGGCAATGATATAGGTATTGTTAAGGCTGATGTAGCCGGTAGCATCGAACTTGTTGCTATTCTCAGGAAACTTGCAGATCATTTAGAGAGAAAATAGCTTTCTAACAATAGAACCAGACGGGTTTATTTAAGGTCCTCGATTAACGAGGGGCTTTACAGTATTGACCTGGAAACGCTTCAGGAGTCACATACGTGGGCTCCTTTTGCATATTTACCCCAGCTTTCTGGAGTTCTTCTTTAGTGTTGTATAGTATCTCAAACACGGCAACTGGGTTAGTACATCTATCGAAATTGACTGATATAACTGAACTTTCTTTGTATTCACCGAATCCAGTACCGATGGCTTGTTTTACGCTTTTTGCTGATCTAAGCAGTACTTGATTGTCTGCAGATTGAGGAGATAGTGATGAGCAGTTTACAGAATTACTTCCACCTACTCCACTTGTAAATGTGTTTCCGCCATACCAATGGTGATTGGGTGTAATGCTAGCACCAGTTGAATACCAGGGCTGTCCTATGGTTGTTGTTACTGTGTAATTTTGTCTCTCTTCAAATACTGCCACTCCTATAGCACCTAGGTTATTTCCTTTCTTCATTCTTTTCCTGTATGAACCCTCCGGTGCAGAGAAATAAAACTCAGCTACTTCTTTATCGCTTGTTCTCCATCCTTCTATTGTCCTTGAGCTATAAGCAGGAACTATATATCCGCTAGACGAATAACTGCCCTCTTCTCCATTCATGACTGATAATCCATCAATAGTGGGTACAAATAACTTCCTGGTGTAGGAATTATTCTTTATTCTAATAGAAAAACGAGTATTTTTTCTTCCTTCAATGTATACCTTTCCGTTATGCGAAAATTCTCTAACAGGCTTTCCATTGATAATCACTTGAACTTCGTAATCTTTCTTTAACATATGTGTGTGTTGTAGGGACTTCTTGCGCAACAAAATGCGACTTCTTGCCCAAAGTTTATATGTCTGGTTCTATTGTTAAAAAACTACCCTTAATATACAAGAGTCTAAAAGACTTGACAATACGTTAGCAGTTGTGTATCATCTAAAAGTACCTTGATATTTATAATAATGACGTGGCTGAGGAATCGCTTGCTAGGCGATAAGGCACACTTGAAAGACAATAGGGTCCAGTAGGGTGGTATTACGTACAAATAACTATGACTATAGCGTCAAGAGGCTCCAAATAAACTAAATGAGCCAGTAGCTACAAAAGGATTAGAAACCTACTTGCAAACGGGTGACTGATTACGCTACTTTGGACAAGTGTCCCTCTCCTAAGGGGTAGTCCCGGTTAATACACATGGGTGTGTATCACCGCAAAAATAAAAGTTGGTTTAGGGGCGTATGCGTGAGTAAAAAGTAGTCTCACCGTCATTATTATGCATATCAAGGATTATGGCGCACACACCAAAGATAGATATAAAAGCATTAAAGAAAAGCGGAGCTTTTGACGAAGCCCGTTTTTTTCGTCTTTTGTCTGAATACAACAACTATGTTGATCAAAGGACTATAAAACTATTCTATGAAGGCCTTGTGAAGCTATTAACATCTGAATTGAAGGAAAATGGAGTAGTTAGGCTCCCTCATCTCGGAGATATAGCTCTAGTAAGGCAAAAAGACAAAATAGGATGGGCTGGTCAGTATCAGAAGATGATAACTGGTAAATACATGATCAAGTTTTACCCTAAAGATGCTTGGAGGAAGTATTTCGCTAAGGTAGCAGAAAAGGAAGGGTATGAAGGAGCACTTGACCCAAGAGAGAAAATACTCAATAGAAGAGTTATCGAATAAAGTGGGATTGTAGTATAGTTGCATCATGGCAACAAAACCTTCAGATATTCCTAATCTTGAGAGACAAATATCAAATCTCCAACAAGAAGCAGGAAGATTCGACAGTCAGTTAAGGTCATCTCCTACAGCACTTGGTGGGAATGGAAAACCTACAGCTTCTGATATTTCTGATCAGGAGTCTCTTAATCGTATCAATAGTCAGATACAAAGCCTTGAAGATTCAAGACTAAAGACAAAATGGTACGGAACTGATGCAAAACAAAAGAACGCCGCAGACTCTGGAGAAGACTCACCTGGGTTTTTTCGCTCTACATTAGATTACCTTTCTAGGCCACTTTATGGAGTTGTTGGAGCTACAAAGCATTTTACTGGACAAGGGAAAGGCTCTCTTCAGCAAGATGTAGCTGATAACATGGTTAGAAATAAGAATACGTTTGGAGATGTATTGAAAAACTCTAATGTCCCATGGGCAGTAGCAGCGCCACTTGGTTTTGCTTTGGATATAACAATGGACCCAGTAAACTGGGCAACAATGGGTACAGGGGCCTTAGTTCCAAGACTTGGAATGGGTCTTTATAAAGGCGTCCAGACCGGTGAAGGCGCTCTAAAAGGACTTTCAATAGCTGGGAAGTCAAGTATATTAGAAAAAGCCTCTGTGGCAGGTAGATATACTCCATTCTTTAGAAAATCAGACGCATTTAAAAAGCTAGGAGAGGCCGCTATCAAGACTACAAATTCATGGGAAGACCTGAGTGGTATTACTGCTGCTAGTATCGTTTCTCAAGGTAAGGGTATAGGTGGAAGTCTATTCTCTGGATCATATAGATTAGGACTAGGAGATTTAATAAAAAAAGCAGCTGAATCTACTCCCAATGGAGCTAAGATATTGGATAATTTTATCTATGACCCTGTTGAATGGGTTAGACAGGCGAGGATTAAGGATGTTGTCCAGGAATCACTCGGACAAGGGGCTGATATGAAAGGGGCTATAAATGCTCATTTGAGGGGAGAATCTATTGAGCCATTCTTAAAACAGGGTGCAGAAGAGTTTTCTTCAGCTGTTAAGGCTGCCAGTCCTGTGAAAGTACCATTCGGCATAGATACAGAATCAGTATCAGCGTTACCTACAGCAAAAGAGGTAGATACAATGGTAGCAAAATTGGCTGGAACTGGACTAGAAACAAAGGTAGCTGAAGCTGCACCAGATATTGTAAATGGCGTTGATGATACGGCATCTATCCTAAAGAACCCTAATACATTCATATCTGCAGATCCAATGGAGAATGCTCTTCGTATTGCCAATGAAAAAATTGGTGGAGAACAGATAACTATGGAAGATATCGCTAAAATAGTAAATTCTGGAGCTTTGGAAGAAACTGGAGTCAAATGGTTCGATAAGATGATGGGAGGAATCAAGTCTTATACTATCCAAACAAACAAGAATAAGGATAAGGCTGTAGCTATTGGTAAGAACGTTATGGACAAGTACGACCAAGCTATGGGTATATTTCGTGCTGCAAAAGTTGGAGCATCTCCTACTGCTTGGACGAACGCTGTTGTAGGAAACATGATCATGACCCACATGGCAAATGGGGATGTTAGCCCACAATTTATTGCTCGATTGAAGCAATCTTTTGATATGTATCGTAATAAGTCTGGATCAGCAGCTTTTCTGGATGGTCTTCTAATGAGCGCCGGTAAATCACTTGGCGATGAGAACCTGATTAGAAGGGGTATTTTAGATAATAAGACTGCCGCTAGAGGTACATTTGGAGACTTGAGCTTTCTTAACGCTAATGATTACGCAGAGGTACTTCTACAGAGAGGAAGAGATAATGGAATGTTGTCATCTGCTGTAAAGGTAGATGATATAAAAGATAGCCTAAGGGGAGCAATGGATGAGTTGGCAGAAATAAGAATGAACGCCGGTACAGAGCCTGTTAGAGGGATCATTAAAGCAGGGAAAGAGGTATCAAGAGCAGATATTGGTACAGGTATGCTTTCTAATGAAATGTTCAACTCTAGAGCCACAGCTGCTATGTTTGACCATATAGCTGAGAAGGCTAAGTCAGATCCATCAAATATTGCATGGAAGCTTCTTGATTTCACTTTGAATAAGATGCCTTCAGGTTATGAGAAGATTGACCAGACCTTTAAAATGGCTACGTTTCTTAGAGCAACTGTTGATGGTTATGATATAAACCAGCTTCGACAAATGCGTCATCTTATCAATATGACTCCTGAAGAATTAGCTTTAGGAAAGTATGCAAAAGATGGACAGAATCTTTATCGTCTATCGCCAAAGTCAGCTATAGAACTGGCAAATGCTATGTATTTGAACTATAACGCTATGCCAGCGGCCGTTAGAGTTCTTCGAAATATGCCATTGATGGGATCTCCGTTTGTATCATTCATGTATGGAATGGCCCTAAAAACAGGTCAAACACTAGCTTATAACCCAGCTGCGTTTAACAAGGTCAATTTTGCTATGAAGGATTTTGGAGGGACAAAGACTCCACTAGAGAAAAAAGCTTTGGATACTGACTTTTATTCTTACTTGAACCAACCTGGGATGTTCCGTCTACCATTCTTCGAAAAGAATCCTATATATTTGAACATGGCTAGTATGATCCCATACTATTCTTTGAACATGTTCAATCCTAGCCAGACTAACTATGGTGATTCTGCAAGAGAGCAGCTTACACAAGCATTACAAGGTTCTCCTATACTAAAAGATCCAGCTGGAAGTGTATTGTTTGACTATCTGATTCAACCTCTTATACTTGGAGAAGCTATTCGCCCACAGGGTCAGTTTGGACAACCGCTGTATCCTGTTGACGCCACAGGACTAGAAAAACTTGGGTATGGTGCAAGAACATTTGGAGAAGCTTTTGTCCCAAACATTACATCATACGCTGGTCTGCTCACACCAGAAGAGGCAGCTAAATATATTCCTAGCTATAGATGGAGACAGTTATCTGAAGCAAAAGAAGGTAAAAACCAGCTAGGTATTTCAAGTAAAGAACCTAAAACATCACGTACTCTACGTGGACTGTTGCAGGCTAGTGGAATTTCAGTACAAGCTCCAGTAAACACGAATTTTAAAGACGGCGGTAGTGCCCAATAGCAGTACTCTGATATTATTATTAAAAGAAATATATGGATTTTCAACAGATGCAACCAGGTCAGCCAACAGGTATGCCAGTTTCTGATGAACAGAAGCAGGAACTCCTTGGTATGATTCAGAAGATTAAAGACAAACTGACTCCTTTGAGTGCAGTTAGATTTGCTTCTGATAACAAGACTGAAGAGTTCAGAAAGAGTATGTTAAAGCAGGTATTTGAAAAGCTTCAGATGGCTGGTGTTGACCTTTCTGATAAAAACTCTGTTGCTGAATTTATTGCTAGTCTAAAGGAGAATAACCCTGAATTAGCACAAATGTTTGAGGAATCTATGGATGTTCTTTTGGGAAATAGCGAAGTGAACTCTTTTGGAGAGCCTCAGGATCCAAATGCTATGTTGGATATTCCTGGAAGTAATATGAATAATAATAATCAAAATGAAATTTTACCCCAAAACGTATGAGGACATTTGTAGTATAGAGGGCTGGGAAAAAAGAAAACAGACACTGTCATGCAAAGGTAGTTCTCTTGATAAGTATGTTGCTAGATTCAGGAAGTTTTACAGAGAAGCACATACCTCAATTTTTGAAACAATAGTCAAGCAGATATGGCTTGAACAACAACTCTTCGTATCTAATTTTCGAAGAACCAAACGTGTAGGAAACAACTCTGTCTCCGATAACACATATGGTAAATTTACTAAAATAGAGGTTGGAATAAGTCATCGTCCGGTGACTATCAGCTTTATATTCACACCAATAGCTACCTATTTAAAGGATTTCTTCCCAAAGTTTCTTTTTGAGGATCCTTTTGAAAAACCAGAAATGTATAAGTTTCCATATAAACATGTGACGCTAGATTTTTTGGTATTTGTATATCAGATGGACAATAGACTTGAAATGCTAGCAGAAGCCGAAAAAAGAGGAATGAGTTATGCTGAGTTCATAAATTGGGCTCTAAACTGGGCTCTTTGTTATAACGATGAACATGGGAGAAAAAAATACCAATTGATTGGAGGCCATTTCAATTGGCCGTATATTAGAAACAATGATCTCAAGAAGTTTTGGGAGAATGATAAATTTAATTTTGATGTACTATAATGGAAGAGGAAAAACCAAAAATAAGGCTTAGACCAGTAGTTTATACTACAAATCATGTAAAGAAGGGTGCTCAAAATACTGCTCAGCAGATGTTTTTGTTGAAGGCACTCCAGGTTACGCAAGACCCTAAAAAACTCAAGGAGATGATAGGGGTTAAAACGGTAGCTGAAGTATATAGGACGCTTGATAAGATGGCGATGAGAAAGGAATATCATGAGGCTCTAGCCAAGTCAGGTATTTCTTTTGATTTTATCGTGAAGGGTCTGAAGAACATCGCTATGGATGGATTTAAGGATGCTGATAAGTTGAAAGCATTACAGACGCTTTTGAAATCTGTAGGTATGGATACATACAAAGAAGATTCAGGAGGCGGTTCAGGATCATGGGAAGAAGTTCTCCTTGAAAAGATTAACGAGCAAAAAGAGCTTGGGTCAGACATGAAAGAGATTTCAGACGGCGTTATTCCTACATATGAAGTGATTAAGCCAGAGATACCAGAATCTGCTCGTTTGATGCAGGAAGATGAGGATGAGATAACATCTAGTATTTATGATGTAGAACCTAAAAAACATGGAGATTAATGAGAAACCGTCAATTGATAAGCTTTTAGACCCTAAGTTCTATTTAGAGAGCTTCACGAAGCTGAAGGGAAAGACGCCAGGTTTGGTGCCTTTTATCTTGAATGAGGCCCAGAAAGATCTTTTCAATGCTTTAAATACCCATTCACGAGTCATTATTCTTAAAGCTCGCCAAATGGGGTTCTCTACAGCCGTAACTGGTTATCTTTACCATAAAACAATTACCACCCCTGGTACTAACACTGCCCTTATTGGGTATAACTCTGACCTTACAGCTGAGCTTCTTGATAAGGTAAAGACTTTTTATCGAACAACTCCAGAGTCTATTCGCCCTAAGATTCAATACAATAGCAAATACGAAATCAGCTTTCCTGCCATTGATTCAAAGATCCTTGTGCTCCCTTCTAGTGAAAACGTAGGTCGTGGATATACCCTCCATAATGTTCTCTGTACAGAGCTAGCTTTCTGGGATAAAGCAGAAGAGAAGATGCTTGCTATTGAAAACGCTGTTCCTCAGGATGGGAAGATTATTATAGAGAGCACACCGAATGCTATGGGTAATCTTTATCACCGTATGTGGATGGCAGATAACGATTATTGCAAGAAAAAGTATGGATGGTGGTGGGGTTATACTGAGGAACAAGTAGAAATAATCAGGAGACGTATCAATGATCCTATGCGTTTTGCGCAGGAATACAGTCTTGAATTTCTATCAGCTGGACGTCCAGTTTTCCCAGGACAGCTTATAAAAAGGCTTAGAAAAGGCATTTATAAGGTTGGTCAAGAGGTAGAAGATGAAGAGGGCATTAAAAGTGTTGTTACAAAAGATGAAGATGACTTTGTCATGTATTACCCACCAAGACCAGGTAGAACCTATATTATTGGTGCTGACGTTGCTGAGGGTGTAACTGGAGGTGACTATTCAGTATTCACTATATTTGACCGAAAAAATGGCCATGAGGTTGGTTTTTGGAGAGGTTATATGGCTCCAGATAGATTCGGTAATTACCTAGACAGAATAGGAAGAATGTACAATAACGCCCTTATGGTTGTGGAAATTAACAACCATGGGCTTACTACAGTCACTGCTCTCAAAAATAAGATGTATCCTCAACTATATTTTAGGCCAGTTGTGAAAATGGATACTATTTCTATGAAATTTAGCGATAGATTGGGGTGGAAAACAACTAAGGTCACTCGTCCATTGATGATTGATGATTTGAGAGAGGCATTATCTGATGGAAGTCTAAAATTGCATAGCGAAAAAACCCTAGATGAAATGCTTACGTTCGTTTTTAACGATCATGGCGATATGGTTTCGCAAAGCTCGTTTAATGACGACTGTATTTTTGCTACCGCTATAGGATTTCAGGGCTTCAAAGTGATGTATTCGGGCACTTTAGGGCAAATTGATTATGAAAGTCATATGCCAGAGTCTTCATCCTATTAAAAATTAGCACTTTGCTATAGTTTTTATATAAATTATGCCTAAATCTTACGGAACAATCTATTCGCCAAGTGATTTTGGCAAAAAAGAGATAGAATTGCAGCGTTTATTCATGCTACAACGTGATGATGCGCGTAATTATTTCTTAAATGTGACCAAGCCACGCCTTGATCGGTCTTACAAACTCTATATTGCTTATGGAGGAGATCGTCAGAGAGAGATTAAGAAATGGCAGTCAAACGTACAAATTCCATATATTCAGTCTGCTGTAGAGACAATGGTTCCTCGTATTGTTGATGCACGTCCAGAATTTACTGTTTTAGGACGAAACGAAGATGACCAGGTTAGAGCTGCAAAGCAGCAGGAGTTGATGAACTTCTTTTGGGAGACAGCTGGAATGGATGCCACTACTGAAGATTTTGTTCGAGCTTGTCTTATTTATGGGACAGGCTATTTACAGGTTTCATGGAAAAAAGATGTTAGGGAGCTAAGATTCCTTAAATCGAAGGATATTTCTAGCAAGAAGTACACATGGGAAAAGGAAAAAAAGACATTCTTTGATGGACCGATGTGTGAGTGGGTAGATAACTATAATCTATGGTATGACTGGCATAATACAGCCAGAAGAAGTAAGCAGTACTGGTTTAAGCGTTTAGTTCTCACAAAAGACGAAATAGAGCGAAGATACCCGATGGCAGACAAAACAAGGCTTCAATTAGCCTTTAATTCTCCTGGAGGAGATTTAACAGATTATGCATCTGTTCGTCAGCAGGTTCGTACAACAAACCTATACACCACAAAGTCTTCTATGGCAGAAATGGGTTCAGTTGGAGGTGGAAGTTATGGAACTGACAAATATTATAATACTCAGGACGATTTGTTGAAAATGTACGAAGTATACGAATGGTGGAGACCGTTTGCTGACTCATATGCTGTAATTGTTGGTGGAAGCAATGTTCCTATTTTCAAGGATGGAGATATGCCTATCCCTATGGACTTTAAAGAGGCTCCATTTATTGAAGCTGCTTATCTAAAGATACCAGGTGAACATGAGGGATATGGATTGCCACTTATTCTAGAAAGCCCGCAGGTAATGCTCAACTTGGTGAAGAACCAGCGTCTTGATACAGCCACCCTTTCTATTCATAAAATGTGGGTTGTAAACCCATTGGCAAATATCAACAAAGATGAACTTGTTACCCGTCCTTTCGGTATTATTTATTCTATAGATCCGAATGGTGTTAGAGAGATAGAATTTAGCGATATTAAGCCTTCTGCCTATAAGGAAGAGGAATTGTTGAAGAATGATATGCAGTACGCCTCTGGTGTAGATGACTTCTCTATGGGAGTAGGAGGAGGGTCAGGAAGCGCTACAGAAGTTCGTCATTTACGTGAATCTACTCTTGAGCGTGTTCGTATGTTCGTGAATCATCTCGGAGATGCATATGCTGATGTTCTTAGATACTGGATGGATATGACTCGTCAGCTGTTTACCGAAAGCATGACAATCAGAATCATTGGAGAAGCTGGAAAGCCAGAGTTCCCACTTATTGAAAAGGACGACTTTAAAGGATTTTATGACTATAGAGCCACTGTTTTGCCATCTATAGCTGGTCAGGATGAGGTTAAGAAGAAGCAGGACATGGATATTTATCAGTTGCTTATCAATCTTCCATTTATTGACCCTCAGAAGCTTACTAGCAAGGTTATTCAGACATGGGGATGGTCACTTGATGGTATTTCAAAGCCTGAAGAAAGTGTTCCTCAGGTAGGTCCAGATGGACAGCCATTGCCACAACAAGGAGCTCCAGTTCCTACAGCACTCCCACCAATGGGAGCACAGCCACAAATGCCACCAGCAGGAATGCCACCATCACAGGATGGAGGAGGAGGACCTGGTTTTCATGGGCTTATCCCTAAATCTAATCTTAGAAGCGTTGTTAGCCATTTGAGAAAAACAGGTGAATCTTATGGTGGAAATAATAACTTCTCTCAATTTGCAAGCCCTATAAATCTTCTTACTAATGGGGGTATTCCTCCAACACCAAAAGGAGTTCCACCAGCTGATAAAACTCAGAGATCAATGATTCCAAATATTGCAGGACATAATCGCCAACCAGGGGCTGCTGTAAACACTGGACTTCCATCACAGAATAAGAACACTAGTGTCCAGTCTAATATCCTTAACAGGGCATTTTCCCCTCAAACCCAAAAATAATAGTACTGTGTTATTTTCTATATAACACGTAACTAAAAGATTTCTATGGACCCATCACAATTACCACCAGCAGGGATGCCAGATATGAGTGGAGCAGGAATGCCACCAGCGGGTCTTCCTCCTATGCCACCTATGCCTCCAGCACCAGAAGCTCCTATGCCACCTATGATGGGTGGGGGAATGCCTCCTATGGATGAAGAGGGATCAGAGCCTATGCCAGATAGTGAATCATCAGAGGGAGAAGCTCCTACATCAAGTTCAGATAGCAAGGGTAACGCTATGAAGAAGGAATTGCTTCAGAAAATGATGTCAAACCTTTTAAACAAGCCAGGAAGAAGCGTAAATGAGATGGTAAACGGCGTTAAAGCTGTTATTGCAGCATACAAGAACTTTGCCAAGGAAATAGATACTCTTAATGGGATTGATCCATCAGTTTCATCTGATAATGCCAACATGGAGACATCAGCATTAAGCTCTGGTTCAGGTGATCAGATTCAGCAAATGTTGAGAAGTATTCAGAGCAAGAAGTCACCGTCTACAGACTCAGTTCCAGTTGTTGATGGAGGAGGAGGACCTGGATTTCCAATGCCACAGCCACAGCAACAGATGCCACAACAACCAACATATAATACTCCAGCTCCATACAATAGCTTAGGAATATACGGTTATTAAAAAATATTAAATACAAGCACATATGAATAAGAAGAAACAACAAGACGTCCCAGTAGCACCAGAGCAGACAGCCGCTAATGTTCGATCATATTTCACAAAAGAAATAAACGATAGAATACAGGCAATGAGCATGAAAGAGATGGAGGCAATTCTAAAAGATATGCCTACCACTACATATTGGATTGCTCTATTAAAATACTCAGGTGTCCGTAGTCCTATGTTGGATTCAACACTTCGTACTACTGACCCAATAAAGGATCCTAGTAAAATCTCATGGGCTCAAGGAGCACTAGCAGGTCTATGTGATCTTGAGACGTATATCATAGATCTGAACGAACCAAAGTTTGAGGGAGTGAGTGAAGATAATACAGCTGATAACCACCCAGAGGGGATTATAGGATAGCAATTTTTATGCAATATTCAGGACCAACTACAACTGCAGAATCTTCTAGTGAAGGTCGTATGAAAACAGATGCTGGATGTTGTCCACATGGATTAAAAAAATGCCTTAAATGCGCCATTAAAAAGGCTCCATCTAAGGTTGGAACAAAGAAAGCATCTGACAAAAAACTAAAGAATTTCATGAGTAAAAGTAAGCGGTAAATAAACCTATGCAAAAGTCAAAGAACAACAAAGAAAAGAAGGCTATGTTGAAAAGCATGGTAAAAGGATCTAAAGGAGGAAATTCTCCATTTAGAGTAAACAAAGCCCTCGGTAAGAAACCTCTTTCAGCTTCACATATTGGAGGTGGGAATGGTGAGAACCTTGGTACAAACGGTATATTTTAATTCGAAAATTGGGACTGTGCTATTTTATTTAACAAGTACTTAGTCCAATTAAAAGCTATGGATTCATCAAAAACCACATCAGGTGTGATGGACGCTTTAAAGGGTAGAAAAGGTTTCTCCTCTAAGAAGGGTGTATCACTACTTAATATAGTCCAAAAACTCTCAAAAAGACGAAAGGAAAAAGGCGCAAAGTCTGATAGCAAAAATTGTTAGATTGAAGCGCAGTACATTACAAGTTAATTAAATATGAATAATACTATGGAAAATCCTAATACAGGGTCCGGTCTACCGGGTAGCCCACAACCCATTCCTACCCCAAACCTAGATCACGGTGCACAGGCAGGGCAGATGGGACAGACAGGAAGTGCAAGTGACGATGCGCAAGCTATCGCATACAAAGAACTGGAAAGCCGACTCGGGACACAAGGTCAAGAGCTTGGTGAATACAGAGAATTCTTTCAAAATATAGCTCCTCTTCTTGATAAGCTTGATCAATCACCTGAGCTGGTGCAAGCAATTATCGATGGAAAGGTAGATAAAGATATTGCTCAGGCAGTGATGGAGGGTAGAGTTGATGTTCGTGACGCAGCAGCCGTTGTTCAAGCGAACGAAGAAGTCAAAGAGAAGTTAGGTAAAGAAAAGTATGACCTAGCAACTCCAGAGGCTATTTCAAAGTTAGTAGAAGAGCAAGTATCTAAAGTCCGCAAGGAATTTGAAGAAAAAGCCGATCTACAATCTTTTCAAGAATACACTAGCAAATTCATCGAAAACACTCCCGACTTTCAGGAGTACGCCGACAAGATCGACAAATGGCTTGATACTCATGACGTAAACGACATCAAAGTTGCTTACTATGCAGTAAAGGGTGAGATGTCAGAATCTCAGGCGCAGAAAGCGGCAGATTTAGCAGCAGCAGAGAGTGCGAAAGCTGTTATGGCAAACGCCGGTGGCGGTGGTCAGCAGTCTCAGTTCTCTGCAGACGGAACTCCTCTCGTCGATAAGTTCATTGCTGGACGTCCGAATCCAAATTCGTTCTTCCCAGGAGCTTAAAAGATAGATTAATTTAATTTTCAAGATATATGCCCCAATATCCATATTATACAGAGCCTACCCATAACCAGGGTACTGTACAATCAATAGCTGGAAACGGTGCACGTACCTCAGCTACTTCTTCAGCAGAAGGACGCTTAATCGTTGAAGCTGTCGACAAGATTTTTCTTCTCGAGCCTAACAAGCATCCACTCGTAACTCTTCTTACTAACGTAGGAAAGGTATGGGACGGTAAAGCTTGGACAGGATCAAGCATCATGAAGGCCGTGACTGGAAATCCAGAGTTTAAGTGGTTCGAAGACGTTTATGGTGGTCGTTACGCCAGAACTAGCGAAGCCGAAACTTCAGGTTCTACAACTATTGATGTTACAGGTGCAGGTTCTTCTTCAGCTTATATTTTCACAGTAGGTGACGTTGTTCGCAACAGCCGTACTGGTGAGAACTTCCTTGTTACAGCTATCGCATCATCAACATCTCTTACAGTTACTCGTGCTTTCGGTTCGACTGCTGCAGCAGCTATGGTAGCAGGTGATGGTTTGTTCATTGTTGGTAACGTAAACGAGGAAAACTCAGGTGCTCGAAATGTTAACGCAACTCGCTCTACACCTCAGACCAACTACACACAGATTTTCAAGACTTCTATTGCCGTTTCTGGAACAGAAGAAGCTTCTACACTTTACGGTGGAAAAGACCTTCCATACCAGCGAGCTAAGAAGGGAACAGAACATGCTTTGGACATCGAACGAGCATTCTGGTTCGGACAGCAGAAATATGATGTTACTGGTACACAGGGACATCCACGTCGTTCAACAGGTGGAATCGATGAGTTCATTACTAGCGGTAATTCATATGTTCAGAACCAAGGTGGTCCATTGACTGCTCCTGACTTGAATACCTTCCTTCGTGAAGCCTTCACATACGGAAATAGCACTAAGATGTTGTTTGCTGGTGGAATTGTTCTTCAGGCAATTAACGAAATTGCTCGTGGTCAAATCCAGACAAAGACAGGAGACACTACATACGGTGTTCGTATCTCAGAATGGCAGACAGCTTTCGGAACAGTAAATATCGTTCACAACCCATTGTTTGTTGAGGATTTTGCAGGTAGCGCCTATCTTCTTGATATGGAGTGCTTCAAATACCGATACTTGGAAGGTCGTGACACCAAGCTTGAGATGAACATCCAGGCTAACGATGTTGACGGTGAAGTAGATCAGTACCTCTCAGAAGTAGGTCTTGAGCGCCGACAGGCCCCTCGACATGCTCTTCTAAAGGGAGTAACAGCGTAATCTCGCTAGAGAATCGCAGTTAGGATTCTCTAGTCCTTCTCGGGGGTGGGACGATAAATCACCTCCGAGCCCGTAAGGGCCCCGACTACTGGAGCACGGGTCATTGCCCCTTTAACTTAACCTAACAAGAAAAATATGCCCTCACAAGATTCATTACAGGTACGAAACCTTCTAGCCCTAGGTGATGTCCGCCAAAATGGTACAGACGAACCTATTGCTATCCGTCTTCGTAAAGTAGGATCAGAGACAGCCGTTTCTGTTACTGTAGTTTCAGCAACAAGCTTGGCTCTCGTAGGTTCTACAACAACCGACACATACCTTTTCGCTACTTATACAACTATCGGAGCCTTGGCTGACAAGATCAATGCCGATGGACGTTGGGAAGCAAAGGTTATCGATGTTCTTCGATCACTTCCTTCAGATGACAACCTTTTGGCAGCTGCTCCAGTTACTGCTGGTACAGACGAAAACGGAGTTGTTATTTGGGATGTTAAGACCGATACTTCAGTTTCACTTCAAATTTCAGTTGGTTTGACTTCTCGTCGTAACTTTGATGCTCCTAAGGGACATCGTGTACACGTACAACAGGTTGTTTACTCAGTAAACATGGGAACTGCAGCCGCAGATAGCTTCCAAATCTGGCGTCGTCGTGGAGCAACTGAGACTAAGATCTTTACAGCTCTTTCAGTCGATACCACAGAAACTACTCTAAACCTGGCATCAGGATTGGGTATGATCTCTGGAAAAGATGATGATGAGTTCGTTGTTCTTGTAAAGGATGCTGCAACACTTGCAGACGCCGCAGGAAACTTCGTACGAGTTATCGGAAAAGTTGAATAGTCGATTCTAGTCTTACTTTAGAGGTCTCATACGAGGCCTCTAAGCCTAAGCCCAGAATATCTGGCAGTTAAATAATATGAATAATGTAAAATTATGAAGTTTGTATCAAAGAGTTCAAATCTCTTAATAGTTCTAAAACCAGGGCTTTCAGCTCAACCTATTACAGGTACACCAGCTACACCAACAATATCTGTTCGTTTTACAGATGGTATAGCAGAAGTAAAAGATGAAGCGCTTATTGAAATGATGTTAAATCATCCTGGATATCAGTCTGACTTTATCGCAGCAGAGACACCAACCGATGATCCATACGCAAATACGAGAAAGTCAAGTGAGCCAGCTCACGTTTTGACAGAAATGAAGTTTGGAACACCAGTAAAACAAGAAGTTAAAGGAGGTAGTTCAAATGTATCTCCAGAGCTCCAGAAGCTCATTCAATCACAAGCTATGGAAATGGCTAAAAAGATGCTCCCAGACATGGTTGAGAGCACAATTAAAGCCATTGTAGACAGAAAAGATACTGAGACAGCAAAGGTAGAGGAAGAAATTGATGTACCAGCCCCTATAGTGGCTGAAGTGACTGAAACAGTGACAGATGAGCCTACTCCAGTATCAGAACCAACTCCTGTAGAAAAACCAAAAAGAGGTCGCCCAGCAGCTGCCAAATAGCCTTTCTAAAGACATAAAGTCTGTTGAGGGACTTTGCTATTCTAGGAGTAAAGAATAATTAATAGACTTTATGTCACAGATAATTACAAGTTTTTCTTACGATCCAGTTAGGTCTGGATTTGACTCAAATCTTTGGAGAACTACATCAGGTGCTCCAGCTGTTCTCCCATCAGGAAGACTTGTTTTTGATAACGGAACAGGAGTCACTGGCGCAGCCGTTCACTATGTAGATTTCACTAAAGGAGACATCTCTTTTAATGTAAATATACCTAATGTACCAGACGGTGGAGATATCAGAGCATTTGGAGTTTCATCACCAGATGGGACATCATATGTTCGCTTCTCTATTGGAACTACTGGAACATTCTTCTATGCGGAGTGTTCAAATGGAGTAACTACTACAACATCTGCTATTACATGGGATGCAAGTTGGACAGCAGCTAATACAGTTTTCCGTATTATTTGGGAAGCTGGAACAGTGAGATTTTTGATAGGAGGAACACGTGCAGCCGTTATTTCAGATGATTCAGTCCCATATGGACCATTAAGTCTCTATGCTTCTGATAACTCTACATCCCCAATGACATTTGGAGCTATCAATGTTAGAGGAACACAATCATACGTATTGAACCCTAAGACATCTGACACATCAGTAACGACTGGAGCAGCTCAGCTCAACGTATTCCAGGGAGTTACAGTTGCTGAAAACGTGGCTCTAACAATCGTTTAATCTTCGATTTTCGGTACTCTGGTAGAATATGAACAGTGGTTTTTATAAAGATTTTTAACGTAATAATATGGCAAAAAGCAAGAAAGGAAACGCTCAGGCAGATGGCGTGAAGGCTCGTGGTTTTTTCCGACTTCAAATCCGAGAAGAGGATGGTAAAGTTGCAGGAGACACTGGTTGGAAAGAAAATACTGTCGTAAACCTCGGTTTTGATCAGTATCTATGTCAGACCCTGGCCGGAATGGCTGGTTCAAAGACCGTTTCATTCGCTATGCTTGGAACTGGTACAGCTCCTGGAGCAGCAGCAACATCATTGGACGGTGAAATTACCGACGTAGCAGCAGCTCGTTGTGCAGTTACTCCTACTACTATCGCTTCTAAGACAGTTCAGTTTGCCTTTACACTCGCTTCAAACGTGTATACAGCAGCTAAGACTATCCAGAACGTAGGTTTGATTAACCACTCATCTACAGCTACTGCAGGTACAATCTTCGCAGGAAACACTTACACCACATCAGCATTGGCTACAAACCAGTCTGTAAACGGTTCATATCAAATTCGTTTCAGCTAGTAGTTACAATCACCCAACATTTGCCCCTCTTTGGAGGGGTTTTTGTTTTGTTGACAAATGTATAACAGGTACTATACTAAAGAAGTTATTTGCATTTTTAAATAGAAAATATGAAAGAAGAAAAGGCGGTAAAAAAAGTAGTAAAGAAAGTAACCAAGAAGAAGGCCGTTAAAAAAGAAAAAATAGCTAATATCTGGAAAGAGAAAGCTAAAGTACATATAGATTTAGGATGTGGAGAAAACAAGCACC